CATTATCCCAATATAACCGCAGACGATAGCTCTGATTCATATTTTCAACGGTTTTTGCTAAATTGCTATTTAGTTCACGAATACTGGTAGAGTTATTATCTGACTTTTCGTTGACTATTCTGACAGCATTGGCTGTAGCCCACAGTTCTGTTGACGTGGAATCGACACCATCATATTTATCTGTTTTGCTTAATTTTGTATTGACAAGTATTTGGAGTCCTTGAGCTACTGTTTTTGCATCTGTACTCCCGAATAGGTTTGTAACTGATTTTACATTTCCAACTAAGTTCTCAAGATATGTAAACTTTTTTTTGATTTTCCCGAAGAGTACCTTAACGGTTTCACCAGCAGACAAACCCGGGTTTTCATCGGAAACGGTCGGGATGGTAGACACCTTCATCTCATCAGCATTTTCACCATCTATGGCAATGGGTAGACTTTTGGCAGCAGTGACACCATCACCGAATTTTAATTGACATTTTCCCTTTCCGCTTCCGGAATCTGGTGTTACTACTAATACTTCATCTTTTTCAAGCACTTTGGTTGACGCATTAGCAATAGATTTCGTTGCTCGTTTTAATTTTATTGTATCCATTAATTTCCTCCTTCCATATAATTACAATGAACCGCCATCAAATACATTTTCGGCAGGTGTAGTATCAGTAAGTTCGCCTCCGTCAACAGTCCTAAGTCTGAATTCAAAATCCTTGAGTGCCATATCAACACGATCACCTTGGTTCTGCGCATATGCTCCCTTAGATAGTGCTTCTGTAGCCGCAGCATTAGCACTGTCACGGGCAGTATTAGCTTCAGAGGTGGCCGCGTTTGTATCAGCAGTCGCTTTCTCACAGTTGGCGATTGCTTTAGCCGTATCGGTTTGCCGTTTATTCTCATTGGTGATTCTGGTGTTCTCAGCAGTTTGGGCAGTTGTGTACCATGTAGTAATTGTTGTTTTCAGGGATGTGATATCAGATTTTAGAGAAGTATACTCGTTTTTGTAAGACGTGATATCTGTGTTTATTTTTTGAATAAGTGTATTAAAGTCATTGGTATACTTAGTTTTAATAGTGAAAAACTGTTTTGTGTAATCAGATATGTCTTTTTGAATTTGCTCGATTAGAGCATTGACCTGTTCCTGAGATAAATTAAATTGCTTAATTAAATCCGGAATTACATTGGCCTGTAAAATTAAATCATTTAAAATATTAAATTCGGATGATGCAACTAATCTATCTTGATTGAGTAGAGATTTGCTTACAGTCATTTGGAATGTGAATGTAGTTGAAACAGTGATACCATCGGAATCATATATTCTGATTTCACAACTTACATCACCTTCACGAGACAGCATAGATTCATTAAATACAACATATGGAAAACCATCTTCTCTAAAATTACAGGTGGTATTAGAATAGTTGTCTCCATTAATATAAAGAGATAAAGCAATAAGCTCTTTTCCTGAATAAGACAAAGGGATATTATTATCCGTAATAATTAGCCGTCTTACTCGCGAATTATGGTCATACTGCTTTGCTTGTAAATATCTGAATGATTGTTCATGGGATATGTCTATCCTAAAATCCTCTGGCTGAGTTTGTGCCATTTAGCCCTCCTTTCACAAAATTAAAAAACTACCTACTCGGAGAGTAGATAGTCAATTGCAAAAATATCATCTTCGTTGTCAAGATTGAAGTTTCCTGAATTATTGATAACATCTAGCGATAATTTATATGGAGCGATATCATCACATGGCATCTTCATCAACTCATCCATGTCTTTCTGAAAATCCTCGTTACATATACCAGGTTTAAGATTGAATTGAATCGTGCCATTTTTATCAAGTGTATAGTAACTACCTTCCGGGGCAACTTCATTTTTTACCTTGTTGCAATACTTTTCAAAAATTTCTTCTCGTTTCTGAATGAAAAAATTATATGAATCAGCATATAATTTTATATTCCTCATAACCCAATAATCAATTTTAAAACTTGGTTTTTTATTTTTGATTTGCTGTAATACTGGTATAGCTCCAGCTACTTTGCCTAGTGTAATATCCAATTAAGTACCTCCTTAGGTATTTGGTAAGCGATTATATAGATAATCAAGTGCACTAAATATTGTGTATCCATTCCACCAGTTACTTCCTATTAGTGTGGCGTCTCCATTTATCTTATTTGTTATAATTGTTTGTGCATGTGTTTCTTTTAAACCATTAACAACCAAAGCTCCGCCAAAGCTGCACCAAGCTTGTGTTGAACCCGAAGCAGATGCATTCCAATAATTATCATTACTTGTTCCAATCCAACCGCGGTCTGCTGTGGTTATCATCCATCTGCCTAGATATAGAGTGTCAGAATCTGCATCCAACGCACCAACACTAATAGCACCACCCGTAATGATAGTACCTGATATTTGGGAACCAGTTATCTTAGATGCATTTATGTTTCCTGTAAAATTAGCTGATTTTGCTGTCAATACCCCTTGTGAATTTACCTCAAAGTTGTTTCCGATTTTTAGACTACCACCTGTTATAATAGCATTAGAACAAGTTAAGGCCCCTGTGTTTGTCACTCTGAATGGTGCATTGTTCCTGTCAGTATTACCCGCCCAGTATGCAATAGCACCAGATGACTTATCAGAACATAAACCGATATTGCCTGATATCAATGTATTTGTAGATATGGTAAAGTCTGCGATTTGCCCAGATTTAGAGATAAGTTTACCTTCAAATGTTAATGCTTTGGCAGTGGTATCAACGTATAAGAGTTTCTTGTTGTCAATAGAAATCGAGAAGATGTTATCTGGCGTATCCGGATTGATTTTTACTTCATAAGAATCTTTTTTTGCTATAAATCCGTCTTTGTCTATGGTGTATGAACCTGACGCATTGGACACGATAAGTTTTTCGCTCATCAAAAGTTTACCAACAATTGATGGAGCGCACAATCCAAAGAAGTAGTCATTGCCCATCTTTACATATCCAAGAGCAATTCCAACAGAGTTGAAGCCGTCTTGGGAAATAGCTATTTGGTTGTTGGTTATCCATATTTGCCCTGGGTCGTATATTTGTTGTTCTGACAACCACCTTCGGCATAGAATACCCGTAGAATCAATAAGAATCTCATTATTGTCATTACTAACAAGCTGCTGTTTGCTGGCGTTCAGAATGTCATTCATATATTTATTGACATCCACAGAAACAATAGCAGCATTTTTCCATGCGCCGGTGGTGAATTCAACTTTCGAAGATGTATCTTCAGTCTGCTTCTTGATTTCCTCTAATAATGCCCAGGTTTCTTTAAGCGAGTTACGATTACTGAACGTCACCTTAAAATCAGATGGGTCATCCCAATTAATATGAAGTTTTAGAAGCCTTGCTGATATTATGGAATCGTGATCCTCGAAATTTATATGGATGATGTTGAACATCTCAAGTGCATTGGTAAAACGTTTATAATCGTAATCAACGGTGAAATTAATCAAATCAACATCTAAGGTAAACTGAGGATAACATACTCTTGACAATTCAGAACGGCCATGTTCTAGTAATGCTTGTTGCATTTCAAGAATTTCGCTATCTGTCATTGAGTTTGTAACGATAAAAGAATCATCAGTTAAGGTGTCTTCGCGGATATATGGCCCGAGTTCCTTATATAATTCTTCTCCGAGTACATTTGGCAGACTTACAACCAAAGTGCCAATTTCACTGATCAAATTATTGATCTCAACTTCTTTATTGTTTATTTGTTGTTCTCGAACTTTTATTTCGGCTTCAATAGCAGCATGGATAGCAGCATTTTTCTGATATTGTTCAGATTCATCTTCCCCGAGATATAAAGACATGTTTGTTTTATAGATTATTTCTTTTTCCTGAAGCTCACGCAAACCAAATTTAGTCCAGTCAGTGGAGTCTTCACCCTCATCAGGAACTTTATTTTTTAGTGTATTCAGTTCGTCATAGTGGAAGAGGAGAGAGGACATTTTCTCTTGATAAGCTGATTCATTTGCTTCACAGAGTTCATAGTAACGAGATAATCCGGCTCGCAGCTCCGGACTCATCATGTGAAGAAAATAGCTGAAATCATATATCTGATTTGTACCTGAAATATTTACGTCAAGAATTCCAAGCGGTGTATTGGTCCGCTCATCATTACCGCCGACTACTGTCAGCACAGTTTTGATATCATCTTCTGTGCTATTCATCGTTATGCTTTTTATCACATTGCGATAATTTAAGATAATGCCTGTATCTTTTCCAAGGTTTTCGAGTTTATAAGCTGAAATACTGCGCTCATAAGAATCAAATAAAAATACACACTCATACGTTTCAGAAACTTTTCCAGTAAGAAACGAGTATGTATCTACACTGTCCTCTTGAAAACTCCTATATTCAGTTGAAATTTGGGGATCTATATATCGGATTGACCATCCAGGATTCTTTCTGAGAACGATGTGCATAATAGAGTGCGCTACATCTAAGGGATTATATAAGCAATACCGATCCAGGCCACCTTGCTCATCCTCATCAATTCCTAGAGAACCAAAGGAAGTAAGGTCCGTTTGCCCTAGTTCACATTCAATAGATAAATATGTTATTTCTTTGTACTCGTTGATTCCTTCATCCACTACAGATACATCACCAACTCTGAACCACCCAACGCCATAGAGATGAATATATTTTCCGTTCTCAATTTGCTCATAGAATCTTGTTTCTTCCCCATCTTCATATCGGTACACTGTAAAGGTACCTTTGTTGGCTGAGTTTGCCATTATATCCGTTTGGAGATCATAGGCATGAAGAGCACCAATGGTTCGTTTATCAGGATAAGCCAAGTATACCTCTGGTCGATTGAGATTTTTGAAATAATTATATGTAAAAACCCCCATTATACAATGCCTACCTTTCTATACTCACGGTATTGCAGTTCAATTGTGCAAGGGATGCTTACAGCAATTCTATTATATCCATCAACCAAGTACAGCCAGAATTTATTGAAATCATCAAAAACTTTATGAGATGGAATAGAAGAGGAGATGTGCGGGTATCCACATTCTAATGTAAGAACTTCATCAGCAACACAATTATCTATAGTAAGCGTATTTGGAACATCAACTAATGATTGATTTGTTAAATTGAGTGTTCCAGGCGCACTTGTTGTTATGGTTAAAGTAGGATAGATAGGTAACTCCTCATCATTGTCTACGTATAAATCTTTAATAGTGTCATTTCCTTCTAATATCCATCTCTTATTTCGTATGTCGGAAAACCCAAATGGAGCATTAGTCGTTACAGTAAACTCCAATCCAACAGTGTCACAAATGTAAATAGATTTAGGATTATTAATATTGGCGAAGAACCATGTATCCGCATATCGTTTATCATAAATACAAAATGGCTTGTATTTTCCTCTTTGACACATCCACTTTTTTAACGCTCGTTCTTGGATGGAAGAAATTGGAGAGAAGTCTTTATTTACAATTTGTATGGTAAACGTTAATGGTTTTGTATATTCATGGGATGTAATATGAAATATATCTCCTCTAATAGATTTTTCGGTTTCTAGTTCAGATTCTTGTGCTGATATGGTTTCCATTCCAGGAGATGAAAAAGAAACACATGTTACCCCGTATTCATTACAGGGGATATTGTCAAAAATAAATCGGTCAAACATTTTATCACATCCTTTCTAGCAAATAAAAAGCAGATGCAAAAAAATACACCCGCTTAATAGAAAATATATTTAACGATATTCAAGTTTTATCTTGTTAGACTGAAAATGTAATTCCTCCAATTCTTCGTTCCATAAACTTAGAGCTTTCATGGTTTCTCGAATAGTTATATAATCATCATCTTCTAACAGTATTGTAGATATAAATGCACTATATTCAGCATCAGGTTGTGCCATTTTTAGAACATCACGAATTCCATTCTTAAGCCGAGTTTTCATTAACTGTCTTGTTTCTTTACCAGATTTGATGTTCATAACTTTATCGATAAGATAATCTAGCTTATCATGTAGTATGTCAGCGATTTTTAAACGTGGAGTAATGAGTCGCTCCCGATTATTTAAATCTAATAAGTCAACAGTCATCCGTCCTTTACTCTCTTTTGAACTATTCTTGCTCATGATTCTATAGAACTTTATGTATAAATAATCTCTCGGATCATCATTTGTGGGATCTATTAAGGGTTCTTTATATGTATCATGAGTACCCTTGTTAGAATTGCACTGCCCGCAGGCCGGAAGGAGATTATCCCATTTAACTACTTCATTAGAGTATGCTTCCTTATAATGATAATGTTCCACGTTAAGATTTTTTGCCTGTTCTCCAAGTAACGTTTCACAAAAACAACACTTATTGTGCGACATTTCTGCAAGTGGTTTAATTATATAAGGTTTACTCCAAACCCTTGATTTTTTATCTGCTAAAAATTGTTGAGTCAGAGCAGCTTCATTCTGAGCTAATAGTTCTGGCTTAGTCGGACGAATTAGTTTTATCATATCTATTCCTCGAATCCTGCTATCTGTATTTGTAATAATCTTCGCATTACACTATTTGGATGGAGCATTTTCAGCAATAAATTATAATACTTTTTTATATCTTCGACATTTTCTTCATCTAATGCCTCATCAAATTTATTTATTGTATCTTGATATAATTGTGAAGTAGTAGATGGCATACCCATAACATCTTTTAATATTTCCTCTAGAGTCCATCCTTGTAAGCCATATTCGCCTAATTGTAAATCCTTTACTGTAGTATTACCTTTGTCATCATGCTCTAAGGCAATAATTTCGTTCTTCTCTAAAACTTGAAGGATACTTGGACTATGTGTGGTTAAAATAAATTGTGCTTTTGGAAAAATAATTTTTAATGCATTAATGAGTCCAGCTTGCCATGTTGGATGTAGGTGTAAATCTACTTCGTCAATTAATATAACCCCATCAAAGTTATGTGCCATAATAGGATTCTCTATGAAGCGATATTCTATTTCTTTAATAATACCAAATATAATATAAATACAACTCTTATACCCAGATGATAAATATTCGAAGTAAATGTCGCCTGTATTTGTATTGAGTTCAATATCAAATGAACGTGCATTAACTGTTTTGAATTTTATAGAATGATCTAAGATACCAAAAGACCTAACGGCAAGTTCAAAATTATCCATTTGCTCTTTAGCTAGGCTTTCTGTTTTATCAATAAATAAATATCTATTTACAAACCAATTTTTAATATCATCCACATGTATTCCGCTTATAGCTAATTGTCCATTAGTGTAGCTTTTACGTTCAGGATCGGGTGATATAGATTGAAGTTTGGTATAATTTATATTTCTCTCTATACCAAAACTAAATAGTCGGTTCGACATGTCTTGCCATCCCACACGAAATGTAGTAGCAATTGGCTGAAAATCGTTGACAATCTCGGACTTCTGAATAGGATTACCGGATGTATCCTCGATAGTGATTGAATAGTTTCCTTTTTCAAATAATGCATTTCTTCTTAATTTTGATGCGGATCCACTACTAAAAGCGTCTGCGATAATGTCTAAAATCGTAGACTTACCTATTCCGTTAGGTCCACAAAGTACATTGACTCCATCAATAAAATCTAATGTTAGTTTATTGATTCCGCCCACTCCTTCAATATCAATACTCATTATTTTCATCATTTTCCCCTGACAATTTAAGACCCGTATAAATGGAAACTCAAAGTTTTCTTTTATTTTATCATTGCTATTCAAATTAATCAACCCCCTGCGTGTTTACAATAAGGCACCCATTTCTGAGTGCCTTAAAGTTTATTTACCCATCAATTCATATCCTATACTTTTGGCAACCCGTTTATCAATATCTCGGGTTTCGTTCTTTATGATTGCAGCTACTTCAGTAGCGGATAAACCAGTACCGTCAATCTGGACAAGCGGGGAATTAATCGCCACGGGCTGATTCCGTACTATATCAAATTCTGGTATCTTATAATGAGGCATCGACCGTGCAACAATATCTTCAATAAATCTATTCGGATTTCCAGCGATATCTAAAAGGTTCTGAGTCAAATCACCATTTATTACACCATCACCTAATTTCAGTGGGGTCAATAAAGCGCCGTCACTTGGACGTGTAATTAATTCGGGTTTGTTTTCCTGTGTCCATGCAAGCTGATCATGAGGGATGCGTTTTCTTCCCTTTTTATACCCAATGGTATATCCGAGCTTTCTAACCTGTTCAGCAGTCAGTGGTTTCCCATCATATTTACCATTTTCGTCGAGATAGTAGTATCCATCTCCATCTCTAGCCTTAACAGCCATATCAGTAGCCATGACACCATCCTTATCAAGATAGTACCAATCGCCATCTTTGCTCTTGCGCCATTGGGAAATGACCATTTCACCATTCTCAGGCTCAAAGTATCTCCAATCACCAAAGTCATCTCGCCAGCCAGTCACCATGTATCCATCGTCATCAAAGCCATATTGTTTTCCATTAATAGTATAAATATCTCCTGAGACATAATCATCATTGGAGTTTCCATACCACCATTTTCCACCTTTGCCTTTTTGCCAACTTCCCTGGTCAGTTACATCCTCGTAAGCAGAAGAAGAACCTCCACCATATCCCCCCATTCCGATCTGATTGAGTAAATCTACCAGTTCATAAAGCGAACTGAAATCAAGACCGTCAATTTCATATTGGATATTTGCAACAGCATCACCTATAGCGCCGGCACATAAATCAGCTGCCTCACTTCCAGATTCCCACGGTTTAGTAAGGTCATCAATAGCTGCAAGGCTGTATTCATCTCCATACTGGGTAAGGATACCATAGACGGTAGAGTAGTTGTTCTTTACTTGCTCAAGGTATTTATCGATAGCTGCATTCTGTGCATCCAGGTTCGTGTCAAGCTCATCAGATTCCTTTTGTTTGGATTCTTCAAACGCATTATACTCATCATCCAGAGCATTTTTACGTTGCTCAATTTCATGGTCGTACTGTAGTTCATATAATTCGTCCTTCGCATCAGCCAATTGACTTTGTAACTGTAATCTCTTGGCTATATCATCGCGATTAGTGGAATTACTTAAGGCTGCAATCTGACGTTCCAATTTTGAAATATTATCCTGTTTCTCAGAAATAGACTTCTGATAATCATGCAGATCTTTTTCAGCATCAAGAGCAGCCTTAGTTTCATCAACGAGTTTCTTCTTTGCGTCAATCTCAGCTTGGATTCCCTCTTTGACTAGGGCAAGAATTGCATCTCTGGCTTCTTTGCTGGACTTTACGGCATTTTCCTGAGCAGAAGTGTAGTCCTGGAGCATTGAATTGTATTCATCCTGGGTGATTAATCCGCTATCTAATGCATCGTCGAGCGATTTAATGGCTTCAGCATATTCAGCTGCTTCCTGCTTTGCGTTGGTCATCTGGTGGGCGTATAAAGCAATCTGAGCCAGTCCACGGTCAGTTAAATTACCAAAAGTGTCAACAAGGTTGGTGTCTCCGATTAGGTCATTCATAGTACTGATGGTTCCATTGATGGAATCTATTGCACTTGTAAAGTCCCTAAGACCCTTATAGGCTAACTCTGTCATGGCATCCTTATACTGCTCAATGGCATCAGCGGCAGAAATCATATTGCCTTTGTATTCTTCAAGCTGGTCATTATATTTCTTCCATTCCTCAGTACCTTCTTGCAGATTTAAACGGGACATCTCAGCAGCGAGAGTATTGTAAGCATCCGCATTCTGCCGAGTTAGTCTTAACTGTTTGCCAGCAAGTGAGATATAGTCATCAACATAGATTTCCTCACCTGATTTTTCGCGTAGATCAAGAAGTTGTTTCTCTGTATCAATCATTTGTGATTGTATATCTGTTGTCTGCTTGAACTGGTCTATGATATTGTCTAATTTGGATAGGTTGAGATCATGAATGGATTTTTGTGTTTCTAAAATTTTAGCATTCGTATCTTGAGCCTTATCATATAAGTCTTGATATTCCTTAATAACCTTCGCTAGATTTTCATCACCAATAGATTCGATCTCAATTGTACCATTCTGGACTTTATCAATGTACTCCTGAGATAAGCCAAGTCCACTTGCCTTTTTCATGTATTCATCATGCATTTGCTGAAGGACTGTCATCTTTTCCGTCAGGACATCGATAGCAGTGTTTGTCATGGAATTCTTATTTTTGTATCCGACAAGTGATTCTATGTTTGTTTTGAGCTTATCTACTTGGGAATCAAGGAGGGCGATTTTCTGTTCCATCCAGTCAAACTCGGATGCTTCCTTGCCCTTTGAACCTTTTGAGCCGCCAGAGCCGGATTTACCACCTATGCCACCGAAATCAGGCAAGCCAATTTCAATTTGTGCTGCTTTGTCCATTGCCTCTTTAGCATGGTTAAAGGAACTAACCATTGACTCAGCATTAGTGCGTGCTACAATCAGGTCAACACTCTGTTCAGTTGTCAAGCCAGTCGTTGGAGTCTTATTAATTAGAGATGCAAGTCCTGTTGCCTGGTCAATTACAACACCATAATATTGTCCCCATGCTGCCCCAAGTTTCTGTATTAATGCTTGGTCTATTTCAGCTTTAGCTTGAGCCATGGTTTTCCAGTTACCCACATCAACACCATATGCTTTAGCCAGGGCAGTAAATAATCCTTCGTTATTTAACTTTATGGTATTAAAGAATACTTCATTACCATCAAGTTTTGCAGCCATAGCGGTTCTGAAGGCATTTGCATCGTTGTTATATGCTTGTTCTAACAAGGCCATTAAATCAGATGTTGAAATCAAACCCTGGGCATATTCCGCTGTTGCAGTTGTAAGTTCTGGATATTGTTTGGCGATGGAGTTCAAGGAGTCTAGGCTAATCTGTTTTGTCTTATCAACTTCCTTCTGTATCTTTGTAAGAAGGTCATATGATTCCTGGATGTGTTGCGTGAGTTCCATCACAGAATCGCTACTGGACTTAAATCCTTTTGCTTCGTTAGCCAAATCACGAAATATTTCAATCAGTCCATCAGAAGCTCCAGCGGATTCTAAATAGCTAATAACGCGCGATAGAGTTTCATCGACCAATTTGTTTAAAGCTACATCTAAATCGTCAGTAGTGTCAATAAGTGCGGGAAATTCTTGCTGTAAATCTAACAAATCAGAACCAGAAAGGCTACTGTTTTTGACCTTATCAATAGCAGAAGAGAGCGTTGCAAATTGTTTCTGGAAATCGTCAATTTCTTTAGCGGTATCTTCGTCGGCAAGATTGAAAACCTTTTTAGAGTTATTACTTTTGGATTGGAGCTTGTCATCAGACGTTAATATGCCACTGACAAATTGCTTATAAAATTTGTCATACTCACTGTAATTCTTTTTGGCATCTTCAAATTCTTCTAACTGATTTGGTGTTAGATCATATTGTAGATTTTCAATTTGCTTATTTGCTTCAATAACATCATTGATGATTTTAGCCATATCCATGCTACGTTTTCTGGCATTTTCAACCCTGCTCTCTATTTCGGTTCTTGTTCCTGTAAGAGTAGCAAGTTCCTTTTCAAGTGCTTTTGTGCTTTGATTATTCGCCCTAGCTTGACTAATTTCCAGCTCTTTCGCAACGATTTCATTATTAATCTTACTTAATTGCCCAGAGTATTCTTTGTATGCACTAATGGATAGTTCAAGTTCTTCTGTAGGAGCTACCTCAAGAAAACGTTCACGGCTATTATTGCCACGGTCAACTAATTCACTCTTGTACTGGCTTGTTACGGTAGTGTTATAAGAGTCGGATGCCTTATCTGCAACATCTTTTGCATCAAAGTATGCTTGCTCACGCATAAGAGCGAGATTAGCTTCTAGTTGGTCATGCTGCTCCTGAAGCTTTTCAAGTTCGCCATCTTTGGAAACCTGTGCGCCGCCAAGAGAATTGATATCACTGATTTTTTGATTTATTTCATCAAGCTGTTTCTCAAGTTCTTTAACATCGTTGGTTGTGGTGTCAAGATTTGCAACAGAGGTAGAAAGTGCTTCTTTTGCCTTTTCTACACGATGGACGTAATTGTCTATGGACTCAATGGCTAGTTGAATGCCTTTACTGATAGCTGCGAAAACAAGAATATTACCTGCTACAGCGAGGGCTTTCATGCCTATGGTAGCGGCCTTGGCACCGAGGGTCATGCCTTGCAATGATTTTGTAAATCCTTCAGTTGTTAGCTGTCCATTCTTCTGTGTTTTAGCGTATGTAATGATTGAAGCATCAACATCGCCCATTTCTTCGGCCAGAGCTTCGGCACTTAATGTGGTAGAGTTGAACTTTTCTTTGAACTGCTCGAATTGAGTAAGCAAAGAATCATCAATTACTTTTTTAGGAAAAATGTAAGTCCATATACTACCAGCCTGTTCTTTTGCTGCTTTTAAATGTCCACCATTCGATAAAAATATTTCATCTATTTTTATTTTTCTACTATTTATATTTTCAATTATGTCACTAAATGATTTACCAAATATACCTATTTTATTAATAATACCATTTACATCATTGTCGAATGTTTGAAATATCATACTGATTAAATTGTCAAGTTGTTTGGAGACTTGATAATCTAAATTTGTTATGATACTATTAATTTAGAAAATGGAGGTAAATATGAGAATAGAAAAAGTTTGCTATAATTGTGCATATAGTACGATATTAAGTAACAGTAATAATATTTGTCCAATATGCCAAACGGAGTTAAGAACTGTTAGTTTTTTTCTTGGTAAGAAACTTATAAATATGAATGAGGAACAAAGAAGACAGTGGGTAGAAAAAGAAATTGGACATCCTATTTCAAAAGAAATAAAAATAAAATATGAAAATTATTGCATTAAAAAATCAAAAGAATTACCAGAACTATTAGAAAGAGAACGTAAGGAACGTGAACACAAAGCGCTCCTAGAACAACAAGCCAAAAACATAGCCCGTATGCAAAAAGAATCGGATAAGAAAAACTACATTCCACAATGTCCTATCTGTGGTTCTGCCAATATAAATAAAATTACCTTGACTAAACGGGCAACAAAAACTGCTGTCTTCGGTGCACTAGGGGCTATTGATGACGCAGGCAAAACGTGGCAATGTAAGAATTGTGGTAGCAAATTCTAAAATTAATTCTGAGGCCCTTTAATATTAGGAGAATATATGCAATCTATTTCATCTCCACTATATATTGATGATATAAGTAAAATCACAAGAATTAATGGTCATATTTCATGTGTTAAATTTGATACAGAAACGATCATTATTAAGTTTTATGATAGACAAGAATATGTAATTGTTATACCCAGAGAACCAGATGAAATGATTAAGATAGATATATCTGTTGTTAATGAGACTCAATCAATACTATATTTATCTGTAAAGGGTAGTGAAATTATTACTGGTTTTACGACTAGCAAAAACAGCGCCGAAAAAATTAAAATATACTACTATAATTATAACATGCTAATTATTGAACAAAAAGAATTATTGAATAACATAAAATCTAATTTGCAATTAGATACTAAATGCTTTTCACAAGCGAATAAATGTCTTGGAGAAAATCTTAGAACTAAAGATAATAGTATTAAGTTATTTATGGGAAGTGGATACGATTTCGAAAATTATGTATCTAGCTTGTTTAAACATATGGGATATAATACCAATGTCACATCTAAATCAAATGACCAAGGGATAGATATTATTGCATTTGATGATTTAGTAAAAATAGGTATTCAGACTAAATTCTATAATAATCCTGTTGGAAATAAAGCTATTCAAGAAGTATGTGCTGGGAAAGCGTATTACAACTGCGACAGAGTATGTGTTGTAACAAATAGTTCATTTACTAAATCTGCTATCAAATTGGCAGAAGCTAATCATGTTTTATTAATAGATGGAACAAAACTGCAAATTTTGTTGTCAAAATATGAAATTAATAAACTGTAGCAATTTACAAAAGTTCTAATCATAAAAAGATACTGTAACTAAGAGTCTGCTGAAGAAGGGTTATCCGTAATGGAGCAAAACCAGAAGAAGCGTTCAAAGGAAATTTCTCTGTGGCAAAATGTCCTTCCTGTGGAAGTACCAATATTTCTAAAATTGGTTTGGTTAATAGAGCAATATCTGTAGGCGTGTTTGGTCTGGCAAGTAGTAAGATAGGTAAAACACATAAATGTAATAGTTGTGGAACAACGTGGTAATTAAATCATATCAATATAATCACATCCTTTTGAACTAAATATGAGCTCAAAAGTACTCTATAAATATCACTCTAGGCAATGATATTTATACAGTACTTTTTTATTGATTGGATGAGCAACCATTATGGCCCAAAGTCCTTTTGTAGCGGTACCAAGTGCAAGGGTAGAGGTACTGGCTTCTTTTTGAGAATTGGAGAGAACACCTGTAGCCACTGCATTTTTAAGTTCTTCCGCAGTTAATCCACTTGTCGCAAGGATTCCAATCTTTTGTACTTCCGTCAATTTAGTTTGTGATATTATAGTTACTTTTTGTGCTGCATCTAATCCCTTTAGAGTGTTTGCTAAAGCTAAATTTCCATACTCACCGTTCTTTACTAATGTATTAAGCGTTTTAGAAGCATCATAAATCTTGCCTAGAGAATTAAGGTGCATTATATTATTGTGTTTTGGTTGTTATCCAACAATAAATTTGATATAGTATTATAAGAACAAGGAGGTAAGGTAAATGTATTTTAGTAAATCCTTTTTTGGAGAAGATAATAAAGCGGTAGAAGTAGAGATAATATGTGATAAATGCGGAAAAATTATAAACATAAAAGAGCAGAGCTTTTTCAGTAACGTACAATCAGAATACTGTGTATCACAAAAGAGGATCATATGCGAATGTGGAAATATATCTATGCCAGGAATTATTGAGCGCAAAAAAAATATTTCTCTTAATCAAGCTACGATTAAAAAAAGCAATTGTTATTCCAATATCCCCAAATGTCCAACCTGTAACTCAACGAACATAGAAAAAATTTCAGCTACCTCAAAAGTGGTGGGAGCCGTAGCATTTGGCTTGTTTAGTAAAACTGCTAGAAGTCAGTTTAAATGTAAAAATTGTGGGGCAAAGTGGTAATTAAAAAAAGACTGATTGACTTCAGTCTCTTTTTAAACCCAATATGGGAAATTAAAAGCATCTATTTATACAATAGATGCTAAAATTCAATGAGCGATAAAAGTACCTCATTAGTATAAACATTAAGCCTATACAGGAAAGAGTTCGCTTTTATCGTATCGTCCACCCAAGCGGTCTATCACCATTCTAAGTGGAAAAAAAATGTACAAGCGACATAACGTCATTCAGCACACTTCTTTACATCTATAGATAATAACACAATTAGCTTGCTGTGTCAAGTTGATTACAGAATTCTTTTAAAACCAAATCTATCATTTTTATCTATATTGCCATTATATGCCTTAGATTTTATATTTGTGAATATATTGTATTCTCTTTGTGGTAATCCTTGAAAATCACGTGCTACAGGATTAGGAATAAAGTCTGCCAATTGTAGTCCTGCATTATTGTCTAATTTTAATGGGAAACTAATAGCTTTTAATCGTGCTGTCATTACATTAGATGGAATAAAAAGAGTACCATTATTTTTGATTGATTCGTACTGTACTTGCATTTCATAATCAGCAGTTATATCTCTGGATTCGAAATACACACATCCCGTCCCCTTATTTGCCACTAAGAAATGAACAAAATTTTCCAAGACTATTTGTAATGTTATGTAGTACTCATTATACCGCTCTTTATTTGATGGATAATATATTTTGAGATTATTGTGGTTTATTCCGGCACATAATGTATGGATGTCACATTCATCAAAAATATTTTTTAGTTTATCCCAAAATAGCTGCTCTTTATCGTTTTTATTGAGTATATTAAATTTCCCTTTTTTCTGTTCTAACTCACTTTCATGAAGAACTAAACCTGTATTCCCAAATATAGCATTTTTTAAATCATTCATTTTCTTCACTACTATATTTCTATAATGGTTTTCTTCAATAAAACAACCACCTATACAGAAATTTTCATATATATCGTTTGATTTTAGTTCATCTAAAAATAAAAAGTAATTTGCCATATAAATTCCCCAATCATTAGTAATAATATAACCATTATATACCAATAATCCACATTATTCTACGGGAACATATGTACTTTGTGAATGGTTGAATATTAGAACTCTGCTAAAAACGACAATATTTTGAAGCAAAATATAATATAAAGCTTGCAGAAATCATGGTAATATATTAATAGGAAATAGTAACTTGTGTTATGGCTAAGTAACATGTACGAAAATAAATACCCCTCACCTGATGTACCCCTCATGGTAAAGATATCCGCTTAAGGGTAAAATTTCCCATATAATTGTCGAATTGTAGGAGGTTAACCCCGCTCTTTCTGTTTGTAGAAACAAGTACTATAACAAGGATATAAGTACACAGTACATTTGGATGTTGATTTAAAATATGGTACCAAAACATGTCGTATTATGGTAAAATCTTTCTATATGGAGCGGTTGTGGATTGGAATTATGTGGAGCATACGTAAACTGGATAAATAAGTGGTATTATATGAATTCAGATGGCAGCATGGACATTACTCTCAATGTAATAATTCTAAGGAGGTTAGTGATGAAACACAAACTGATTATAATTTTTAACGAACAAGATTTAAAAATGATTTCCGAATCAGGTCAAAAAGTAGTTATAATAAGGCAAACAGAACATTCAGCAGGTAATGCTATGGCATGGGTATGCTTTAATCCGTCAGAGCGAAACATAATAGAATGGGAAGATAATGACTATTCAATATATTCTTCAACAAGTAAAATTGAAAATATTACGACAATTATTAAAAGTCATGAAGAAAAAGCAATACCAACTATTCGCTATGAGTACTGGGATGGTCCTCTTACCCCTCCAAGTAAGTCATCCATTTATTATGCCAGCAATTTTTCTAATGAATTTCCACAAATAACATTGGGCTTATCCCAAAGTATTATTGTAAATGGAAAGACGTATAGTAATTACCCTATCAACGCTTTTTCAGTTCCATTTAGACAAAGTATAGAAATGGAGCCTGGAAATCTGATAAGTGTATTACTTCGAAAGAATGCTGTAAGTAGTATGTTGTTACCATACGATACAAACAGAATTATTGTAAATTATAACCAAAGTCCAGAATACACAATATTGTATGAAGGAGATAATAGGTTTAAGAGAATTGAGGGATAATGTTACAATGGAGCGGGAATTAAACCTGCTATTACATTTATATCCCCAATTTTATAAAGGGATTTGCCTTAAAAGCATATCCCTTTTATATTTACTCGATTTTTATTCAGATAACTTAGCAATCGCATCCTCAACGGTAATGCCTTTTTCTTCGATTGCAGCTAAAAGTTTACTGAGTTTTTCTTCTTTAATAGCAGCTTCAATGCTTTTCTTTTTGCTTTTTAAATCTTTTAATTGTTCCTCCGTCGATGTGATATTAATTTCTACATCCTGGAGCTGTTCTTCAAGTGTCATATTCTTTTTTGATCTTGCCATAATGATATTCTCCAATCTTGTATTTTATAAATTTAGTATATCATTATGAGCATATTGTGTAAATGAAAATCTATACCCGTTTTCAAACCAGGAACAGATGCGTGTAAATTGTGCATTTCCACCATAAACTCTTGCACAAGAGAGTCCCAAACACATGAGAGTAGAAGATGGAATTTCTACTTATAATTATCGCGTCATGCTCACGATTAGTACCGAATGTCTATTTGATATGTAGCGTTGCAGCATACATACCACACCCATAGCATTACTGTGGCGGTTATTCTCATTTTTCTTATGAGAAGCTTCCGTGCTGACCCCAAGAGTTCATACATTGTTACTATAGCCTATTCCGTCACCAGATAGGAGAGTAGTATGAGTTTAACTTGTTTCCCAGTTTCGCAATTATAAAACGAATGTCTATTCAGACCATATTGAGTGTTTATACTTATGTATCTCATAAGTCAATGTAAGAAAACTATTGTATCCAATAGAACACTTACATTTGTCGGCAAATTCCACAAATGACAATGGTTATGGGGGTCATACATTTTAGACCCACCGACGTTTTTTGCGCCTAAAATGGCGCCTAGTGTTGCTCCTGTAGTTCCAAGTGTACCAAGAGCACCAGTTACACTATTTACTCCTTTTAGAAGACTGTTTAATACATTTACAATGCCAGTTAATTCGTTGGCATTCATAACGTTGTTTACAATACTATCCCAGGTATTCCCTAATCTATTTAAGGAACCAGTAAGATTGGTGGCTGATTTTTCTGCCTCGGTTAAAGCGGATTCAGCTCCTTCAGAGTAGTCTACCAGCATCTTATCGAACATATCCATGTTCTGAAGCAAAGCTGCTAGTTTTGTTGCTTGATATTTACCTCCGATGTTTGTGAGTATCTTAGCCCTCATCGGGTCGGCCTCATCCAGTTCATTAAATGTCTTTGCTAAATCCCTCAGTATAGATATTGGATCACGAAGTTGCTCCACTCCGTTGACCATTTCAGTCATTGATGCATTTGCATCATCAAGTGTTCCAACAATCTTAGAAGAAGATATGTTCTGTAAATTGATGAGTAATGACTTAATACCAGTACCAACTTCACTGCCGCCTAATTTGGTTACAGATTCAATAGTACCTATCATTGCTGACAAATCTTCAATGGAGACTCTATAACTTGATGCTACGGTTCCGGCCTCAGTCATGGCGGTTGCCATATCAGCCATTGCTACACTATTGCGATTAGTTATACTATTTTGTCCATCAAGTACAGCATTTAATTTCTCTGCTTCACCGTTATATTTATATGCTGCATTTGTGGCTAATACGTATTTGTTGGCAAGTTCTGCTGTCATATCACCTGCTGCTTGAGCCAACAGTGAAGTTCTTGCCATGGATTCACCCTTGTCTCCATAATAACCAGACCGTGACATTTCCATGACTCCGGATAGGTAATCTGTAGCATCTTTGCCAAGATCACTTGCCTTTTCAAACGCTGTAGAGCCTAGTTCTTGAAGCTGTGTCTTTGTCAAATCAGATGTTTTACTTATTTCTGTAAGTATATCATCTAATTCTTTTAAATCAGATATTGCTTCTTTAGTTTCGTGAACACCAGTCATAATTAATGAGCTGACAGATATCCATTGGGCAAATGAATTTGCTGCCTGCGCAAATTGGTCCTTAAATGATTTACCAAGCTTGCCAAGTGAACGCATTAGGCTATCAGTTTTTGACAGTTCATTATTAATTTCATTCCAGCGACTGAGCGATATATTACCACCCTTAAGTTCAGTAACATATTTTTCTAATTGAACCTGTGCTTCTTTAGTAATAGCAGTATTTTTGTTTAGATAATTTTGTATTTTAACTATCAATGATGACACTTTTTCATCTGATACTGGCTGCATAAATTTATCATAAGAAAGCTTTGCTTGTTCAATAGATGTCTTTACAGCTTTAAATTCTTGCTCGAATTTCTCTGATTGTTCAATTAGATCGACTCCAGACAGATTTTTCATTTTATCAAAGGTTATCTGCAAAGCATCTGTAGTTTCTCTAGCTTTTTCTGCGGTAACACCATAACGCTCAAAATCTAAGATAAGCCTATTTATACGATTCTGATATTCACTTGCACCATGCCCATTATCAATCGAAAGCTGAATTTCTTTTGACTTATCTGCAATTCTTTGACGTAAGTTATATTCTTCCTCAAGCGCCTTATTTACAGCCTTATCCTGGGCAAGTTGATGGCGTTTTTCTTCTGCTTGGCGTGCTTGTTCTGAAGATTCGCGTCCTTTCGCCATAGCATTAACTAGCTTTTCCTGTTCTTTAACAGCCTGCTTTGCTCCAGATTCAATTTCTTTATAGTACTGTTTGACCCATTGGGTAGCTTGTTTATCAGAAACAGCATCTCCAAGTATATCTTTGATGATTCCTGATAGCGCTCGAAACTGCTTTTCGATATCAGCCTTACTCTTTGCAAAATTAGAAAAATCAATATCAGCTTGGATTTCTAATTTCTTTTTTGCTAAGTCTTTTTGAACTTTGGTTAAACTACTATCGTCAATAATAGCTTGAAGAAATATTTTGAAATTATCGTTCATTCATGACTCCTTCCATAATTTATTGCAATAAAAAACACCCTCGCGAAAGGAGAGTGCTAATAAAAGAAGTATCAGTTTTGACACTGATACTCTAATTTGTGTTCTGTTTTTAGATGAATGGTGATATAATTTCTTTATTAAAAAAATGAGGTGAAAACATATGCTCACAAAAGAACAAGAAAACATTTTAAGATTCCTGCTATCATTACCGCGAGACACCAATAATCGAATAACAGTAAGCAGAAAGAATTATAATCTTGATTATTCTGAATCCGACTTTATCAATAAACTGAGAGATATGGAAACTCTCGGCTATTTTGAGATTAAATATTTAACAGGACATCATGATACTTTAAAAACATATATTGAGGTTATTCCCAATAGAGATACTTTATCTTATTTTATGGATAAAAAGAATAAGAAATCTCAAAAAAGAAGAGATTTAATCAAGTGGCTAATACCTGTAATTATTTCCTCATTATCATTATTGTGGAATATACTTAATACGTTGTACTCAACTCACTTAAAAGAATTAATAGACAATCTGACATCTCAAATAAATTAATAGTTGTTATGATGGCAGAAATAAGAGTAAGTGTAGCGATGACTGTTTGTACTACCCATCCATATTTATACATCCAATCAAGAAATTTATCCATTTTTATTTCCTTTCTATGAAAAATTCTCAGTTTGCATCAGTTACAGACGAAATTGCAGTACAATAATTTTCTGCTGGAGTAATCACATTAATTACTTAATTAATACTTGGAATATGGGGAGATGCGGATAGTAAGTAGTGGTAGACAGAAAGGGTGTGCCTTGAGCAAGCATATCCTTTTTGTATTATCTCTATTAATACAATTACTTCATACCAGGCATCCCAAGAGAGGTCACACAAAACTGTTTAATATCCTCTACAGACTTACCTTCATTACACATATTGAGAACTGCGCCGAGGATTCCTGTTGCTCCGGCTTTAAGTCCTTGGAATCGCTGTTCCTTAAGCTTTTCTGTAAATAACTTCTCAAAGTTCTTTTCCTGTTGTTTTGTCATATATGATTTCCTTCCCTAATGTATTTGATGTTCATTTTTTCATAAATTAGTGTTATAATACTTTCATAATCTTAAGGGGGTAAAGTGAAATGAAACTTAACGAAAAGTGTATGAAAGATATCTTACAATATGTTGTGAAAAATACAACAATCACGGACAATGGTGTTTCTTGTGGTTGTAATATTTTAGAATTGCAAAAACATATGAAATCGAATTATACGGTAAAAGATACTGCATATGCAATCAAAAAACTTATAGAGCTTCAATATATTGAAACTAACATGAGTATGAAATCATGGAATGAGAATCACCAAATTGAAGATGTAACATATGCAGGACATAAATATCTTGAATCTAAATAATAATTTCTACAATCGGCATGAATCTCTCTAAGTCGCTCAATACATGATTGAATAAAGCTCTTGTTTGGGATATTGTATACTTATTATCAGATAGGAGCTTTATTATATCTTTTGATATATCGTTACTATTATTCTCATCTACTATATAATAGTCTGAATTTATCATAGCATTTTCCTTTCATTATTGATTCCATCGGTTACATTGGTTACAACTTAATTCGGTTTGGAGGTAAGGACAGTTCAGGCAAGCCATTGGTATTAATCCAACATGTGTCACAATTGGATTATTTATTAACTGTTGTGTCGAAACCTGAGCCAGAAGCTCCGAAACGTCGGATTGGTTTTGTGGTTGACTAATTATATAGTCATTTTTAATATGTTTCATGAATTTGTACCTCATATAACAAAAAAGGATGGAAGAGTAGTTAACTCAACCATCCTTGATTTATTAGCAATTCTTAGCCATATTCTTGAAAACTTCCCAACGTGCCTGTACATTCTCTTTAGCAGCTGATCCGGAACCACAGAGATTTCTGTATTCCTCATTCTGTTCATAGCTACTGAAGAATTCCTTGGCAAGTACCATATATTTATCTTTTCCACCCTTGTACTTAATCACCTTGCACATACCGGCAACAACCATAGGAATAGAAGTCTTCTTGAGATTTGGGATTTTTTCAGTAATCCTCCTATTAATTGAATCGGCAGCGTTGATTATCAACTCAATAACTTCCTGCTTATTTTCTTGCTCATCAAACCATGTAATGAACGCCTGAATATCCTCATTCCTAAATCCAAATTCATGCTCTTTACTGTATCCAGATACTAACATCATGATTTCGAGAATAAGATTGCGATCTTCGCTATTCTTGAATATCCCAGCACTGAAAATCCTATTCCAGAGATTTGGTACTTTCTTTTCTTTCATGACAGGTTTTTCGTCTTTCATAACGACTTCACCAGCACGATTTTTCTTTTCAACTTCATAAGTATATCCATCAGCGTTTAATATGCTTAAAATCTGACCATACAATTCATCACTAATATTCACAGAGTTTTTCTGTGCGTTAGTGAGAGGTCTACCAGAATTCTTGCGTCTAAATAATTCAGTGATTTCTCTATTGGTAGCCTCGTGATAGAAGTCGATGGGCAATTCATAATAACTAAGTTTGCTCTTTATTTCCTCGTCCAGTTCTTCAAACTTCTTTCCCCATAATGATTCTGATGGATAGAATGTTTTTCCTTCAATAGTAAAGGGGACATCATCTAACCTTTTTGATAAACGATACTCACCATTTACAAAATCGGCAAAATTGGTTATACGCTGAACGCCATCAATGACAGCATTATTTAATTTAATAACATCGCCAGTTGTTTCATCAACCATACTAACTACGATTGTAACAGGATCAATTAGGTATTCACGCAACACACTATCAATCAATTCTGTTTTCTGTAGTGCATTCCACTGTCCAGAAGGACGCTGAAGCGGATGCTTAAAATTATACTTACCGTTCTTAACTTCTTTAGCCAAAGTAGGAAGACCACGACGTTTTGATTCTGACCTCATATTTATACCTCCATAAAAAATATCGTTAGTATTTTCTATTTCAGTATAGACTATATATAAAAATATAGCAAGAAATTTTTGATGTTTATTTTACCTTTAATCCAACGTTACTAAGCTCTTCCTTCAATATCTGTATTGCGTTTTCTGCACAGTATTTCTCAAATACTTCCCAAAATCTATGCTCTTTTGTTTCATCTGTTACCCAGCCACCGTGCGATCCGATGGATGCAGCAAGTAACTGTTTCTTACCAGTCCAATAGCTGTTATAATTCATAGCTGTGTCATCCATGAATATAACACCAATATTTTTATTCAGCATATCAGTAGTAGCAGATTTCCAGAACTGATATGAGCGAATATAGAAATCTGGTTCAAAAATTTCGTAAAATTCATCAATGATTATTTTCTGTAATGCACCTAAAAGTCTGTTACAAGCATTCTCAATAGCCTTATCACATAATACCTGCATATAATTCTTTAACTCCACAGGCGTTCTAAATACCTTACTCGCCATCACAATACCTCTTTGGCATAATAAAGGAATGACCTATAATCCAATAATACGGTCGTGGTTCCTCATGGAATAAATAATAATTATATGCATCGGCTACAAGTATTCCAAGCATCGTAATGAAAATCCATACTATTGAAAATGGCAAGCATATCACACCGTCATAATTAAATGGCATATTAGAGTAATCCCACATTAGTGGATGATTTAAAACTTTTAGCGCCTCACCGATAAACAGCTCAAAGCTAGTTACAATAGCTGACCCAATAAATCCCTGTAGAATTAAATCAAGATTCCAAGATATTTTGTTGTTAATCTGATCAAAGAGCAAGAGCGAAATGCCGCCAATGATACCCATCAAGATATAACTTGTTCCGCGATAAGTAACCTCCAGCGCAATATATGTACAATATCCGACTAAGAAAAGGGTTAAATACTTGATTAGTGTATGTGTCCATTTTCTTTTGTTCATATATTTATCCCTCTTTAATACTGGTTGCAGCGTTGCGTTCAGCTTCAGCCTGGTCATGAATAATCTCGGCCAGCTTACCTAGAAATTCGTCTTTCAATTCGTTAAGCGGGACATCCTTCAGAACCGTAAATAGATTGGATAGGAGAGTGGTGATGTCCTTCTGTTCTGCAATAACCTTTTCGATAGCAGTGTATAATGTAATCTTTAAAGTGATTTCTTTCTTCTTCATAATAAACCAATTCTTAACCATATATAAATCCTCCAATATTATTTTTTGTTTTTCTTTTTGAGTGCTTTCATTTTCTTTAATTCATCATATGGTATCCAACCGCCATGTTTTAGATTACGACAAATAAACACCAAATTTATATCAGGATATCGATGTCTAAATAATTTTCTTTTAAGCAAACTAACGGAATCTGGTTGCCCCTTGATGTCATACACGATAAAAGTTCCATCAGAGTACCAAACATCATAATCACTAACATATTTTATAGGTAATATCTTTTCGCCATTTGTCATGGCGAATCCATCTTGAAGTACATATGTGACCTGGCGCTCAAATTTCGTAATTTCGCCACTTGCAAGCTTAGGCTCAATAACCTCTTTCATAAATTGCATTTCTGTCAATGAATCATATGTAATTCCTTTATATGTTCTTTTTTGCTTTCCGGCCTTACTTATATCTACGTTGTAAAGAGAGCGTTTTTTAGTTGCTATTCTTATCACCTCTTAAGATAGAAAGAACCCCACCAAATTTCTCTGGCAGAGTTCCATGTTATAGTTTTTATACTGCTACTGTACCGTAATATCCATTTTTACAAAGTAATTTACGAATATACTCTACTCCTTTTCTTGTAGCATATGTAGCTGGTCTATATTTACCGTCTCTACATGGAGTTTCCACCACGTCAAATAACTTCTGCTCCATAAACCTCTGATATGGTATATTAATGGTACCCTTATAAAACATTACACCATTTGCGCGTAAGAACGAATATAATCTTTTTACTCCGATCTTTAATTCTTTAGCAACAATATTCATTTCCAATAAGCCCTCTGTGCTGAGTAGCATATCATAAAATTCTTGCAACCTGGCATTTTCAGCTTTTAAGCGTTCATTGCTACTACGAAGATCTTTAATGACTAATACTTTAGTTTCTTCGCTTAAATCTGGAAGATAATTATTTACAAATTCTTCTTCCATATCGGTTTCCACATATCCACCTGTTTTATTAATCATTGGCAAGACTTCTTCAACAACCCATTTTCTAAATGGTTTACATTTTTCGGTATGCGCTTCAAACATGAAATCATATAACTGATTTTCATTCATAAAAAGTTGTCCATCGTGGACAACCGTTGAAATATCAGCGTTTTTAATAGTCTTATCGATTCTTTCTGTTCTTGGATACTGCTTGCCTTTGGCGGTCTTTGCATACCCAAGAGCCATACCTGTTGAATAAATTTCAAACATAGGTAAGCCATCAATTACCTCAATAATTACATCTGTTGCTTCAAATTTCTTTAAGATCTTGTTTTCTGTTTTTGACATATAAATGTCCTCCTTATTTTTTTTCTAAAGCACATCATTGTGCAATTATCAGTAGATTCTCTTTTTTCTAAGATGTGTATTGTGGACATGAGTAGCTATCCCATGCCCACACATGCTTTAGAAATAGTGGTTAAGGAGTCCACTGATAATTACACAATCGTTTGGTATTGTCTCTCATACAGATATTCTCTTTTTGAGTTCTGAAAATACTAAAAAGAACCTCAACCGTAGCCAAGGTTCTGTGTAAAATATGCTAGACTTCTCCAGCAAAGCTTTAAACAAATGTTCTGAATTGTATAATCTCCCAAGTATGTTATAATAATCCTGTGGTGGAATGACTATCCAAAAGATAGTTGTAGGAGGGCCAACGAGTAGTCAGTACGGTCGCCAGAAATGGCAGGCGTTAGCCTATAGATCTCACTTAAGTACGGTTTTGATAGACTTTTCACATAGATATCAAATAAGTATTGAGGTGAGGTTTTATGGAATTCAGAATAAATTCTGTATTTATGGTTCTACTAATCGTTTTAGTAGCAATCATTAAGTACGCCTAATATCTGATGAAAGTTGGTGGGATTATTATCATCTTGGTAGTAATGATCATACTATCAGAACATGTTCATATATTGTAAAGAGCGGCTTCGCAATGAAACCGCTCTTTCATAATTAAAACCCATTCTTAAGTTTTTCTTTATACACTTCATTAATTACTTCCATAGAGGTTGTGACTTGACCATTACTTAAACCATGTTTTTCTAAGATACCTTCGTATTTCTCGTAAATAGATAATACATGGTCAAATTGTTCCTTACTATATTTCCTGCCAGCTGAAATGGCTGAAGCAAAATCAAGAATTTCCCAGCGTAGGTCATCTATTTCTTTATCGATAAACATTTTCTTTAAGATTTCCAAATCTTCTTTTATAGCTTTATCGTGACTAATAGATTGTCGTACATCCTCTTCGTGCTTGTCCTGTAAGGCATTCAACTTCGTAGAAGTCGCAATCAGTAATTCATGGTCTTGATTTTTACGTTGTACCCACTTCAGTGGTCTACCAATAATCTCAGAAAATTTTCCAATGATATTGAACATTGCGATAATACCAGACATTACAATAAAAATGCCTATTACTAAAGCTGTTATATCTTGATTAAATAAAGTTTGTATTGCTTCCATTCATAAAAATCCTCCTTACTCAACTAAATTATATTTCACTAAATCTGGAGTAGGAGTATCCCACTGTGGTTCATATATGCCATCTTCATTTACCCAATAGTAAATATTCAGATTTGGATCTTTGGATTTTATGTAAGCAGATTTAGCCATTGAACCATCAGAAGTGAGATAGTATTGATTGCCTTTATACTCAATCCATTGACTAGAGTACATATAGCAGTCTGGTCCGAACCAGAACCAGCTTCCTTCGTATTCATACCAGGCGTTTGAAATTGCATGACCAGATGCATCAAACCAACTCCAACGGCCATTAGTATCTTTATACCAGTCATTCTTTATATAATCACCAGTATCACCAAGATAGAACCTCCAGCCACCATCTTCTTTGTACCAGCCGGATTTATTCTCGCTGCCGTCGTCCTGGATGAATCGTTTGACACAAACAAGCCCTTTTCTCCAACCTCCAGATGCCCAAGAATTATATCTGGTTTTACAATAAGCATCCATATTCTTATAGGATGGAACGCCACTTCCATGTCCGCTAAGAATCCAATTTCCGTTAGAATCTTTGTGATGGACCATCTCAACATGACCAATCCGCTTTGGCCTGGATGAATCGGATCCTGCAAACTCTAACATATCTCCAGGGCGTAACACCTCCGGATTCTGAATTATGCCATTCTTAATAGTTACATCTATGAACGTAAGCTTGTTAGAATTATACATGCCGGCAGTATTCAGAATTCCAAAGCTATCACCTGCTTCTTTATAGGAATATGAGATGGAGGAGCTACAATCTGAGTAGTATTTTCCATCCTTATATTTTCTGAAGCAGTAGTCACGTAAATTTTGATTGTAGAAATTGCGACCGATGATAGTAGCATACTTGTCTACTACATACTGCCTTCTTTGTTTTGATGTTGCCATAATTTACTCCTTATTTTCGTGCTTTTCAATGTACTGAATGAATAACTGGTGCATACCAGTAGAAGCCAAGCCACTTACAAGTCCAGACAAAAGTACCTGCGGAGTAATTGTCCAATTACTAATCCATGATGCAAGAACAACACCAAGAACTGCCACAATTGTTGGAATATATTTATTATCCACATCCTTCAACCACTTCTTGACGATATATCCAGTACACAAACAAATACCTAATACAATAGGCAACATATATTCATTTAAAAATTCCATAGATATCCTCCTTAATCTGAGTAGGGTAGTAGTAGACCGTCCTGGCTATTTTTCGCTGTTTAACAGCACATCATCACAGGTATGTCATATCTACTTTTACGCTCATCATCTTGAGCAACCTATATATTGTTATGTATAAAATTCCAACAATGCTAAGAATAATTCTCTTGTCTTTTCGTACTTATAAGTAATTAATCCATTAATTTTCTTGACAAATGTATATCTAATATTTCGCTCTGTCAAAAAGTTGACTTCAGCCAAATATTGTGTTTGATATTCCTTGTCAAATTTAGTTTCGTAAATATATTTCACTCCCTTTGGATAGTAAAAAATAGGGGTATACATAATGATTGAATTTATGTATCACCCCTAATTACACTATAAAATTCAATCAGTATTTTTCCTATAACCTGTACTAACTGCTGGCTTGATTACATAATTTCCATCTGAATTAGTCAACTCAACAGTCTTGTTCTCATATTGTTTAATGTTAAAACTTTTGGGAAATACAATTTCTGTAATCCCATTATCTAGCTTTATGATAATAGAATCATAATCATAAATACCGATAATAACTTTTTCAATCTTTACCTTCAATATCGTCCTCCATTACCTGGATTATACCCATCTTGTCATCTGAATCATAGTAGAACTATTTGCAGCCTTCATGATTTCACACTCGAAAGAAGTGGGCTGTGGATCACCTTCTGCACTAAAGTCAAGGTTAAGATTAGAACTCCATTTGAGGTTTGGTATAACAATCTGGAACGCTTCATCCTTTCCGGTTTCTCTGTTTCTGATAACGGTATTACCAACAAGCTTATATGTACCAGAGAAATGGGCAGCGTCAATAACATAAGTTTCTGTAGTTTCTGCACTATCAAAAGTATAGTACACTACTACCTTTTTATTAGCTGCGTCAGCAACAGTAAGGGACTTATTTGATAAAGTAGCACTTGCCATATTAAGAGGGGTTCCACAATCATCATCGGCAGCATAAACCAAAATAGAAGTAGCACTTTCCTTTGGAGCATAGGCTAATTTGATTTCTCCCGTAGAGCTACCTGTCAATGGATATAATTCGCCCTTATCGGTAGGATTTTCACCAGTAGTATCATATTCAGTAGCTTGTCTCATATACACAGTCTGTTTTCCTGTTACAGTAGCAACACCAGAAATAAGCTCAAGAGACTTAGGAGAAAGCAAGGCATCCTCAATAGTCAGTTTACCTTCCTTATTTAATTCCCAAGTAATAAGCTTTGCATTTCCTTTACCACCTCGTGCATACACTTTCTCAGCTGTCACTTCAATTGAAGATGTTTTTAAAGTATCAAAAAAGATTACGGGTTTGTTGGTAGACATATCATATAAAATCACATCCATAACTTCTTTAGCACCAAATTTTGTATTTGCACCCATATAATTTCCTCCTATTTTTTCATAAAAATAAGTCGGTATTATACCGACTTTAGTCATTTAGTTTATTTATTTTTGATAGCCAGTGTTGGATTTTAATATCGCTTTCCTTAGCACCAGCTAGTAGAGCTTGTATATTCACATGAAAATCATCCATTATTTTAAGACGATTAAATTGATTGTTGAATTGATATATATCATACTTTTCGTAAACATCTTGTAATGGCATATGTTCCGCCTCAGCGAAAATGCTAATTAGATCGGCCATCGAAAGCCCCTCGTCGTCTCCATTTGCATGTTTTGCTTTCTTGATTTTTTCGCGTAGTTTTTTTCGCTTTTCGAGTAATTTTCGAGTTATTTCATTATTAGGATTATCTTCGTTAATATCATCTATATTAATTAGGCAGTTTCGTTCTTTTAGTATGGTTCTGAATTCATCATAATTTGCCTCACTGAGAAGCGATGGTATTTCAGAGTTTCCATTTATAATGAATCCATAATTTGGATGAAATATAACGTCCTTTTTAAAAAATAGGGATAAAAAACTTAGAATGGAATTTGACAGAGGAGCGTCATTCGTATTTGACTGTCCATAATTTGTTTGTTTATATTCTGCAAACATATTTGCATAGATATATAGAAAAGTAGATGGGTTTTCAAATGATTTTTTCATGTAGTCAGTAGCTTTTTCATCCTCCATACATAGCAAGGAAATTACATTTTGCATCTGTGTAAAGCCATGATCAACCATTTCACCTAAAGTAACTTTATACGTTGGAATGTTTCCTAGTAATAGCGGGCTCCCTCTAAGCAGTTTGTGTTCTAAATCATACTTGTTCAAGAAATTTACCATCCTATAATTTTTGATTAATATTGAACTCAGGACACGAATAAATTAGCTGTCTTCCGTAAAACTCCTTGCTAGGACTAAAATAGGTAGATGACTGCAAACGTAATCTCCCAGGTCCATAGTTGTTTGACGAATTTAGAAGCCTATCAACCATATCAGATAAAATATCGGCCCTTGTTCCCAAATATCCCTTATGCGAATATTGCATTATGCCTTTATGACAGTAACACCATATAGTTACTTTCATATCCTTATATGTAAAATCAATCGTGCGAGGAATATCTACTTCGAGACAGATATAAGAAGTCTGTGTGATTTGTGTATCGTCTACATACAAATATGGGAACACATTTTTGTATAATAAAAGATCGTCAGTAAGTTCTTTGTCGTAGTGTTCTCCTAATATCAATTGACCAATATCATCCGATTCAAGGATTGCAGAAAATAATCTGTTTTTGTATATTCCAATATCTTTTAATGTCATATTATATCACCTATAATCCTGCAATAATTGTTATATCAACCTTGGCTCTAATAGTGTTGTTTATCATTACCGACAATAAAAAAGAACAGTCAATTAACTGTTCATCGTCAACCTTCAGTTGTATTCGCTGGCCATCTACCATCTGTTTAATATCACGTTCACTATCAACTTTCCATTGAAAGTTCTGATCCACAATCTCATTACCGTTCTGGTCCAGAAATGTAACAGTCCATGACTTAGCCCTGCCACATCGCAGCGTATTACCACCAGAAATTACAGCCGATAAATCTGTCGTTTCATCCGGAACTGGCGGTTCTGGCGATAGGGCAGGAGAGTGGTAATCGCAAATCCTCAGTTCCTGATTATCAGTAATCGGATTTAACTCAGTTTTATCTGCTATAAAACTTAGGATACCACCATGCGAATCACCGTAGTCATATAAAATATCATCACTGCGGGTAACTTTATATACTTTTGTTGGGGTGGTTTTATGCTTATCAATAAAAACCCGCTTACCATCTAATTCCAATACCAGTTCATCATCAGGAAGTAGTAATGCAAATGTATTAGATGATAATGTTATTGTACTGTTCCCATTTTCGCCCATATCATATTTTGATGCTGAAGTTCCATTGCACCATCGTTCAATGATGTCACCAGACGAATTTTGCCATCTAAGTTTATATTGGCATAAAACCATTGTGGCTTTTTCGTAGATACCGTTAGTTCCTGGATAGCCTGTGATTAACCAATATCTATCTTCAAAAAATATATACATTCCGGCTTTTACCGTGCCACAACTGAACAACCCAACTCGTTCCATAGACTTAAGCTGAGTATCAGCCGTGTTCCCTTGTATAACGCAACGTATTATACTGGAGCTTGAAAGGTCACTATTATAAAGTATTACATTGGACGCAATATCTGTTTGAAGCATTTCATAAAAAGCATCATCTTTATAGTCGATGAATGATTCATTCTCGTACCCTCCTGTTATATTTGGCCTTGTATCAGGCATTAAAAGATACCATTCCTGCATTTGAAGCCTCCTATATTAGTGCAGTTGGTAATTGATTACCAACCATTTCTCGTGCCTTTTCTCCAACATATTCTAGGTGCGATTTTTCGGCAGTCTTGGCACCATTGCTTCCATCTATACTTATATCTTTTCCGACTATACTGATTCGCTTATTTGCCAAAGATACTTGTCTCTCTTGATAATATTCCTTCATAAAGACAGACAGAGTATCCATAATATAACTATCAAGTTCTGTGTCAAATTCTAATAGTTCTTTATCGAAATTCAATGGGTCAAGTTCAATAGAATATCTTCCTATCGCTTTTTCTAACCAAACCATCTCAAGAGATTCGGGAATTACGTGCTTATCAACAAAGCTTGATTCAAAAAATCTGATAATATCAGAAGCCGTTGTGTTTCCCATCGAATCACCTCATTTCTATCATGGCTTTATTCCTGTGTATTCAATGCAGAAGGCAATCTTGTTATAGTCATTAATACCCATATCTTTAACTTCACTCATAAGAAAAGCCATTTCTGCTCTAGTGACAATACTTTTCTTAATATTATCTTCGAAAGCCTTTTGCGTTTTCAAATCAAAAATTCGCTTGATTTCTTCATTTGTCAGGACATTCTGCTTACTGTTTTCCTGGTCAAAACTTAATTCATTTCTAGTATAATTATCATCAATATACCATGTTGCATGACTGCCTAATCCATCAAGTCCAGTTAGTAACTTATTTCCATTCTGTGCCTGCGCAATAATTTCCTCACGAGTTAATAGCACGGTCCCTTTGGGCGGAATACTAATATCACCTATTGTAGTTTTCCTTTGTGCTCCGGTAGCCCATGTAGCGATGCTTTTCACTGTCACTTTCTTATCTAATCGAATTTCTTCTTTTTCAGTTGTAATTCCAGCCAAAATATATACCTCCATATCAACTATTTTAAATATTTATCAATTAATCGAATGCTTTACTTGCTTATATAATGCAATTACTTTATCTAGCCTTTCTGATTTTTCAAACACATAATACCTACATTTTGTATTGCTATTAACACCAATGTTTAAGTATTTGATATCAAAAGCAGCAATAAAGTGATACATTTTCTTTGAATAGCAATAAAAGTAATTACTCATTTTTCACCATGATTTATAGTAGGAGAGTGCAAAAGCACCCTCCTATAAAATTATATAGTAGTTAAATTTGTATCTCCGAGCAGTCCGATCATATACTCTCTATTGGGAGCTACTAAGGCACCTACTTCTAAATCGAACCTGGAGATAAGCTGACCAGTAGTGACCTCTTTACCACTCATGGAAGTAAGTCCACCACGAGTAACAGTGTAAATAGGAGACTGGCCGCCAGTAGGAATTACATAACCAATACCAGTAGGAAGCATTGTGGAAAAGTTAGTACCATCTGCGTTCAGATGATACAAATCATATTCATTGGGAATTTCAGATAAAACAGAGCCATTATACATACCCATAAGCCCAGTAGTATGAATCTCATTCATAACTGCTTCAGAAATGCCATTAACAGAAGGGGTGACACCAGTATATCCAGCAAAACCATTAAACTGAGAAATCAGTGCATAATCACCAGAAATAGTTGGCTTACCAAAACGCCTTACATTGCTGATTACCCCGTCAACACCAGTCTTGGTAAGACCAGCGCCTTCAAAGAAATACTTCACTCCATCTGCATTCTTAATGGCATTATAGATTGTTTCAATAACGTACTTTGCAGCCTTATTCCTAATCTGCACACGGACCTGATCCTGTAATTCATTTTCGTCAGACATATCACCAAGTGCTGCTTTTCTATAATCAACAGCATAACCGCCAGAAATAGTAGTAGTAGCGATTGGCTTTCTTTCCTTTCTGATTACAGGGAAAGTAACATCCTGCCCTAACGCCTGCATGTTGGCGTTGATATTGGCAAATACAGGAATCTCAATTTCGCAAGATTCGTTATATCCGATAGCTTTATAATTTCCGTAAATACCCAGAAGCTTGATTTCTTTCATCAGAACAGGCTCCATAGCGAATCTACGAAGTTCATTCAATTCAGAAATGGCCGTGCTGTCACCACTGGATGCCTTGGAATTCAGTTCCATAATATACTTCGCAGCAACATCTGCCTTTTTCCCATAAGGAGCTAACTCCTTACCATCCCTCATCGCAGAAAAAATCTCAACAACTGCTGATTTGCCATTAATCTTGCCGCTCACAAAATCAGCATCTTTACGTGCATTATTAAGTTCAATAATATAAGACATACTCTTTATCCTCCTTCAATTAAGCGTTAGTTGTGGCGTATTCAACAAGAGCACCAACCTTTTTACCACAAGCAACAATGACATCGTTTATTTCGAAATAAGTACCAGTAGCGTCCGCCTTCACCTCAAGAGTTCCGTCTGCTTTTGAAACGAGCTTATCGCCCTTTGCATATGTAGAAGGTAATGGATATCCATAGATTTCAAATTTCTTAATCTTAGTTAAATCACCTACCCTAACATGGGAACCCTTGGAAATTGCATACTCAGGCATGTCTGCATCATCACCAACTTCAATATTCATAATTGCTTTAGTTGCAGTTGCCGCAGGTGTAAATTTTTCTGCATCAACGCTGCCGAATGTACCATTATTCATTGCTGTATCAATAACTGCATCCTCAAACGGATATTCACCGTGCTCAATCTGGCCAATACTGTTAAATTTAATCATTCCAATAATCCTCCCTTAATTAAAAAATGTTGATGTCTTCATCTGATACGGAATCTTCTATACTCATTTCCGAAAAGATATCTTCAACATCAACTTTGTTATTCTTGTTACTATTCTGTTCTGCAATTCTAAGCTCTTCTGCCTTTGAAGCCTGTCCGATTCCGGCGTAGATTTTAGATAAAATATTTTCTACATTTCCTTCAATCGGGTTTTCATTAAAGGAATTAATTTCAACCTCGGCATATTTGCGTTCATCATCGGTAAAACCGGAAATAGCAGTGTTTAGTTCTCCTAGTCTAGCTTTAGCCTTTAGTTCACCCAATTCCTTTTCAAGCGCCTCACGTTCTGCCCAATAAGATTCGCACTCTTTCTTTAAATCATCCAATGCTTTTTGTACCTGTTCAACAGTTGCATTTAATTCAACTATTTTGGCATCCTTATCAGCAATTAAAGACTCCTTTTCAGAAAGCTGTTCATTAAGTTCTGAGATCTGTGTAGTAAATTCTTTTTCTTTGCTATTAAGCTCTGAAATAGTAGTCTGAATTGCAGACTTGACTTCATTCATATCAAATTCCATATTTGATTTTCCCTCCTTATTTCCTTTTGAATTATTTAGTTCTAATAGTGTAGAAGATGGATCTGCCGGATTAATAACCATATCCCAGCCAGAATGGATGTATTCTGTTGGAATCCTACCTTTCTCTATCCATCCCTTTTTATAGATGATTTCCTTATTGTTTTTTGTCCTGAAAATTTCAATACTCCCATCTATAGAACCGCCATTTTGTAATTGTTCATGTAAAGAACTTACAAACGCAGGGTAGCACATCTCATCAAGAGTTCCTTTAGCGCAAACACAGCGCTTGACCTCTCCATTTATTACAACATCATCTATATATCCTTCCGTGCAATGTCCAACAACAGTGGCATTTTCAAATACTGGTAATCCATCAGATATACCAGTGTCACCATGTCCGGATATCATTGTTCTGTCCTCATCAATAAACTCAACACGAACGCTCATATCTTTGATACTGTCAAGCGTATTAGCGGCATATTCCTCAAGAAATGTAATTCCATTCTTGTTGTATTTAGTTCCGACATCATCTACTACACAATCAGGAGGTTGTAACTCGTATAATGTAGCTACAAACGGCCTTCGACCATTTTTATATTGTTCAGACGATAATTCAAAAACAGCCATTTCGACCTCCTTCCTATAATAAAAAAGAACCAATTAAATTTTGGCTCCTTAATATATATCATTATTTTGTTGATGGTTTTGGCTGCGCATTGCTGCCATTTGCTTTTGTTTGAAGCGTTGATGGGTTGCTGGAGTCCGGATTTTCTGGACGCCCGCCATCCTTATCATCTTTAGATAAAGTATGACTTGTTAGATGTGGTTTATATTTATCAAATATCTTATTTTCAACCTCTTCATCAAGTATGTTAAAATAAACATCTGGATTCACTCCAGTTGCAGCAATAAGGAATGTATATGAGCCGCCAGCTTCCAAATAGAGATTTTTCATCATATCAAAGAACTTCTGCCTATTTACTAATGATGTTGGTAAATAGTATACTTCTACCCTATTACGCTTATCCTGAATAATATTTTCATTTATTACATAATTCAATTCATTCTGAAGTTCTTGTATCCATGTGTATATTTGTGCATTAATAAGCTCCAGGTTGTTTTCTTGCGATGAATAGTTGCCTGATCCTGAACCATTAAGGAGAGAACTAGCCATACCCAAATCCAAAGCAATTTTGTCTGTTAGATTAGCTTCGTTTTTTTCGTCAAAGATATCAGTTGTACCCACATCGAGTGCATCAATTTTTGTGCCAGCTGATACTGTAAAGAAAGAAGTACCACCACGGTTATTTTTATTTAAAACTGCGCTTTTTACTTTATCATGCTGATCCTGCTGCTGAGTTTTAGTAAGAGCACAACTTCCTTTATCTTTACCTTCAGGCAATGTCTGATAGATTATTTTGTTATTAAGTTCTCTTAGTACATTCCTTTTTGTATCGACAAATTCATCCTGGTATAATATGTCGGCTATAGCAGCAATAGCAAGAGGGCGTCCCCAAGGTTCGCTCGTCTTGCATTTTATCTTATGTGCGATAGTATGCTTATTATCTAAAACAATCCAATTGCTTGACGATTTATTACCTTTCTCCCAGGAAGTGTAAGCGTTTCTGATTTCAGTAGGATATTTTTTGAGTTTTCTTTTTTTATCTTCATTAGTAGTACATTGCTCGTCAAAATATCGTAAATTGAAAGCTAAGACATATCTGCTGTTTTTCCTTCCTACGATTTTACAATAATCATATGGCAGCGGAACCAGTGATGCGTTTAGTCCTAAATCGCATATCTCTACAATGTTTTCTACATCGTAATCAGTCATGGCCCGTGTAAAATCATTTACTGAATTTGTTGTTTCAAAGTAATAAAAGCAAATTCCTTCATTCATATCAGTAAATAAAGCATCTCTGATAAACTGCTTATCATTAATTCGTTCAAGTGTTGATAACATCAAATCCTTATTCTTATTTAATCTTGATTTACCAAATAGACGTTTTTTCCCATATACAACCCGATCTAAACACGGCATGGATACCATATAGTCAATCGCATTTGTAACAACACCTTCACTGTTATATACAAACATTGCCAACTTACGTGTTATGGCATGATTTGTTATTGGGTCCTTTACGATACTTCTGATTTCTTCTGGAGTAAATGTGGAGTAGATATTGCAACCGAAAAAAGAATCTAAATCATTAATTGGAACAGTACCAAAATAACTATTGAATTCATAATCTTTACTGGGAATACTGGAAGAATTGTTTTCAGATATGTTACTCGAATTTGTATCAGTTTTATTCTTGGGAGGGCGACCCCTCTTGCGTTTTATTTCCTCTGGCATGTGTCGCCTCCTTTGTCAGTTTATTAAAGTTGTGTAATCATAATCATTAGAAGAACCAAGTAAATCCAATTCTAACTGATCAATAAAATACGAACCATAAGAAAAACTGGTATATCTATCTTTACGGTTACTGCCTTGTTCAAAAATTTTAATAATATTAGTCTGAGGAAGCTTTTCATATTGTAAGTCAGCGCATTCGCTAATCATCGCTTGTGTTTCTAAGAATGGTTTTTCCAATTCTATCTGAGTGTTCTCATCAAAGGCTTCTATATAATCTCTGTTATTATTTAAAATATCTTCTTTTGCGACATTATAATTGATTAAAAAGTCGATGCGATTCTCAACAAGAGCTTTTCTGAAATTAATTGCAATGTCGCTATTAAGTGTTTGCGTTGCATTGATTAGATATATACAAGCTTTGGCATTAGGATCCTGGCAAGCATTAGCGTATTTATCATCATTCATACATTTTAGTGGAGGGTATTCAACACCACGCTCTTCGTCGTATAATACCTTTTGCAAAGAAAATACTATTTGCCCTCCGCCATTTCTAGCATCAACTACAATATAATCACCATCAAAATCCTCATAAAGCTGTCGAATTCTAATTGCCTGCTTTGTCGTATCACCAATTTGATTTGATTCAATATATGGGTATAGTCTGCGATAACCTTTCTTTATTTCTATAACATTATTATCATTTTCGTAAGTGATGGATTCTGGAATGGCACGGATACAACTATAAACAGAGTTATCATTTTGACTTCCAGGAACAAAAGCTATATCATTTGATATTACTCTAATTTCATTATCTTGTTTGGTAATAAAGTACTTATTTTTTTTATTACTCTTAAAATCAATGGCTGTTCTTGGATAAAATACCTGTTTTAATCTTTGACAATTCATTAACATTGAATATGTAAAATATGAGGATACAGAATCTTTTACTCTCAAATTTAAAAACTCAATTTTCCATGTTGTAGGATCTTGTTTTTTCTTTTCTCTTATCATGTACTTCATGGTTTTTAAATTGTGTTTTAAGGTTATACTTTCATCAAATGCTAAGAATATAGAACCATCTCTTTTTATCATTCCATTAAAAGCCTGATCTACAATTTTCCACATCCAATGTCCATTATCTAACCAACTTGAACTTATATATATATCTATAGGCTCTTCTTGCAAAACTTTATTTTCGGTATAATAACTATTGAGCATATATTGTGGGTTGCGTGGCGTTTGGAATGGTGAAATTATAGAGCCATCAACCTTTTCTTTGATTTGTCTAAATTCTTCCCTAGCAGTTGCATTACTTCTAAGTCCGCGGGCGTTCTCGTTAGCTACAAAAACACTTATTTTAGAACCGTTTTTAAACTTCACATATATGTCGTTGTCACTTGTACTCCAGGTTAATATCTCATTCCTTAGCGGCTTACTCCATTCACATAACTCATCAATTATCTTTTCTGAAACAATTAATTTTGCTTGCTTTTTTGTGGAACTACCTATTCTAAACTTAGTTCCTGGGTATAAAATACATCTGCAACAAGCATATAATGCTACAATAAAAGATTTCGCATCATTTCGACTTGCAACTATACAGATAAAATTTGAAATACCCATTAAATATATTGATATTAATTGATACTCATGGAGTTTCAACCTCAAATAATCTAGTACAAATCGATGCATATTTCTACGCCAAAATGTACACCAAGCAATTACATATAAAACATTCTGTTGATTGCTAAGAAAATGAGTTGAAGGAAATTTTTTGTATAGACTTAATTGGTTTTTATCTGCTGAATCTGAAATCCTATTCATCTAAGTCACCCAACTCATCATCTATATCTTCATTTTCGATATCAGGAACATAATATTCCTTGTCTCTGGTTGTGCTTCCGGTAATGATATTTTCTATTGGTCTTGTAATATGACGATCAATATAATCACCCAACTTGTCCCAATCATCATATAGTTTTTTGTCCATATAGAATTCTTCAGGTGTGAACTGTGAGATGATTCCTAATGTAACACCAATAGCTTCATCATTACTAGAATCCTTTTCTTCTACAGTTTTTAAACCAGCGTTAGTAAAGGTCTTAGAGTATTGTCCAACCAAACTACTATATTCTTTAGAGTCACCAGCTTGCAATGCGCGTATCATTAGCATATTTAGACTACAAAGAGATTTAATAAAAATTTCTTGGTTATTGTCAGCGTTAGGATTATTCTTTTTAAGCATTCTGTAATGCTCGTCCAAATTTTTATAATCTAATTCAGTAAATCCAACACCCCATCTGTCAACGGCAGAGGCAGTAATTGATAGCTCTTTGACCTTTACATCATCTTTTGATTGGACAGTTTCGTGTTGCCTGTTTTCATAATCATATTTCATGGAATCAAAATATGTTTTTCTTCCACCAACATTAAGATTCTTCTTTGCAGCATAATTAGAAATTCTTGATCTATCAGATGATATTTCCCTCGCGCATTTTAATGGCTCAATATCGTAAACCCAATCCGCTTGTTGACAAAAATGTTCTATAGCGTGTTCTTCATTGTTAGAATAGAAAGCAGTAAGTAATATCATATATTTATCAGTACATTCTTTGCACCATGGAAGAAATCCGTCATTCGCTTGAAACAATGGACTATTTGACTTCTGAAAATTAGTCTTCTGTTGAGAGTTGAACCCCTTTCCACAACAGTAACATTTATATTTATGCTTTGTTGGGTCAAACTGCTCAGCTGACCGTGGAATCTTAAATTTTACTGAAGGGTCTATTATTTTGGGTGAGTTCATGGACTCACGTATTAATTCTTCTTTTGTTTGAGCCAAATGCTCACCACCTTTCTGATTTATATTAACAAGACACTCGCTATTGGAGCAGCAGTATCATAAACACGCCCCGCAGGATTTGAACCTGCATCTTACGGATTTGGAGTCCGCCGTGCTTCCAATTGCACCAAGGGCATACAAAAAGAGCCAGTAAAATGATGGCTCTGTAATTGATAGATATAAACATATGAAAGCGCAGATTCAATATAAAAAGAGCAGCATTATTGCTACTCTTTAACATCATTTATTATTGCAATTTACTTAATATTGATATTATTGATATCTCCCAATCGGTTAAATCTTGATGAATTTGTTCTGCTATCATTTTTTCTGGATCAGGTAAAAGACCCTCCAACTGCTCAATTGACTCTCTATATACTTTGAGGGTATTTAGTATAGCATTAACGCCAATGTTTTTCAGAAATAATATGTATCTATGACGAGCACCCTCTTCAAATATTTTATAACTAATGATATCACTATGAGCTAATTCAAAATAATATATAGCTTCACAAAAATATAATTCTTGTTCTTCTTTTGGTAGTCCCAATCCCTTTTTTAACAAGCTTCTACCTGTTGTAATGTTATTGAAAATTATTTTATGAAAATATTCTGCAAGCTTTTTTCTATCTGCATCAATACTTTTGTTATCTTTGACTTTGATTTTAAACTTTATAAGATAAAAAGCAAGCCTTACTAAAAATATAAAAAGAAATAGTATTGAAGTAATTTCTATAAGATATTTAACAATAACAGATAGAGAAAACTTTAGTGCAATATAATTGAATAATGAGGGTATATATTCCTTTTGGCATAACAAAGTTACTGCTATACCACTGAAAACAATAGAAATTAGCTGCCACATTAAAGTGAACCAATTAGCAGAATTTTCTTCTCTCATTAGTTTCAATTCATATTCTATTGGAAACATTGAAGTTTCCGTTATCTTTTTAATTTTATAAGACTGCATAGAAAATACCCCATTAGATCTTACTCGCTTTACAACTAGTTTGCAAATGCATCATATATTTTGAATTTAAAATTGATTCTAAGCATTCTTTAGCACACAACCCCTTTTTTGTGGAATATTTACTAAACCTATTCAATATACCATACTGAAAACCGAGTATTTTTTTAGTACAACATAATAATATATATTTCAAATCTGATTCATTTTTGCAATAGAGACAGTCATACAAATATTGTTGAATAATCAAATCATATAACAAACTGTTTTCCTCAATTTTTTCAAACAACAGTAAAAGAAAATCATTAATCCAAGTATATGATCGAACAACTCTATTTTTATTTGTAAAATATAATTGTCTCAATTTGCGTCCACTTACTTTAATGCCGTGATCTCTAAGGAGCGTTTTTATCTGACCATTTGCAGTATTAATAAAAATATACTTCATTGTATTTTTGTTTTTATTATAATATGATAAAAAGCTTGACATATCATCAATTTTTGTAGAATAAATTAAGTATGCTCCATAAATAAGAATAATATGAGAAAGCAAATTCTCTTCCTGTAATTTATAGAAATCCCTGTCATACCACCGAGTTCTGAAAATCATACTTTGCACCCCTCTTTTGTTTTTTGATTTTATTATAAATTAGAGAGATAGTTAATGCAAGTAGATAGTTCTGAAATGTATAATAAGCACCAAAGTGAGGTATAGATCCCTTTCGATTCATTACCATACGCACTGCTTCAGGGCAGATATAGGATCCGTTCTGAATTCTTTGGAAAAAAGTGGGTCTGACTGGAGTCGAATCGGCGCTTGCTCGATTAAATGTCGAGTGTCATACCATTAAGCGACAGACCCAAGTAGGAGAGTAATAACCCTCCATAAGTACTGGTTCGCTTTAACGCAGCGAGGCACGAACATCCCCACACTTACTATGGCAGTGGTCGGCTTAAAATCCGGGATGTCGGTGGGATTGAATTTTCTTAAATGTCTATGAATAGTTGTTATTTTGTGTTATATTTATGAGTAAGACATGGAGGATAAGATGGATAGGATTTACGAGATTATCAAGATAATTATCCCGGTGGTAATCACAGGATTTGTGACCTATTGGGTAACTAAATACAATAGGTGTCCCATCGATAAAATAGCAATATCATACAATAGAATTTACTACCCTTTATTACAAGTGATAAAGAGCTCTGAGGGGAAAAATTATAAACTAATTCTTGAGGAAACTAAAAAACGACTGCAAAAATATAATAAATATGCCAGTAGAACAACAATAGCAGCATGTAAACTGTTAGAAGATAATATTGACAGCAAAAATGCAAAAAATTGTTTACGGTTGTTAGAAGATGATATCTACAAATATAACAGTAAGTTTAGAAGAATGTTAGGATATCCCGAACCAATGTTTATCTTTATGTATAAGTATTTGTCTAGCTATAATAAGGCACTGTTTACTTTTTACGTATCGATTAGTATATGTGTTTTAGCAATATATGCATACGGAATATTAGAAGCATTTCCTGCCTTTACGAAGATACTATTATATATCATTATTATAGGATTCATTATATTGTGTATAAGTGTTTATATGATAATATATTACAATATTAAATATACATTACAAAAGTTAATAAAACCTAAAAAGTAAGGCAAATGATTTTTGGCTAAGGAGGTATAAATTGATCAATATGAGCTTTAAATGGGGGAATCTAACTGATTAGACAAACGCTTCATCGGACTCATCATCAGCATCATTTTTGATAATGTAGTGATTCTTGGTGGTACTAACATCTTCATGGCCCAAAAGCTTTTGAGCAACTTCCGCTGATTTATGTTCATATACAACGAGATTGGTAGCTCTGCTTTCACGGAACAAATGCGGATGACAACGCCTATTTACAATTTCTGTAAACAAACCACTACACCAGTCATTGAAAATACCTTCTCCGACCTGACGCGTATTACCGTCCTTTGTTTTAACAACAAACATATAGGGACAATCATCTTCACCACGGATTTCAAGCCATTTTTTTAACCAGCTCATAGCGTCTTCACCAAATTTAAGCTTTCTAGGCTTACCAACAACAGATTTTCCTTTGCAACGAATAGTGTGAGTTAGATACTGTTTTGAGATGGCTGAAGTCTCCTTGCCATTTTCATCAATAATTTTAATTGCTTTTTCTTTCGCAGGATAATCAACAACCTCTTTTAAAAGTTGTCTTGCTTCGGCACGTCGGCAACCTGTACTATAAGAGAATACTAAATAAGCCAGTTTTTGCCACTCTTCACGATGCTCTAATTCCTGACATAAATTTAAGTACTCATCAGGAGTAAGAGGTACTTTTTCATGAACGTATCCAGTTTGAACGACTTTTAATCCAACAGTGAAATTTCGAAACGTAGGGTACTCTTCTTCATACATCATCATTACATAATTACAGAACGTGCTTACACATGATTTTTTAAACCGAATTGCAGAGTCGGATAATCCACGATTTGTAAGCCAGTTCAAATATTTCTGAAATTCTTTCTTCTTGATTTGGGTAAAATCCTTATCTTTTAAGTTTTCTTTTACCCAAACAAAAAATACACGTAATCCGGAGCGGTAAGCTGGCCGAGTTTTCGCAGAAAGGTCGGCTTGATTATCAAGATAGTCTTGCACCATATCTCTGTTAAATTTGTTGACTGTTTTCCATAACTCATCTGTGATTTCTTCTGATCTATCTGCTATTTTTCCATCCAATAATCCCACTTCCTTTCATAATAGAATGATAAAGAGCACCATGAGATTTGACTCTCATAGCGCCTATAATATTTACTGAATTTTCTCCAGCAATTCTTGTACTGTAATCTCTTCACCGACAGACACACATTGCGCCAGTCGATAGGAGAGTACATCAATCAATATTTCCACCTCATCAGAGGTTAGATCTATGGTCTTAACTACTTCGTCGTACAAATAAATCACCACCAGTCAAGTTAATTCAGCTCTTTTACGCTTTTAGTAATTTTAAAGCAAATTTCTCTGTGTGCAGGTTTTACCCATTCCTTCTTATCACCGAGAGCTGATACGCCCTTTCGTTCTGGAACATCCTTAACTTTGAAACTTCCCAGGCCAGGGAGAATAACCTTATCGGCATTATTACTTTCAAGTTTTTCAATAACAACATCAGCATAAGCAGCTAATACCGTTTCAACATCCTTTGCCTTTAATGTTTCTAATTTTTCAACAATTGCCGCAACAATTTCATTTTTGTTCATGTATTACAAATCTCCTTATATTTTCTGTTTTTGCAGTAGGAGAGCAGTGGGCTCCCAAACATATTGATCATTTATCTTAATGGTGCTATTATAATAGTCGTGGATTTCTCCACATTCTAGGTCATCAGTTTTTCCAAAGATGTAGTTTTATTCTAGGAAAGGCAGGTGATGCGCATGTTTAGCCCAAATAAACCTGTGCACGTTAATGCCTACAAACGTTACCGTTTGAATAGATGGGAAAATGTTTGTGAGCATTGGCGTAGTCTTCCTACTCGTTAGGAGATAAAACTTGTTCATCTTGAAGTCAGGATCAAACTCTCATTATTTCTGCATTTCTTGATGGCTGATGACCTTTTTATTCAGAAACTTTAATAATTCCCAATTCAATCATATATTGCGTTTCCGTATCAAGTACAGATTGTATAATTTCTTCGGATAGACCAGTTTTATCCATGATATACTGAACAGTCTTTTCAAAATTCATCACTATATTAGTATCCATGTATTCTCCTTTGATATAAATATCCGACCCCATAGGCAAAGGACTTCTAAGCCTTACGACCAACTCCCATTCAGGAATCCAGCCTTATCCTTCACGAGTCGGATAAATAAATTTTGCGTTAATTCAAAATAATCTTATGTGTTTCGTCATGTCCATAAAGTTCATGAAATCCATATATCTTGACAGAAGGTTTACTTCCCTTCATCAATGAATCAGAATAAGGATCGCTTCCGACGAATGATGGAGCAACAAGTATCTCTGCATCATTACAACAGCCTTCACAGCTTGTAAGTTCTTTTCCAGAGTGATAATGCCCCAAAATTACATAGTCAGCAAATGAGCGCCTAAGCATTGATAGATCCTTCAATGATGATTCAATATTCTTGATCTGATGTCCATGTATTGCGATGATTTCAAAGCCTAAAATCGGTATTTCGATATATTGTTTACCTTCTTCAGCTAAATAGATATTAATTCTCGTATTATCCCTGCATAAATCCTTGATGTAATTGCCGATAAGGTATTCAAGGTCTTCATCCATCATCTCATTGGCCTTGCTGCCAAGAACACGTAACTGTGTATGATTTGCCATAGGCGTATGATAATACTCAATAGTTGTGTATGCTGACAACGTATTGAGGAACATTGCAAACAGCCTGCTAATATCCACAGTCGCTTTAACTATGGTGCTATCATTTATCCGCAAATCGTTAAGACGGAGGACTCCCTGGATCATGTCCCCTAATGAAACAATATGTAATTTGGATATATGCTTATCCTCAATGAAAGTAATACACTTATTCGTAAGACACTCAAATCGCTCTTTTGCAATTTCTGGGGAATATTCATTGTTTTCACTTACAAATTTTGCTCCATAATGTACGTCGGCTATAGATAAAAGATATTCATGCTCGTAATCATCTGACACATACTCTAATAGTGGATTAAATTCAGGTAATGGAAGTGATTCGCACAAACTACCTACATATTCGAAATACATCTGGTGCCGCGATTCGTTCCTATCAACACGGTTCCGCTCTACATTTGCAGTCTGTAATTTAATGCGCTCTTTACGCATCTCAGAAAGCTTTTTATCTAATTCGTTTTCTTGGGAATATTTTACAGGATTTGAATAGATTTTATTTTTCAGATATGCAGTTCTGAATGGTCCACCAAAAATAGTACCACTGGCTTTTCGAACACTATCACTTGAAAGTGGAATATTGTATTTATCTTTAATTTCTGACCAGTCTAAATCTTTAACACCATCTGATTTTAAATCAATATCTTCACAGGCTGCTTCGTAAGATTCTGGCGTTAGACCCACCTTTTTAAGTTCTTCCTCAAAATTAATCAGTATGCCCACCGCCTTTTAATCTTCATCAGTTGGAATTACGTCAAGATCTTCGTCGCTCTTTAACTGTACTCCAAATTCAATAGGCTGATTTTTGAAAACATTCAGTAAATCAGATACTTTTACATCCTGCTCAATATCATTTTCGTCAGTATAGGTAATAGTGGTTCCATCTTCAGAGAGAACTCCTTTTACGCTTAATTTATCTGTAATATTCCTCTTAAACTGTAACTTACTTTTTGCCATATTAATAAATCATCCTTTCGTTCTTCTCTATTTACGAAATCCTATTTTATGTTTGCAATCCTCAAAATCGTCATAAGTCTCATTGGGAACTTCAAAACCTATACAACTAGTATTTATTGGCTCATTTTCGTTCTGCAAATCCTGCAATTCAGAATTTATTTTAATTACATGACAACTCAAGAGCCCTTTTGGAATTTCCAGTGCTACTTGGATAATCTCAGTCAATGATTCCAATATTGGGATAGCACACATGACTGTTAGAATTCCTAAAATGTATTTTTTCATAGATTTTCCTTTTCTTTATAATGGAATAATCATATCCCGTTCTGAACATGTCACTTTATATGTTTTATAATTTTTTGATATTTCTTCTTTCAAATATTTTCTTAGACAATTCTTGGCCTCAATAGAACCATGGACCAGAATTAATTGATTCGTCCTCAAATTGCTTCCGTATTTTAGCAAATCATTAAAATTAGCATGGGAGCTAAATGTGCTCATGGTGATACAATCTGCTTTATTTGGTACAGGCTTTTTATTTATATTTATTGTTTTGTGGGATTTTCCATTCTTGATTCTATAACTAAGATAAGATTCATCATCTCCGACATATCCAGAAAAGCAAATCATAGAATTAATGTCTCGTAGGTATTTATCTAAATAGGAGAGTACCCTACCATTAGTACAAAATCCAGATGATGAAATACAGATTTTTGGAGTTGAATCTAAAACGCATGTTTGTGAATCCGACTTTTCTCTGATATATTTAACATTTTTCCAATTGTAAACTCTATTCCAGAGGTCTAAATAATCATTCTGTAATACCTGACCATAATCAAAGCATATATCACATGTAAGCATAGAATCTACAATAATTGGAGTCGTGAAATTTTCATCGTCGCCAAACAGAAGGAATAGTGTGGTCAATAACTCTTGTGAACGGCTAAAGCTAAATGCCGGCAGCACAAGTGTACCATGTCGCTCTAATACTGTATCTATGGCGACTCTTAAATGTTCTATGTCAAATTCACGAGTTTTCTTTGATATTCTTGTATTTAGGCCGTAAGTGGACTCCATGATAATTAAATCGTTAAAGAATGTTGGAACTTCCGTATTCTCAACATAATGATTTTTTGTTTCCAGAGCACCAATGTCAGAAGTATACAGTACTTTCTTCTTTTTAACTCCATCATTTAATATAAGTTGCAATTGTGCTGCCCCAACGCAATGAGAGTTTTTTAACCACTGAAAGCTTACTATATCATCCAATTGAAACAAAGTATCGTACTGATTATACACCGTATAGAATTTGGAGGTATTATAAACATCATCTTCACTATATATTGGTGAGTAAGCCCTACCATAACGTTTGGATAACACCCTAGCTTCGTCTGATAGAATGAAGGCACAATTTAGTAGTAGGTGCTTTGAGATAATTGAGGTAGGATATGTCATTATGATTTTTCCAGTAAAACCTTCTTTTACAAGGCGAGGTAACAAGCCTACGTGGTCGATATGACAATGCCCAATAAATATATAATCAATTTCTTCAGGTTTGAATTTGAATTTCTCTGTGTTTACCTTATAAGATTCAAGGTAATCATTATTCTGGTATAGCCCAGCTTCAAGTAGAATCTGTTTATTGGCAAATTTTATGAGTATCATGCTGCCAGTAACATCTTCGGCATTGTTTCCGACAAACATAATCCCGTCAGATTTTAGTTTTGATTTTCCGATGGCCCTGACCACCTTCCATGTTTATTTCGTCACTTGACGATTGTATCTTTTCTGTATCTGTACAAACATTGTAATACACGACGATCCTCAACAAGCCAATAACGTTTACTTCTGGATTTATGAGTTTTAGATGAAATGTGTACAAACTCATCGTATCCTTTGTCTCTTAACATATTTGCTTCATTTCTTGTGATCTGAAAAATAGTTAGTTCACTTCTTTCCGTTCTATATTTCCCATAATGGGAGAGTAGCGGGTACCAGCTCCGCCCTGGTGTTCTCTGGAGAATGAGTCCAGCGACTTAATCTACTTGTCCAACCCGCAATAAATTAATTAGTGACGATACCATTAAATACAATAGTACCGTCACTAAATGGCAATTAATCTTCTGTGTCAATAGCCCGTTCATCTTCTTGGTCTTGCATTCTGCGCTACATCATTAGATCTCTGTTCTGGTGTTCTCTTATCTGCTTTCTTTCCTGTGGTTCCCATAGTGGTTTCCTCCTTGAATTGTGATTGTTTTATACAACACTAATAGCGATACCGTTAATGCAACAGTACCGCCACCAGTAATATATTTTTCTTTAATCGAGGGCTGGTCATCACAACAGTTTTTGGGGATTTTATCTTTAGACAAATCGAACATTCACTCTGTTCTTAGAGCTTTCATTCGAAATTTTGTTTTCTCACGATTAATGTTGTTGTAAAATCTATGTATCCTTATTTAGCTTTCTGTTATAATTCCTTGTAATTGAGGCTTTTGCCCAAATTTTAGATGGTGTGGTAATCTGATTTCCAGTTGCAGGATGACGGATTACTTTCTCATCATTATATTTACATTCGATGCTTAATCCATCGAATAATTTTACTACCGACTTTTCGGTAGGAGTAGCGGAAGACAAACGATCAAAGATTATCCTCTCTAAGTCATTATATAAATGACGGATGCTTGTCGCACTTACGCCTTCCTGATTAGCAAGTTCTTTAATTATCATTTCTTTCGTTGTGACTATTATTGATTGCCTCCTATCCGTATTATTAATAATATTTCATCTTGTGGATAATAGGATTTTAATATGATATAAAATCATCTACCTTTCTCCACTAAGGAACTAATTGTTTGTCCATGATATGTGGGCGTATATAATTGTGACAAAAATATTTGAAATTTAACGTATACTTTATGCCCACAAAATATGGGTATAATTTTTAATCAATTTTTATAGATTATAATAGAGCAAAAGTGCACAAATTATAAAGTTCTCAATTTTCGCATTCTATCTCTATTCCAAACTTTTCTATATTCATTTTGACAATTATTACATCTGCGTTTGGTAGCATTCGTACGTTCAACCTCAAACCATTCTCCACAATCAACACATTGAGCTAACTTTGTTTTTTTAACTTCAATATTTTTTTTCAAGTTCTCAACAATGTATTCTCCGTAGCAATACCATAAAATGTGTTTTCCTTGACTATCAAAATCATGGTACAAATATTTCACAATCATATCTGCAATTTCATTTTCAGAATATCCAAACTTAGACATAGTATTTTTAATATCTTCACGCAACCAAGAATAATTGTTTTCTTCGTCACTTGAATTATTGTTTATTTTATATTTCCATTGCTTATTTAATTGCTTATATTCATCAATAACTTTTTTATTCACTTGAATGTTTGAATTATTCATAAGTAACCGATAATCAATTTTACCAAAATCCAACCCTCTAAAATCTAAACGTATATCTTTTATTGAATCATATAGTTTATTAACCAAAGAGTTATTTTTCTTTTCAACTTGCGATTTATCTTTATCTTTTGCATAAATAAAAAAGTGGGGTACTTTGTGCCTTGTAAAATCTCTAATCTTTTTGTCGATTTCAGATGGTCTAGTTGGCTTGTATAATGTTTTTGCATAATCGATTGTGAAATTATTCTCCATACAAAGCAATTTTACAATATTGATAGCAGATTGTTTTTCTTCATCAGTACCGTTTACAAACACATCACTATTCCAAATCTTTGAAATATTATTGCTATAAATTCCAATATTTCCACCTGTAAATGCAGAATTAAGTCCTTTATAAATGTTTTGTGGAGTTAATTCACATGGTTCTGCTTTTTTCATGTCATAATAAAGTGGTACGATACCAATCATGTTTCTTTCTGCAATTAATATGAATTTATAATCTCCGATAACAAGAGCATGATCTCCATCAACATCAAATTGAAGAATTTTACTAATTAAATCATGGCAACTTGTGTAAATACCGTTTGTCGTAAACCATTTTTTGATTTCTTCACGTTTTTCTCCAAAATCCTTATAAGCCATATTATATCTAACAGCATGTTCTTTATATAAATGCGGACTTCTCAAACAATCAACCTTTTCAGAATTTCTAAATAAGTTACAAAATACATGATTATCGGATAATAACCCATTAGGATTCTCAATATGTCCAAACCAATATTCACAAGCTGCATAAAAGTCTGGTAACAAAAATGTATATTTCCCTTGAACCTCTAATTTTCCAGCACGATATTGTTTTAATAATCCATTTTTTATATCGCGAATGACTATCTTCATATATTCATCATTCAAGAGGTTTGGATATATTTTAACCGCTTGTTGTAGTGGGGTAGGATGCGTATTATACGGAGTTATTCCAAATACATTAAATAACCCCTCTTTTGTTTTACAGATATTTTGTAGTTTTTTATTTGAACGCTCAACTAAATATTCTAATTCAGAATTAGTTACATCGGTAAGAGTCTGTAGTTCCTGATAATTTATCTTAGAGTTTTTTATTCTTATTTCTTCCTCATTACAATAACCTGCTTTACACTTATATTTTTTGAAATATTCCTTATACTCGTCCCATGAATCGTAATATTTATACATCTTGAACTGAGATTTTGTAAAGATTATCTGTATATCTTCGGCAATTATATTATGTTCTTTTCCGTAAATGTCCTTAATTATAGGAGACCATCCTTTTTCATTTATGAGAGTCACATAATCAAACACACCTAATAACCCCTTTACCCACGGCAATCGTACCATCTTATTTTTACCATGTAAAATCATCCCTGCTCCGTCAGTATGAGGAATAGGAATTCTACCAGTTGTACGAGTAATAGAATAATCTTTTTCATCAATAAAATCATAAGTCCCCAATACATTTGTTTCAAAATCATCAATTACAATGGACCTATCAATATCAAAATCTTTCCATTCATCCGTAGCAGAATTTGTGAGAGCCAAATAAGCTAAATGCTTATTAACATTATTTCCACCTTTTGAGTTAATTTTTTTAATAGTTAATCCGCACATAATTGTCTTTTCGTATTTATCCCATATAGACTCTTTGATGAAAACTGCTTTTTTCTTGCGAATCTGACCGGCTGAAGAAGTGAGATATTTATACTTTTCACCTTTGTATTTAAAACCATAATATGACATATCCTTAAATACATCAAAATAATATACTTGTACAGTAATGAGATTCTCTGTCAACTCATTCTTTTCTAGTCCCATTATTCGTGTAAGAGCAGAATCAAAAACAGATATAATATTTTTTTCTGAAATTGTTTTTTCGTTTAATACACGGATATGGTCTTTCCCATTTGTTGATTCATTCTGCTCAACTTTATGTTGTAAAAGGGATAGAAGATCGTCCTTTATTTTATTGGCAACATCAACTTTATGCTTATATAATTTACTAAGTCTTTGATATTCAAAAACAATTTCTTCTGAACCATTCTTTATATCAATGTCATTCTCAGGAGATTTTAAGTTTGAAACTTCATCTTTAGTGTAACCAATAGATAACAAATTTTTCTCTACTGATATTCTGGCGTTACCAATATAATTTTTCTCCCGTCTTATCTTTGCATTTTTATTATGTAAATACCGTTCATGGTTACTATAAAAGTTTCCAGTATCAACGGAGTACATATTTATTTGTTTATCTAATGCCAATTATTTACCTCCGTTGATTCTTGATAAATTTACAATATCTTTTAATTCGGAGTTTATGTATCTGTAATAATCTTGATAATCCCATTTATTGTTATTTCTAAAAGGTACTTCCATGCGATATAGAGGGATATTATTCTTTTTACAATAATCATCTTTTATTTTATCTCTTAATTTAGATTCTTTTCGTTTTATTTGTCTTGGTGTATCACCCAAATGTCTTTCTCTGTGTTCTTCATCATCGACTTCAATAAGGTACACAAGATTGTCACTGTTATCAAATACTGCGAAATCATATTTCAAATTTTCATTGTTTCTTCCAAGTAAGTCATCAAAAGTATACTGAATTTTAACATTGCATTGCATATTCTTAAAATAATCCCACACAACCTTTTCATTAAAACCCATACTACAAATTGGACACCATCGTCCTTTCTTGATATTGCCGGGTAACATATCCCAAACATAATTATGCTTGTTACATTTAACACTTACATAATTATAGGCTCCGCTATACTTACTTAACAACTGTCCGTTTTTTGATTGTAATATCTCAAATATTTCTTTTTCAAAGTTGCCGGATCTTCCAGAACAGTACGGACACCAATGTTCGCCGCTATATAGCGCGTCAGCAGTTGTTTCAAAAATTGGGTGTTCAGGATTTGCACACTTAAAATGATACTCGTCTTTTGCTTTTGTCCATTTCTGTTCTAAAACATAACCACCACGTTCTTTACAATAGTCAACAAGACGATTATAATAAAAACTCTTATCTTTCTTGTTTCTTTGTGCAGAATTTGATTTTCTGACTGACTGGCATTTTTTACATGGAAGATAATATGATTTGCAGATGTTTTTAGCATTTACAGTTCCATATGTATCTCCATGTTTATTACAATGATATACAAAATCAATTGGCCTTTCAGAGCCATTATAGTTACTCAATATCTCAACTTTATTACCATGATAATCAAATACTTTCTTTTCAAACCATTCTTGGCTTTTTATCAAATGTCCTATAGTTCAGTCCTCCTAAGTTTTATGTATTTTTCGGTTTTTAAACCACTATATATTTCTCTTATTTCTTAATTCTTGCTACATATTCTGTATCAATTAAAGTAACTAATTTCTAATTCTCTTTGCATCCAATAATAAAATTTACCTCTGTCTAAGTTCATTTCATTCATATTGCATTTCTCCTTAATTTTGAAATGGTTTTTGTGATTTTATCAATCAAAAACCTAATATAATTCACAGTCACTCTAACTATGCAGTTTCTCAAAAGCATATCCATCATTCGTCGTGTAATAAATCTGTCTTATACCTAAATCTTTAATAGCTGCCATGCAAGAATCACATGGTTTGGACATTCCAAAGTCCCGATCCTTACGTATCCGATAGATATATAGCTTCACTTTGGTGAAATTTATATCCATATGCCGGATTAGGTTGAGACAATGTATTTCGGCGTGCATTTTAGGAAGATACTTACTATCTCTATAGCGTATCGTCCGGAACTGATTATAGTATTGTTGTCTGGGATGGGTCTTATGGGTGTTACAACCGATGGCGATGATATTACCTTGATAGACTGCAATGCAGCCAACATGTGTTTTTTCGAAATCAGAGATGAGAGCGGCCTGATGTGCTTTTTCAAAGTATCGATAGTCTGACTTACTGAGCATTCAGACGTTCCCTCTCGTATAAATCGTTTCCCTTATCAAAACACTTCATTTGATATACATAGCGGTCTATGTAATACTTAAAGAATCCTTCGATTAGCAATTTTGTAAAGTATTTGGCGATATCAGTCTTTATGGTTTCATATGTGGAATCGAATACAATATCAGTAGCCTTGTGGATTTGGTCCCACATGCCGACATTAACCTGTCTTAAATAGAATGACACTAAATATTTCCCAGAATCCTTATTGAAAATATACTCGGCTTTTACTTTGTAATCATTTTCTAAATCGAATTCTATAGATGGTACATTTTTATATCTGATCATTTTATTACCTCTTTCTGTTTTCTGCTAATTCTCTATTCCTTTTACATTGATGGTCGAATCGTATGTCCTTTGCAATTTTATCTGCGATTTCTACTAATGTTGAGTGTCCGTCAAAACTCCAGGTTGTAATTTCTCCTCCATATGTACTATGGTCGATTGGGGTATATATGCTTTTCATCTAATAATCGTGTTCTCCTTACTGTTAAATTATTTGTGATCATAATCCTCACTCCTTTTGTGGTGTGATTGGTTAGTTACTAAAAGTAATATTCTCTTTTTTCATATGTTCTATCTGTTTGCTAATTTCAGCATTGTAATCATACTTAGTATCAATAATAGAAACTCCATTGGTATCCTTGATATAATGCCTATAATCGACAAATATTTTTGGTGTAGTATTGAATTTGACATCATTATTTGTGTCTTTAAACCTGGTGCGCTTCATTTTGTGGTTTTTAATAATATTCATGGCATCCAGTATATCTACAATCCGGCCAATATATCGTTCTGACAATCCTGTATCTTCAGCAATCTTTTGATAGTGCCGGTAGCAACATAAGGGCTTATCCGGATTCCGGTTCATATTTACACGGAGATAGGAGAGGAGCAATAATATGTATGCTGATGACATCCTGGCGAGGTCAATGCCACTATCTTTTAATTCTCCCTTGAAATCCAAAATTCGTTGTAATTCATCAAAGTAGATGATTCCGAAACTATCCGGAACATCAAACTTCTCTATATTCAGTTTTAATTGCTGGTATTTTACCGAATTAGTAGACTCATGAAGGCAACTCTCAAAGTCTGGACATTCTACAAAGTATCCATAGTGGGAGAGTAGTAATAGAACATCATAATATTTTTGATTTATCTTTCCATCCCTATAGTTAGGCTTGAGTTTTGACCAGTGGCACAGCTCCGTGATAGAGAAGGCCACTGTATCATCCAGGGCGCGTCTTGCACATAAGTATGAAAAGATAATTGCTCGTTTATCTCCAAGATCTTTGTCATATATTATTTCTCGTGGTATCTTTACATAGTTAGGCAAGATGCGTCACCTCGCAAAACTATAAAAAGTCTACATTAGAACCATTATCTGTACGTGCCAAGAAATCTGTTAATGCTTTACATCTCTCTTTTGGTAAATTTCCATTATCTCTTTTTTCAATTAACTCATCCAAACATCTTTTGAAATATGTATATTGGGGTCTCCAAGTATCTCTAATATCTTTTGCCAGGGAATATTGACTATTTAGATTATCAAAATCTTCCATAGAAACATCATCCCAATTTCCTAATTCCAATTGAAATGCGATATCAGCATAAATTCCTTTAAAAAAGTATGGTGAAAACAAAATATAATCTGGCGATGTTGCATCACCTAAAAGAAATTTTACTCTTGCTGTAGCCTTTTTAGAAAATTGTTTTCTACGCTTGCGATGAACGGGAGCACATAACACACATGTTTGTTCTTTCAATTCAGTTATATCAGCTTTGTTTTTATTAGCGTCATCTTTCAGGATGGTCTGTTCTTCCTCTATCCTTTTAACTTTATTTTCATTTTCTATTAAACGATTTTTGAGTTTCTCGAATTTAATCTCAGAAATTTTCTGTTCAGCAATTTCCATTTGCTCTGGTGTCATATTATTCAAATCAATTATTAAATTTTCCATATATATTATCTCCTTTTTTTGTCTACTGTACGTCTATAACGTAATCAAATTTAGTTCCTAATAGCTTCTTCATTTCGTCAGACCAATTATCTATTTGAGTAATTATGTCAGTTAAATTTCCTATGGCAACATCACTACTATCTAACGTTTCCATACAACGCTTAAATTTGATAGGAGCAAGTTCTTCTTCTAATAATTTCTGTAGTCTAACAGATAAACCAGCTAATTCTGTAGCAGAATCAATTTGCCTTCCTAAATCAGATTTTTGCTTTGTTAGAAATTCAATATCAGACTTAAGTTTTACATACTTGCTGGCATCTTCCTGGTTTAACTTGACTTTTCTTTCTAATGAACTTTTTTCGGTTTCTAGTTCCGAGATTTTGTTTTCCAATTCCTTTATTTTAGGATTATCAGTTTTGAGTTGTTTGATTTCATCGATGTATTTCTGGACTTCACGTTGCGTAATTTTTTTTGTGGTGTCTAGTGAAGAAATAAGGGAAATTTGTTCATTTTCTGATAAATTTCGCATAATTGCTAAGGCAGTGGTAGAAGTCACAATTCCTGTATCAACTAATTCTTCAAGTTCTGGGATTGCTTTTGTCAATCTCATATAATTACTCATAGTTTGTTTTGCAATGCCATAAGATTCCGCCAGTTCAGTTTGAGTGTTTGGAATGTCTTTTTCAATCAAAGGAAAATTATTTTCTCTTGATTTTCGATTTCCTCCATGCTCAAACCCATAATAATCATTTAGAAAGTTAAAACATCGACCCATTTTAATTGGGTTTGGATTGGACAATACACGTTGGCGAAGGTTAGATTCAATAAGGTCTTTAATTTCCTCACGTTCATCGTCGTACTGTATCATCTTATAGGATACCTCATCAATTCCAAGTACTTTACAAGCCCTTACCCGTTGGTGTCCACTGATTATTACCTTTTCTTGAGTAATTGTAATTGCATTAGTTACACCAGATGTAGTAATAGATCTGATTAACTCATCCCAATTATCACCAGTCATATCATCAAAATAATATTCGTTTTGTGGATGTGGGTGTAGTTCTGATACTTTTATCCTTCCTTCTAAATCCATGTTAAATCCTCCCACCCATATTTTTCTTTTAAGCGTATATATTTCATTATCAGTTCATAAATTATTTTATAAGCTTTATAAGAATAATTTTTTGCTAACCAATTAAATAATTCTTCTTCATTAGTTGAGTCATGACAATATCCAGATATAAATTTATGTAAAATCGAGTGACAATTGGGACATACACAACTTATATTATTTAAGGAATTATTTCCCCCTTGCTGTAATGGAAGAATATGATGTATTTCTAATAATTGTTTAAAATCCATGGCACAAACATCACATTTATTTTCATGATAATTTATAAGTTTTTCTCTATTTCTAGATATCTCATTTCTATAATTTTTAATTAGCTCATCTCGTTTGCTTTTTATAAGTTTTTCTCTTTTTTTGTATATATTTTCTATTGCTACACAAATTCTTACTCTCTCTAGTTCCGATGGAATATATTTAACTCTTTCAATGTTTGAGTAAAGCATAGCTAAAAAAATATCATCTTCATTTTCATAAGTATGTACATCACACATAACGGTGTTGATACCAAGCTCCTTACATGCTCTAACTCTTTGGCGCCCAGATACAATCATCTTGTCGGGAGTGATAACTATTGGTTCAATGATACCTCGTGATTTTACAGAGTCTAAAAACTCAATCCATTTTTCACCCGACATATCATCAAAAAACTCATTATTACGTGGGTGTGGTTTTAATTCATTAATATTGATCTGTTGCATTTATAATTTCCTTTCTTTAAAAAATTTTAAAGTTCATAATTATTATCTTATTGTTCCGTGGTGGCATTTTGGCACATAGATAATTTACTAAATATAACGTACTCTAGTTTGCTAAAGTAAAAATGCATTTAGGTACGTCATACATGTACCTAAAACTCAAAATTCACTTCATTTGGGTACATGCCAGCTATCACTTTTGTGCGGTCAATATCAAGATAGACTCATATTATCAAGAGAAGAGATTATCTTCGTGTTTTCATTTACCACTCCTTCAATCGTATCTTCTCTAATTTTTCCTTCTTCCTGTTAATTCTCTTCACCTTACATCTCGGTTCGTATTTATTACATTTCTGACAATAGCCATTGTGATCCGAGTCCCTTCCCTTACTACATTCGCCTTTACATATGTAAAATTTACATGGTGTGATTCTATCCTGTGCCATAGTCAGTTCATCCTTTCTAAAATATCTGTGTCTTAGTGGCATACACAATTAAATCAGATTTGCTATATTCCACTTTGTTTACATAGTAATCAGTACTTAAGCTGTATAATGTATCGCCGGGTTTGATTCCTGATTTGGATAGTATAGATGGATAATTGTTTAATTGCCGATGATATCTCATTTGTTCTGGTCCTCTAACGAATAATTTCATAATATGTATTCCTCCTAATCTTTTGGGTAAACATCATCTAAATATGTATTCTCTCTTTGTCTAAGAAGATCTTCACAAACTGAAAATGCTATCCAGTCATAATCATCCTTGCGTTGTACCTGGTGTTGATGATATCTCCAGTTATCAATTAGAACCTGATCAGATAAAAGTTGATATCGTCTGTAGATTTCGTTGTATGTGTGGTTGTACACTGTGCTGAGATATAAATTGTTATTCATTGATTACGGTTCCTTTCTGGTGGGTTACTAATATATTCTCTACTCCATCATCAAAAATTGTTTTCTGTTTTACTGGACCGGAAGTGGATATCAATTCGTATTTCTCTAAAAGCGAATCAACCATTGCCTCAAATAGAACTCGTACTGTTTTGTCATGCTCTATGGCGTCTAAGGTATAACAACTCTCTAATTTGTTCTCATAGCAATAATCATCTACAACCTGGTTAAGTTCTATATCTGGATATATATTGTGAAATTCTCTATATAGCTCCTTATACAAGTTTTTGTTCTCTGCTATAGCAAAGTAATCCATCAACAGTTGATATTTTGGGAACATCTTTGTGGACCAGAATGAATATCGTTTCTTTGATATCTGTTTCTGTATGTTTTCCTGGTTCTGTTTAATTGAGATAATATCCTGTTGCATAGTCATAACGGATGATGAGAGAGTAGTAATTGTATCAACTAGGGGCTGAAGGTTTATATCTGACGCCGACTTATTATCAAGAAATACTGATGCCAATACATCGGCACATTTGTCCTGATACAATTCTAACTTTGATGTAAGTTCTGACTGATCTCGTTTCATCTTCGGTGTAATATTTATTTTGGTTAGAGCAATAGGAAGTTTTCTATTTGAAATACAAATAGTATTCTGAATAGCTCCACTTTCATCAGGTATGACAAAATTTTGGCACCCCTTAGACACAATAACATCGTTTATCCACTTTTCTCTGTTATGTCGTACTTGTCGTTCTGTAAATCCAAGATTTCTTAGTATATGGTTAATGGCCGTATAAATCTCACCGGTCGCGTTATCCCGAATAGCGACGAGAGAGTCCCCATAAAAATCAAAATCTGTTACCTGTAAAGCTGCGTTTGTATTCATATAATTTCTCCTCCTGATAATTTTCTGATGGCTGATAATAAATATTTCTCCGTTTGCGAAATAAATTTATCTATTTTTACGCAACAAAAAAGACAGGTATATGATTAACCTGTCTAATAAGTATGATATCTATAAATATTGTTATGGAATGAGCCAAGTGCTTTCCGGTTTGGCTATTAATCTTGCATTATTGTAAGCCATATCCAGAGTTATGCAAGTGTGTCCTTGATAATAATTTCCTGTTTTGGTTACGACCAATGCTAAATCTGGTGTATCATCAGTTTGAAGGCATAACGGCAATAACAATTGAATTTGACCATTAAAATATTGCGGGACCGCAAGTTTATAATTGGCTGATACTCTTTTTTTCATCGTGTCTATGGAACCGTTCAATGTATTGATTATATCCTTCCGCTTTAATATATCATCCGGAATTCTTTCCCTATTGTCAGGATTATCTAAAATATGCTTATAATAAACGTTTATCTGATAATGCCAGTCAAATAATAATAATTCGGGTTTTTCAAAATAATTTGCCCTGCCTGGAAAATTCTCTATTCCTAAACTGCCTAACTCATATGATGTGAGGAATTTTACGGGCTCTGTACCCTTTTGATAAGCATATATTGGTTCATAATAACTTGTGAACAAACCGGTATTAAATAAACCATATTCATTTGTTATGATAATATTATTTTCTGATTTCAGCTTTTCAAAAGTGTGTATTAAATAGTTTGCCAATATACCATTATTTGGGTATGTACCATTTGACCATGGTTCAGATGCTGCTAATTTTGATAGCTGTTCTGTGTAATTATTCCAATTTACTTTAAAGAAAGCCATTTTGTCACCCTCCTCGGTAAGAAATCTTTGTGTAAGTATATCATAATCGGACGGAGGCTCACAATCTTTTTCTACAGAAAATATATGTGACACTACATAACCTTGATATTTTTTGTAATAATTGTTATCCGAATTATTTTGACAATTGTGTAATAGAGTTTTAGCGTCAGATAATGCATACTCTTCCGAATGAGAATACACTGTTATCCAATCCCAATAACCAGTTGTATAATTTTCGATTTGAATGTGATATTTGTTCATTTTTAATTTTCCTCCAATATAGCTATTACAATCTTATATTCCTATATTCTCCTTTATTTCCTACTAATTCATAACTGGAATGATAAAACTACCGCACATACTAATCACAAAGGAAGGTGATGAAAATGGCGGTAGCTCAGAAAAGTGCAATATCTGTAGGGGTACTTTATATTCCATCCGATCTATATAAGACAACAAGAGATATCAGTATCTCATTTAACCAGCTCTGTAAGGATTCTCACGAGAGGATTAAATATAAGAAATATTGTCCATCGTGTAATAAGGAGATAAAGTCTAATGATGACATCATTAAGGGGTATGAGTACGAGAAAGGGCGCTATGTAGTATTTACTCAGGATGAATTGGATAAGCTGAAGACTGAAAAGGATAGGACAGTCCATATAGATCACACGGCCAAGATGTCTGAGATTGATAGTATCTACTTTGATAAAAATTACTATATGATTCCAGAGGCAGGCGCAGAGAAATCATATGAATTGTTTCGCCAGGCATTACTGAGCCAGAAACTGGTAGCGGTCGCCAAGACTGTGTTAGTGACTAAGCAGGAACTCCTGGTGCTATATCCGACTAAAGAATGTATCATAGCCAAGATTCTGTTTTACAAAGAAGAAATCCAGGAGTTACCAAAGCCAATACCAAAAGTAGAGATAAAGAAGGAAGAATTGGATTTGGCAAAGCTGATGGTTAAATCACTGGAGAGAAAATTTGACATCAGTGCATACCATGATGAATATCAGCAACGGCTGCGAGAGGCCATTACAGCTAAGATTAATGGTAAGGAGATTGTGGCTACAGATAATGTAACCCATGAAATGATAGATCCTATGGAGGCTATGAAGCAGGTAATAGAAATGCTGCAAAATGGTAAAGTTGGTACAGCATAATGGATATATTTGATAAAAAAGGTATCAAACCAATGCTGATTGCAGAGATGGTAGATCCGTTTGACTCAGATGATTATATCTATGAACTGAAGCTGGATGGGATGCGCTGCGTAGCATATTTTGATGATAGTAGTGTGGATTTTCGTAATAAGAGGGATTTTAAATTACTACCAAGGTTCCCAGAGTTACAGGATATTTATAAGAGTATTAGACATAAATGTATTCTTGATGGGGAGCTGGCCGTTATAGTGAATGGTATTCCTGTATTTAATATTTTGCAACGCAGATCTATACTGAATGATCCATTTAAGATAGAGTTGGCGTCTAAAATGAATCCTGCTATATTTGTTGCCTTTGATGTCATATATTTTGATGGGGAAGTAGTTGTTGATAAACCGCTTATAGAACGAAAGAAATTGTTGGAGGAATGTTTTGCTGAAGAGAGCAGTAAGATTGCTTACAGTAGGTATATTGAAGAACACGGCATAAAACTTTTTGAACTGGCAAAGAAGCAACATTTAGAGGGTATTGTCGCCAAAAAGAAGGATAGCTTATACTGGTTTGGTAAAGAAACACGGGACTGGGTTAAAATTAAGGTTATGACCGATGAGGATTTTGTGCTGTGTGGATATATTCTAAAGCCAAATAATATGACCAGTTTTGTTATAGGCCAGTATGATGGCAGTGAATTAGTTTATAAGGGGCATATTACTCTTGGTGCAAGTCTGAGGAAGCTTAATGAATACAAATATACAGTTATTGATAAATCACCGTTTGTATTTACACCTCCAGGTAACGAAAAAGCGGTGTGGTTAGCGCCTGAGTTAGTTTGCATTGTAGAGTATATGCCAGATGAGTCAATAGAGCGTCGGCAAGCGGTTCTGAAGGGGATTAGGGATGATAAGCTGCCGATGGAGTGCCAGGTAGGGGAGTAGGGATGCTCCCCTATTTTTTAAAACAATATATAAATAAAATCCGCGATATTAGTCACGGATTTTTTATGGATTAATTGAGTTTATGATGGTATGCTAATTGTCAGATTTATTCTCATATGTAGATATCATATTTAAAGCGCCTTTAGCCATTTCACTATCAGGGAAAAGCTCAAGTACCTTTTGATAATACTCTTTAGCAAGTTTGATATTATTAGATTGAATGTAACAATAGGCAATATTTATCAACGCCATTTCAGTATAAGAAGCTTTACTAGAAGATTGTAATATGAGATAACGGTATTTGTCGATCCAGGCATGTCTGCAAAAGAAATTATAACTTTTCTTAAACTCTTCGATAGCGTATACATAGTTACCCTTTTTACATAACAAAATACCTTTTCTGTGATTATGTGGGATACAAAACTCCAAAAAGAAATGAATTGCCCAATAAACTACCACTCCAAGACAGATTGCCAGCAAGGGAGGTTTTACAAACAAAATAGAAACTATAATTAATAAACCCAATATAAAAAATTGTGGAAACATTGATTGCCATGCCCTTTGACGCACTATGGATTTTCCAGATGACATATTAGTTCTCCTGTGATCAGAATATTTACTGTTTCTCTATCTCTAATAAATATTGATATGTAAATTCAATTGCGCTACAAGTCAGATACTCACACATATGTGGTGGATCATTTTCCGAAAAACCTGTAGGACGTAGTTCCAAACATCTAAGTGAACCAAATTTTTTCTCGAATGCGGATGCAAAACTATAACAATTAGATACTATTTCAGCTTCTGTTTTTCCCAATATGTGAAGATAGATTCCTATAAACATAAGCGTTCCTTCAACTAAACCACATTGTGCTCTATATCCGCCAGCCCCATGTAATCCAATTGCAGACCAAAATGTTTGTGGCTCAATGGTAATTTCAAATAGTTCACTCAGACAGATGAGCGATGTCCTTGCACAGTTTATATCCTCATCCCAATATAATTCATGTACTCTCTTTGATATATATTCTATCATTTCAACCTCCACACAACTGACACCAATTTGATTAATTATATCATATATTTCTCCACATGAAAATGGTGTGGTTCGGTGAGGAGATTCGGAAGTGAGGAGATTTCGTTGAAATACAAGGGATTTTTGAGATTTTGTGGTGTGATTTAGGATGAGTGAGAGGTGTTATTTCCTTATATAAAGGTCGAGTTCGGGAAAGTGCTTGATTTATAAGGAGTTTTAGGGGGCAGGAGAGTGATTTTGGTGTGTTTTGGGGCGAAAATAAATTGTCTGAAAATTTAGTTTTCGTTGTAAATACGTTGTTTTACCGAACTCGATACCGAACGAGTTTTGAGTGAATTCATGAATTGTGTACGTGATTTAAACAATTTAAAAGATCGGAAAATGAAAAATCTAGGTCGATACATGGGTGGAATAGATAGGGGCATTTGGTGAAAATGGGATTAACTGGGAAATGTAAACATACCCCCACCTATGGTATAGACAGCAAAAACCCTTGATAAATAAGTGCAAAATCAAAAATGCGTACTTTTGTTATTAGTACGCATTTTATTTATGTCTTGACTATGTTGTAAAAACAACGAGACGTATCAATGGGGCATGTTTAAACAAGCAATGCAAATTGTCTGACAATTAATTGTTCAAATAAGTTCGATAATTACGTTGTTTGAACAACATTATCACAAACTACTATAATTTATAGTACTATAATATACACTATCATAACCCCACCAACACATATCATGCTAATGTCACTAATAGCCTAGTTTTACTGTTTACTTAAACACCCCACACAACGCACCACAATCAAAATCTAGCCATTAAACACCCACACTCTAACAGCTTTACCCACCCATACCACAAACCAGCCTTAAAACGTCCCACAATGCGTCATATCCCATTAACACGCTTACATTGCCATTAACACACATCAATACTGGCGCCTGGCTCAATCACAAAATCCTATCCCTACATTATAATGCCCATAATCCATCATAACCATATACCCATATTACGCAGCGCAACGGCTCACAATCCATTTTACGCTATCAGTCCGACATATTATCGTCAACGGGGTAACAAAGTGAAATAACAACATTGCAATTCATATTAATTGCATTACATAAGCGTGTAATATCACTAACTGTTAATTCTTTTTTTTTAAAAACATTTTGTAATTGTTGGGGGCTGATTCCCATTTTACGGGCCACATGTGTATTAACGATTCCATTATCTTCCAAATACTTTCTATAATCACTCAAAAACTGTTTTGTATTTACATATTTTAACATTTATCCCTCCATCAATAGGGTAGTATATTATTGTACCACATTCTGTTTATGATTATAATTATACATATTTACTAAAATAAATCAAGTTATTAATAGTATTGTTTATCATTATCTACCAAAATGCGTAAAAACATAAATAAAACTATTTACAATCATAAATCAATATGCTATTATAAAGGTGTCCCAAGGGACAGGGCAACAAGCCCTACAACAAAAATAGCAACAAACAATAGCAACAATCAGCACCTTGATAATTGAATAGACTTTACACTCCCAACATGGTATAATCAATCCATATCAACCCAGTACAGGGAGGTGGTGAGACAATGACAGACAGCGAGAAACTTGATTTATTACTAACTGAAATACAGGCAATCAAAAAACAAGGCGCTGATACATTCAGCGAACTAATGAATGTTGAAACGCAAGTGATAAAAAATCAAGATGCAATAAAAGAACTAAATGTCAAGTATGATACACTGCTTTTAAAGGCTGATAATTCCACATTACTGCTTAAACTTATTGATAAACAGGCTGAGGAAATGTCTGAATTAAAAACGAGAGTATCACAACTTGAAAGCAAATTAGCATAACTACATACAGCCATATACTGAGTGTAAAGCCTATTGAATTATTAAGGGGTTTACACTCTTTTTAATTTGGTTTGAGGTCTACCAAGATATAGGTCATAAGTGCATATATTGTCATAAGATATGAGGGCTACCTATTGAGGGTCATAAGTGAACTATATAGCCTAGTCTGGACGGTTACGTGATATGAGTACCAGACGAAAATAAAACTAGGAAATCACCGCAGGGACACGGCGAAATACTTCCAACGGCTCAAGATCAGCAATGCCATATAATTGTGCTGGCGTGTGGGGACTTGTGAGAACCTCATATTAAAAAAATTGACACACGGAATGAGAATCAACGTCAAAGATTAAATGCTGGAATGGTTGGATAGCTAACCACCGAGGATAAGAATAAAAGCTATGAGCGTGTCCGTAAAGCGCACTTGCCTAGAAAAGAGTTGATAGCAAGTAGAAACGGCGTCAAAGGTTAGGACGGTTGGAAAATCGTTACTATGCGGGAGATAATAAAGAAGTAAAACCATTAATTCCGGCGAACCACTGAAAATGTACATAATGTCGTTTGCTTCCCGTGCGGGGCAATCATAAAAGTGCTAATATAGTGTGGTTTAAAGGGTCCCCAATGTTGCTTATGGGAAAAACTAAAAAGATTGTGTTTACACAATTGGGGCAACGGTTACATATTAACAATCGCACCAGGTTACAGTCCATCAGGCGTGTATATTCCGCCTGTAGCTCCAGCCTATAAAATGGGAGAACATGGGACAGCATTAGAACGCTAAACAGATCTACGCTGCCGATCCACAGCGAGAAAGAGGGTATATCTCAATCCACAGAGAGAAAAGATTATAGTGGGGGTCTGCGTACCTTAAACGCCGCACCTTATAGCTTGCATATGGTCTATCAGTCCAATTGATTATAATTGACTGTTTTAACAATTCCTTACGTGGATGGCACGGCAGAGACGGTAGGAAAAGGAAGTCAAGAATATAATCAATCCGGACAACTGTTAAAAGTAACAATCATCAAGGAAGATGGAAAGCATTGATTGACGTTGTAATAACCACCGCCAAACGGGACATAAAAGCAACTATAAGCAACCAATATGAGTACAGGGCGGAGCACTTGGGGCATTACAGGCAAGAGCCTAGCATAACTATTGAAAAACACTAAGCAGGATGGATCATATCGCAAGTGATAAGGTAAGTGTTACGGTCTTGGCGGTCATAATAACGCTACGGGAGTATAACCCAGCAGGGCCTTTATAATTATAATAAGGAAATGGGAGGATAATAAATATATGAATCAAAAAAAAGCATATAAGAAATTTGTCAAGGAAACAAAATGGTTATGCAATAACTTGTATCGAGAGGACATATCAGAATATGCCAATGATACGCTGAATAATTTATTTACACTTTTCAACTATGGGTGTATATCGGCTAATTTTTACGATATGTTTGTACGTCGTGTAGCATCGGCTATGCACGTTAATAGCATCTATGACATTCCCTGACTATATCGGGGATATGATACCATGGCAGCGCCTTCCCGTGGCGGTATCGTAAGTACGCTTTATAAGCGGAAACTAAGCTGTGAACCTATCAAGGGGTGTGACATTGTATGCCTTTTGTGGTATAATATAGCCACTTGATAGGTAGGAGGGATAATCATGGAAATAAACACGCAAGAAAAAATTAAGCGTGCTATGAGTAAAGCTAAAATCAGCCAGGAAGATATTGCTAAAAAATTTGGCGTAACACAAGGTACTATTTCCCAAAGATTGAAAACTGGAAAATTTTCAGAAGAGGAAATGAAAATGATTGCTGAAATTATGGGGGCAAAATATTTTTCTGGTTTTGAATTCCCTGATGGAGATAAAATATATTGAAAAAAATCAATAATTATTAGGAAAAACCATTGACTCGTAATGGGTAAAGTGCTATACTTAATTTCAGAAAATAAAGAAGGGAGAGAGAAACAAGTATGACAGAGACGGAAAAATTGATATTGGAAAAGCTGGATGCATTGAACCAGAAAATTGAAAGAGTAGATGAAAAAGTTACAAAAACCAACCTTACCATCGAAAACGAGATTAGCAAGAAAATCGACATTATCGGTGAGGGTCACGATTTCCTTAAACAGCGTCTTGATGAAGCCCTCCAGATGGAAAAGAAACGCGAGAGCATGGAACTTGAATTAATCAATCTCCGAATGGAGATAAAGAAAATAAAAGAGCATTTAGACATTGCATGATAACAGAAGCCCTTACGGTAACAACAACGTTATGAGGTGTTAAACCCTCAAAGGGCATTTGCTCAAAAATGAGCATAGAAAAGGGCGGTTGCGCTAACAACCACCCAATTCTAGGGAACATGTACAAGAATTGTACATATCCTCAGTCCCTAAGCAAGATTGAGTATATCACATTTCTTGGAATCCGTCAAATTCTTGATGGAAAATTCCCTAAAACAAATTAAGCGCATTTTCTCATTCTGTGATTCACTTTTCAGAACGTGTATTAAATGCGCTCAAAAAGAGAACTAATACATATCAAAATTATTCATTGTACTATGGAATTAGTGGGATTAAGTCCCGTGTTTAACATTCTAAATGGATAATACGCACTTTGACAACTAAAAAATAAGGTGGATAAATTTAAAGATAGTATAAGGCCATCAGTTTACGCTGGTGGCTTTGGTAGTATCTTTAAGTGATAAATCAAAATTTATGGAGGAAAATATTATGTCAAAGAAAAATATCAATTTTAAGAGCATGTCAGAAAAGGCTGCAAACCAGATAAACAGCTTTAAATTTACCATGATAGCAATGGCTAAAGAGAATGTTGCTTATCATGCAACAATGAACCAGCTTGAAAAGAAGCTGGCAGCAATTAAAGAGAATCGCAAAAATGATTTAGAGCAAGGCATGAATGAAAATGAGGTAGTTGACAAATATCCCACATTAGAAGTAGACAAGGCAATCAATCGGGAAAAGTTGCGCCATGAAAAGGCGCTTGCCCCACTTAAAGATACTTTACAGGATACATATGTTTTTGTTCCTGAGGATATGTATGCCGCATACGTGCGTAAAATTGAGGATGGGAAACGTGGTGATTTTTTGAGTGCCATTGCCGAATTCTTGAATCGTTTAGGGGTTGAATCCTGTACAGATGCACAAATCCGTGCTATGGCTGAGCGAATGTCAGACTGTTTGGGCGCTAAAGTATCTAATGCAACTGCTATTGTAAAAAATGAAGAATTGCACAGCGTTTTAAAGAAACGTGCGTTTTACAAGTTGTTTATGTCAGTATTCTGTGATTTATACATGTAATGATTTATTATTTAGCATGCAGGGAAGCACAAACTTGCTTACATGGATAAGTGATAAAGAGCAAGCTGCATTTTGAAATGGAGGGCAAATAACTATGAAGGGTATAAAAGTAATTTATGGTTACAAGGATCTTGATCACGCAATTATGTGTACAGTTAAGGATCTGATTTTTAGTGGTATGGATATCTTACTTGTTGCGGAGTGTGAGGGTGGAACCATTACAGCTCCAGTTGAAATGTTTCAGTGGATGGAGGTATAAGAGAATGAAGAACTATACAATCAAAACTGTAGTTAGGGAACAAGCGTTGCTGAAAATGGAATTATCACCATATTCGTTAATTGGGGATAGTATTTCATATAGAGCCGGTTACATAAGGGCATTGCAAGACTTAGGGCTAATTGATGGGCTTTCGGCTGCTAGAATGCTTATGGAAGTAGAGTCAATGGACTGGAAGCAATAGAAATCAATATTTCAAGGGAGGGGAAGAATGAAAGATTATAGAATTGAAATTAGTAGTAATAGCGCAAACAACATTGTGAGGGAGGAATATAAATGGAAAGAAAGTTTTATGACCCTGAATATGACAGAATAGTTGATGAATCAGTACCTAAAAAACAATATGCATGGTTCAGTGCGCAATCGTGGTTTCATCAATCCTATGATGACTTTCTAGCAGAAAATTTCACAGTCATAGAATAAAGGGGCGCTATATGAAAGATAGACAAATTGAGCACAAAGTTATCAATGGCCTATTAAAACAAGGATATCAGCCAGATAAAGCTGTTTTAGAGGACATCCGGAAAACTATAATGAGGGAATCCACAGACAAATATCATCCGTACTATATCCTGGGATTAGTCTGTGACTATGGCTTTTATTTGGGCGTAAAGGGTACACAATTTGAGGTCCCATTATAGATATATACGCAAGGAAGGATGGGAGAAATGAAAACTATAACTACAATCTTAATCACGGCAGCAATTACGGCGCTCATTACAGCGTCTATTTTTATGCACAGTTCAAACCATCTCAATATGTCCAATGTGACAGACTTTAGAGCCACAGATACAGGGTTAATGCTCTATACAGAGGATGGCGCAGGATGGTACTGGGAACGATAATTAGGGCATATACGCGTCACAACGTATATGCTCGTTTTACTTATGGGAGAGATACATAATGGATTTTGTAACAGCATTATTGATATTGGCCGGAGGTTATGCGTGATAGAAAAAGATAGTGATAAGTATTAATAGCGCAGGAATGAGGTATTTCTTTGTGAGATATCTCTTTTTTAGTGGAATGAAATAGAGAATACATATAACGAAAGGGAACAAGGTGAGTCTATGGCTTATAAAAGGAAAACAGTTGATAGATGGGACATATTGGGTAATTGTGGATATGGATGGGAAGTTGAAAATTCCGAATACACAAGTGAAGACGCAAAGCGAAGCTTGAAAGAATATAGGGAAAACTGCAATTACCCTATCAAGGCAGATGATAAGCATAAATATTTTAATGAACATCATATTAGGGGTGGACACGTTCTGTTATCAGGAGTAGTTGAAACTACAGAGGAACAGAAAGAAAGAATATTCAAATATTATAAAAATATATTGGCAACTGAAGGACGTTCAGAAGAGCATTTAAACGATCCTATTCGGTTCAACTGTATTGAGTATTTATGTTCTTTCTCAAAAATCAATCCGTATGAGATGGCGGCCAGCCTAGCTAGGTCAGGATATATAATATTATATGATGATTCGTCAATAAGTCAATTAGAAAACAAAAAGAAAGAAAAATGTGTAAACAAATTAATTTGTAGAACTATGGAGGCATAATCATGAGAACAATTAAGCACGAGGAGATAGGCGGTGGATCTACACATGCAAGAAAAATTATTATTGATGCTTGCGAATTATCAACAGGGGAATTTGAAGCGATGGCGCTAGATGAAGACGGGGAAGAATTGACAGGGCATAAAGCACATGATGAGGACTCTATAACAGAGGCGTTCTACAATCTCATAAATCAGTATGCGGAGCCGCTTCAGAAAGCCGTATATTGCGCTGGGCTTGTTCCTGGTGAAAAATATACACTTGCATATTGTAATGAGTTTGGGTTCCCGGTAACACAAAAAATCACACTTGATAGTGTGCAATTAACTACATATGCACAGTATAGCGATTGTGTACGGCTTGTATTTAAGCCATACCGAAAAAGAACCAAATACGCAAAAACTTTTTATAATACAACTCTTTTGATTTTTGAAGGATGGCAGGATTTACCGGAAAATTTCGGTTACACGGTTGAACGGGAAACAGAAGATTGTACTGTGAGAAAAAGTAATTATACCTGTTTTGACAGTCGTTATATTGACGATATAGAAAAGGTTTTAAAGAATCCGATTGTTGCATATCGAAACTACGAAATAGGTGTAAATGGCAAAATATACGCATAGAAAGGCGGTATACATATGAAAGAGTGGAACGGAAAACTCGTTAAAAAGTGGCATAGCGCTATGGATCGGAATGGGAATAAGGTCGGCAAAATTTTCTATGAGGACGGCACAACAGAAATTGTCAGGGGTGGAAACGCTGCACAGTTACCCTGGACAAGTGATAAGCACTATAAATCACTGTCTGGATTGTATGGGAGTAAATAGGGAGGATAGTATTATGTATGGAATGAAAGAGATAGGGAAATACAATGTTGATTATGAAGGCTTGTCTTATGATGGAAAAATTCCTTATCAAATGGTTATCATTTCTGAGTTTGATGGAGATAAGGAACTATCAAGGAAAAGGTTTTATTTTAGAGATAATATTGGATTGAATAGATTTTATATTATGCCACCATTAGGAACGGAAGAACAGATTGAGGATATTTTACAATATCCTAATAATTCAAAGATCAGAGTATATAATCAGATGGTCATTGAAAGAGAATGAAAGGTAGATTTCCAGAGCTACATATATTATAATAATACCAGAAGGGAGATATATTCATGAATAAGATGTTAGTTTCCATCACTGCTAATCCTGAAGGTCGTTATCCGACCGTAGAAATATTAAAGCAAATTAAGGCAGCTTGCAAAGAAGTGGTTTTTCCCAATAAGCCAATTGAGCATACGTGTCTAGCTGATTTATCAGTTAATGGGGATGTGTGTTATTATGGAGTCTCAGAAGGTGTTTGGGACTCATGGGATAATAATGCAGTTACATATAGAGAACGAATTTTAACCCTGTATTTTGCATCAGAATTGGAATTGAATAGAGAATAACAGAAGGAAGGTTTAACAGCCTTCCTTTTATAATACAGAAAATAGGAGGGAAAATATTGTGGCATTGTATTATGAAGTCAATAAAAAATATATTGCACGGTATGGAACTATTGAAAAAGCAATAGAAGAAGGCTATTTTATTGACTGGACACCAGAACGTATAAAAGCAGCTTTTAATGCTGGTAATGGAACTATGAAAGATTTTAAAAGATATATGAATGATAATAAACAGTTTTGTAAGTATTTGAAATGGCGTAATCAAAAGAATTTGTGATTTTTTGTGAACAGTTAGAAGGCATTACGGAGAATACAAACCGTAGTGCCTTTTATAGTGTCCATAATCGGCAAAATCACAGGAGGATAAGGAATATGTTAAAGGAGATTAAAACAAGCTACAATGAGTCATTGTACACACTCACAGAAGCGGAAAAGATTATTGATTTGCAGAGGGCCAGGAGAAGTAAGAATCAAAAACAAATAAGCATTTGTTTTATCAAGCAAAGAATATGTGGTGTCCTACTAATTGTTTTGGGGTGCGTGGTTGCTGTTATTGATAACACGGCGGGAATGGCTGCTATTGTCTGCATTGCGATAGGTATTGGGCTTGTTATCACTCGCCAGATTGTAATGATGTTTAGGAGGTAACGAGACTATGATTACGGAAATTATTATCAATGGAATAAGCGTAACACAAGAACATGGACATCTCTTGCTTCAGAAGGACGGTATACAAATGCGTTGCGATTTTGGCGAATTGAACGAATGCATACCGGAGTTTGAGGAGTATCTGAAGGATAAGAAATGCATACGGCAATTATTATAATCAAATGGAGAGATAACACCATGGATAAGTATTATAGAGCTAGAGTTAGAGCAAGATGGGGTATTGATGAAGTAATGCTATGCGGATATACGTTCCAAGAAGCAATTAAGAGGTTTTTTAAAGACTGTATTGAATCGGATGATACAGGGTACTTTTTTGAAGTGGCGGATGCCGATATGAGCAGTTTGGAAGGTAATGGACATATTTACTATGTGGATGATTTACATGGAAAATATGCAATAGAGATTGAGTCATTTGAGGTGAACTAACAAAAACGCAATTTCAAGCCTTTATGATAAGGGAAACGGAGGAAAAGAACATGAAAAACAAAATATTATTAGATAGATTCACAGAATTAGCAAATAGCCGTAAAGCGGAAGTTATTGATTTACAGGCTGAATATTTACTTAAACAGATTGAAAATGAAATGATTCAGGAACGTTTTAAAAAGTGTCACAATAGGATTTTATCTGAACATCCTTATTATGCAGAAAGAGAGTGTACAAGAAGCGGAAATAATATTGCCACCGGTGATAGAATACTTGACTGTGCGGATGAATGGCTTATGTCAGAAAGTGATTTTGATGAATACCAGAGGCGTTGTCTGCCTTTATATGTGGAGGATGGGTTGACAGATGCAGAGGGAGTATATACAGAGGAAGGCAACACGGAAAACCAATTGCGGGAATTAAAAGAACGTTTGATTTTGATTGGCGTGGAAATTTTACCAGAAGATTTTCCGAATAAGTATCTTTTAATTGACGCAATCAATTATAGAACATGTAAGGCTTATGAAACGAGAGAAAAGATTTTTGAATTGGTTATGCAGTTACGATGATGTGGAGCAATATAATTTTGTAGGCTTAATGGAGGTAAATATTATGTTGAAATATATTGAAGATTATAAAAGATGTGAGGAAGAAAGAGCCAAAGAGAGAGACTTAATGTATGAAGACACTGAAAGAATCAGAGAAAAAATCCAGGAAAGAGAAAAACAGATTGAACGATTAAAAAAGAAATTGGAAAAAAGAGAAAAGGATTATTACGAGAAAGATTTTCCAAATTGGATAGAAACCATCGTTAAGCCTCTTATGCAGGATTTGGAATACAAAACAGGGCTACATGGTGAAATATATGGTCCCTTTGGTCTTTGTTGTAAAACATCAATATATTTACGTGAAGATATGGAGAAATCAATCACAGAGCAATCAACATTACATATAACCATAGAACCACCTATGAACGATGGAAAAATATATTACGAAACAGGGGAAGTTAAAGAGGGATATGCTAAAGATAGTATTGGAGCATTAAACGGAATGAACAGAGTGATGGCGGTGCTACCGGATACTATTGAAGAGATTGTTGCATTATTAAAATGACAGGAAATTCACATTTCAAGGTTTGAAAATAAAAATAGAATAGAAGGAGTGAAACAGTATGGATAATAAATACGTTTTAAAAATGTTAGAAGATGGAAAAATTGAGGAATTAAAAAAAGCAGTGCAGGATGAAATATCAGCAGGAATTAAACAATATCCCAGGAGCGAAGCAACGCTATGCAGCCATGAAGCGTTATTTTAGATTTGCAGATGATAGAAATGATTTTACATGCAGACCTAAACAAGTGGATGAACTAGCTTGTTTTTGTGATGGTTTTACAGCGGTTAGAACAAAAGAAAGTCTAGCTGATTTACCACAGTATGATGATTCAGATAGACCGTATGTTGACTTGGATAAAATAATGAATGTGGAAAGTGCCAACGATTACACAGAGGAAATAAATTTCAATGAAGTATTTGCAGAGGCAAAAGCAAATGGTTACAAGTTTAAAAAGAATGAAGTAATACAGGGGGATAATTTTACTACAGTTTTCTTCTATAACGGTGCTTATTTTAAAGTTGGCTTATTGGATCAAGCATTTTCTATAGTCAATGATGGAGAGAATGCGAGAGTATACTCTACTGGTAAGGCCACAACACCTATAAAAATCATCACGTCAATTGGTGAGTGTGTATTATTACCAGTCAGACCAAAAGAGACAGACAAAGATTTTGCAAGTAAAACCGTTATTAAAGTAGCAAGTAAACATGATTCTAAAGCAACATAGAACCGCATACAAGAGAAAGGTATAAGTATGAAGATAAAAGGAAATGAAGTTTTGCGGATGTCCGAAAAAGGATTTCTTGCTATTGCTTTTAGGCAATTTGACATGGGTATGAAGTATAAAATATACAGAAAAATCACCTATCAGTGTGAAGATGGAACGTGCAACAACGTTTGGGAATATGTAAATTCTTTTGGGACACAAGGAGAAGCGGAACAATACCTTAATATGTGTTGTGACGCAGAAACGATAAGATAAAAAGCGATTTTCAAGTCACTTTGAATAGAGAAGGAGAAATTATGAGTGCATATATGAATAGTGGAAAATTTATAGAGCATTACAATGGTAGAGATATTTACGAGGATGAAGGAAGGTTTTATGTTGTAAAACCAGCAGATTATAATTGCTGTGCAGTCAAAGAAACAACTGGAAGATCTTCCATTGGAAGTTGTAGAGAATACATAGATTGTTCCAACAACTTATCAATTAAATAGTGAAAGGGGTTACATAGTGGCACGGGTTAAATATATGAACAAAGAACAGAAGAAACAGTACAACCTTTCGCAATATCCTAATTTTTTTGTGACTGGAAGCATTTATGGAATGAAGAAACTTTACTATGGAATGGATGCGCTTTTAGTAAGAAGCGGATCATGGATTTATCATGTGCCGGAGAGCGTTTATAACGCAGCACATTAATAGGAGATGTAGAAAATATGAGTAGAGTATATGAAGCAATAGAAGACAAATTGACAGAAGCAATATCGAATGATTCTGTATTGAATATTGAGGATTTTCTCGGTTATCCAATATCAGCGGATGTACTTGAAAATTTGGACGATAGGATAAGAGAAGTCTTAGACCAGATGCCAGAAGAAGAAATGCTTAAATATGAAGAGAAATATAATATCAGATAAAACAATGATTTCTATGGAAAAAAGGAGGCAATTAAATGTATAAATGGGTAAAAAACGTTGTTAAACTATCAGAAATGCTTGATTGGGAAGTGTCAATTGACGGTAATGAATTTACATTTAGCAAATATAGTCCAGAAGGACAAGACTTTAATTTTTGTGTGACAGCAGATAGCAGAGAAGAATTGCTTGAAAAATTAGCAGAATATCATGAGAATTATGATGTATCGGAAGAGACTTACATATGGCTTGATAGTACCGGACATGGTACAAATGGTGCTCCTTATGATATGAAAGACGTATATGAGGACATGGAAGCCTGTAAAGATATGGTGTCAGAATTACATATGGCATTATCGTAAACACATGAAATGTACCATTCAGGGTAAAGGAAGCGAGGGAAGAATTATGAGTAAGGAAGAAAAAATTGAATTAAGTATCACTGATGATATTGGATATACAGCATTTTCAGTATATAGAACGTGGTATGAAAAACAACATTTAACAGATACAGATGTGGAAAAGTTATATCACTTGGCATGTGCTGATGATGAAAGTGATTTAACAGATTGTACAGGAAAATACTACGAATGATGTCGTTCTTTGGAGAATTGGAGGTCCTATATTATGAATTATGGAATTGAAAGCGTTGTAACTGAAAAAGGGGAAGAATACTTTGGATATAAAAAAGAGTATGATGAAGAGCGGAGAACATATTTATGTCATGCTTATACTGAAGAAATGTGTAACCAGCGGTTGCAAGCAATTATAGAAAAAACGGCATGAAATGCACGTTTACAGAGCGGAGGTGCATAAATGAGAAGTCCAATGAGTAGCAACTTGGTATGTTTAATAGAACAAGCCATTGATGATTGTTACTTCAATGGTGAGGGACGTGTTAATGATAAGAAAGGGTTATCTATTTATGCTGAGTGGACAGATAGTAAAAATGAAGGATATTCAGTCATGTTAATTACCATAAAGGAAAATGGCATTGTGAGATTTTCATATTGTGATTATGGAACACAATGTGCTAATTGAGAGTAAGGGTGTTAGAAAGGAAGCGACGGAATATGAAAGATTATTTGATTATTTTGAATATGGGAAAAGACTATAAACTCCCTTTACATTTAAAATCCCATAACCACGCGGAGGCTCTCTTGAAGGCAAGTGAGTTTTGTGTAACTGAGGGATACTACCCAATGGGTATAGATGTAATCTTATTGCACAGCAATATAGGTATTATAGAAATTTAGCAATGATGGTATGGCAACAAGCAAAAACTTGTTGTCTTTAATTATGTTTAGAAGTGGAGAAATAAATGAAAATGAGCCGAAAGGAGTAATACCTATCCGGTGAAACCGGTTGTTGTGAGACTGTATAACTCAACATAAAGACGATAATAGCAGCGTGAGCATTTAATGCGAGCATGGGAGGGTATATCGTTTACCACGCACCGTAAGGTAAGTGGTTGGTATGAAATATGTAGCAAGTTGTAGTTTTGGAAAAGATAGTTTAGCAATGGTTTTATTATTAATTGAGAAAGAATATCCATTGGACGAGGTGATTTTTTATGATACGGAAATGGAGTTCCAGGCGATCTATAACAACAAAAGCAAGTTGGAAAAGATTTTAGAGTCGCGAGGTATAAGATTTACGGCATTGATAGATCTTTTGCCATTTACATATCGTGCTTTTGAGAAAGAGGTTCATACACGGAATGGCATTATTAAACGTGGATACAATTGGTGTGGAGGTTGCGCAAGATGGGGAACATCAGGTAAACTTTCGGCCATAAACAAACACTATAAGGAAACCTATGGTAATGAAACTATTGTGGAATATATTGGCGTAGCAACTGATGAAAGTGTACGTGTTGAAAAATATAGAAGGAAGCGAAATAAAACAGTTAAATTATATCCGTTGATTGAATGGGGGATGAAAGAAGCTGATTGTCTCGTTTATTGCTATTCACATGGGTGGAATTGGCACGAGAAGACGACTGAGACAGAATGCGGATGGGTAGAACTGTATGAAATACTTGACAGGGTATCTTGTTGGTGCTGTGCAAATAAGAATCAAAGAGAAATCAGAAGTATAATACACTACTTGCCTAATTATTGGAGCAGAATTAAGGACTATGAAGACAGGTGTTTAGTTCCATATAAAGGTAAAGGATGTGAATATTTTGAAAATAAACTGAGAGTGTAAAAAGGGAGGGAGATTAGTGGAATTTTATCATGAATCAGTTGGTGAATGCGTAAACCAGGTTTATGAAATAAATGCAGACACCTGGGAAGATGCCAAAAAGAAGGCTTTCAATGATATGGCCGTTGGGGACTATATTGCAATGTGTGATGAAAATGCGGTAAAAGAATGCGATAACTGGAGAGATTATCATTACATAGATGAGGAAATGTGCGAGAAATATGCGCGATTAGGGAAGGGATGTTGGGAAACTTATTTAGATTCTGATATTGAATACTGGGAAGAACGTGTTTATTCATTTTCGGATGATCCAGACACATATTTAGGTAGTAACGGTGACGTGTTTGACGATTGGAAACACGTTTAAAATATACTTTTTAAGTGAAGAATGGAGTAATAGAGTATGACAGAATATAAGCTATCTTTAGAAAAACAAGCACCTGTTGGTGATGGCTATGACATAGCAATGCGTAGTATGGATTGGTGCAAGGCACAGATTATGGAATTGAAAGCTCTATTAAATTATAAAAGTGATAGTATGATTGCGTTGAATAAAAGCCGTGTATTGGCTGATATAGATTCTATAGTTGAATCGGTGGAAGATTTAAAGAGAATGATAAACGAAATTGAATAGCGGTTGAAATACATGTTTGCTGGGAAGTAGGTGAAATTATGGTAGAGGTACTTTCACAGGATTGTGCCTGGGTATTTATATTAACTAAAGAATCTACAAAAAAATTTATGATTTTGACAGAGGAAGAAGTTGGAGATGGCGATACATATGTGTTGGGTGATTTAATGGATGATGGATGGGAAGTATTCTGCGATTTATGTCATACACATAAACAAGCGGTGAAGTATATGGACGATTATTTCCCGGAATACGCTCTTATGAAATATCAGATTATCCCCATTACCTTTAAAGTTGCTAAGGCATTTATTGATAAATATCATAGACACCATGTAGCACCACAGGGCTATAAATTTGCTGTTGCTGCTACAGATGGAGAAATCATATTAGGTGTTGCCATAGCTGGACGGCCAGTGAGTCGATATAGGGATGATGGAAAGACATTAGAGGTAACACGGTTATGCGTTAAAAAGGGCTACAAAAATTTGTGTAGCCTTTTGTATTCAAAGGTATCTCATATTGCAAAGGAAATGGGGTACAAGAGTCTTATTACATATACTCTCCAGGAAGAGAGTGGAAAATCCTTATTGGCGTCCGGTTTTAACTTGCTCGGAAGCAATAGAGGTGGAAGTTGGAATTCTAAAAGTAGACGGAGAACTGATAAGCATCCAGTAATGGCAAAAAACATCTGGGAGAAATATTTAATCGTTTAAAATGGAGGAGAATAGTATGCTGTCATTAGAACAGTCAAATATCATAAAAGAGCAGTTACAACAGGAAAACGGTAATGAGTTTGTAAAATCGCTTATCATGAGTTATGCGTCAGATACAACTAGAATCGGAGAGTTGCTTGCTTTGATTCCTAAAATTGCGGATCGGCAGCTTCAGATTAAGCAGAAACAGATTCAGGAATACGTCTTTGCATACAATCTGTTACTCGGTGAAAGGCTCAGATGTAGATCTAAGGGCGGGAAAGTATCTAAACCGGAATTCACAACTCTTCTATATGGTTGTAAGGCGCACTTTCCGAATGGCTCCGGTGACGGAGGAAGTCAGGTAGAACAAGAATTTTTTTCTGAGTTCATTAAGATTGTAAAGAGCAAGGATGGGTTTGACTACGAAAAAGAAGAAGATTGGGAATGGATCTGCAATACGGCAGACTGTAGAGAGTGGATGCTAGAGGTTATTAAGCGGTATATTGATGCTGACTTTGTGGAGCCGGAAGTGAAGAGAAGGACTTATAGAGGAAGGGGATAGATGATATGCCAATGTTTGAATTTTGGCTAGGGGTAGAAGACACAGACAGATTATTTTCTGTTAAGGCAGCACAGGGTAAGACAGATATGACTGCTAACGATTTTGCACAGGAATTGTTAGAGAATGAATTACATAGGCTTCACCCTGGTGTGGTGAGATATGACGAAAATGGAGAGGAAATCAGAAGATGAATTAGAAGAGGTACAGAGGCCGGGAGGAGGACGATTAATGCAGAGTGAGTTTAATAAAGGTGCCGCGTATGCAAGAGATTGCATTTTAGCCAAAACTATGGAGAGATGCATGCGCAATTTAAAGGATAAAACACAAGTTTATAAGGGAGAGGTAAAAGTATGTTTGGAGTATATTTTAATAGATATGATAATGAATTAGAAATTTATAAAATTTTTTCAGATGGAAGCCGTAGAAAAGTTGCGATATTATATGAAAAGAACGATTTTGTTCATGTTGATATAAGGGCAAATAATTTCCTTTGTGTTATAGCATTGGAAAATAAATACGGCTTTTTTAGTCATAACATGAACGGTGTAAGTTTGAACGTATTATATTCGGATTGTATTGATAAGGGGATGAAAGATTTGGGTGATAATGAAAACTGATGAAACATAGAATTGTAGGCTGTTTTTTGAATTGAGGAGAGGAGAACGTAGAGATGATTAAAGAGATTTATCAAGGAGATTTTCGACCCGCCGATAATCTGGGAATGACAGAGGAATATCAAGAGAAACGCCAGGTGGCCTATGAGTTGGGTAAACAATTTATGGATAGGCTTGAACCAGTTGAGAAAGAGGAACTTTCAAAGATATTGGAAGCGCATATGGAAGTATTGGTAGCTGGGATGGAGGAGGGCTATATCGCTGGCTTCAGTGATGGGATTAGGCTTGTAATAGAGACTGTGAGTAGGAAATAGTTTGTGATTTACTTTGAATTTTGGTATAATACATGTTATTGAAACAGTGTTTGTGGGAAGGATGGTACGAAATATGGAACTGATTGCATCAATTGTTTTAATCGCTATTACATGGGCTGTTATAAAGGCTCCAAGTCATGAAGCACACAATCGGCTGTGTCCACCAGGGAAGAGGTTGGATTACACTCAGATGGGCGTTGATCGGTCGAATGGTATGTCACAGAGAGATATTGATATTAAGACAAATAACGGAGGGTACGATGTCCCTAATGATATTCATACGACTCCGGCGAGAAAGAGGTAGATTACGATAGAGGCCACTGGATGAAAATCTGGTGGCTTTTATAATTGAAAAATTGTATAATGGGAGTGAAATATGTCATGAACAGAAATGTTTATAATATTATAGCAGCTTTTGATTGTAATGGCAGCAAGATGTTGATTGTCCAAATGAACAGAGCTACGTGCATTATGTCAGAGGCGGAGTACAATCGGATTATTATTGCTGAGCGGAAATATAAACAGTGGCTGCGTAGGAATGTGGCGTGAAAAGTGAGGAGTGAATATATTGAAAACCCAAAATGGTGAAGATATAAAAAGCGGGGATTTAATTTGCATAAAGAGTCCAATATGGAAAAATGGTCGATATTTTTACGTCCAATCAATTTCTTGCAATGAACCTAATATTTTTTATGGTTTGAGAGTGAATAAAGACTTTTCTTTTAACCGAAAAGATAAGGAAAATGGAGGAAGAGCGTTTAGTATTTGCTTGGTGGATGAAATCAAATTATTAAAACCGGTTCCGGCGACCTTTAAGGAATCGTTAAGGACACTTCGGTTTTGGGTAGATGAAGTATTAAAAGACTTTGGTGGAATTAGAATGCAAAAGTGTTCTGTTGCTGTATTGTTCAGAGCTGTTAGATTTGAAAATGGTTCATATGGTATTATTCAAAATCGTTTGTATAATGACATGAGTGGTGTAGATCATTCATATGAGGTTTGTAATCTGTTTGAAGATTTATCATATGAAGAGTTGTGTGAGAAGTGGGAGATTAAGAAGAAAAATCAAGGCGCGGAGTGGATTAAAGATTATTCGGTGATTTAAAATGGAGCAAAATAATCATTACAGAGCACGGATTATTAATGAATGTTTATTGAAGTATATTGATGTGGTAAAAACATCAGACAGAAACAGAGAAATTGTAGAAAAGTATGTACGCGGTTCTGGATTCGGAGAAATAAGTCACGAATATAGTCTTTCTTATTCCAGAATAAGAGGAATCGTATTTAATTATATTTTACACGCATTGAAAATTAAGAAGCAGGAGGAAATAAAAATGATATGTCCTATATGCGGTAAGGAATATACTGAAAGACCAGCATTGTCAAGGAAAGATGATAAGACAGAAATTTGTCCTATGTGTAGTAGTAAAGAAGCTATGGAAGCGGCTGGATGGACAAAAAAAATGTGTGATGCCGCGATAGAAAAAATTGTATGATAGAGTAGCGAGAGAGGTGCTAAAATGGTTAGATATTTATCTGATTCGAGCGCTGCTATTGAAGATATAAGAGCTAGAAGCTTTGGAAGACGATGACATTTATGGATATCATCTGGGAAGACGTGAAGTGGCTGAAATGTGGCTAAGGGCTGTAGGATTAAGTCCTTACGATGAATTTATAAGAACAAAACTATTAGTAGAGAGGAATGTAAAATGAAAATTCCTAAATATATAAAAGAACATATTGAAACAAATAATAAATTATTATCACAAGCGGATAAACATTCACAGATTGTATTGGAGTGGTATCACAGGCGGCTAGAACAATTAAATGCTGATGATTCTGACATACCGGATGAAGATTTTTCTGAGATAAAAAACAATTGGTTGGATAGTGGGGAAATTAATATATCAGCTATCGAAACCAACTTAAAGATGTTGGAAGAGGAAATGCCAAAATAGTGAGGAGGATATTAAAATGAATTATGGCGATGTCTATTTTGCTGATTTACGCCCTGCGATAGGAAGTGAACAAGGTGGTGTAAAACCAGTGTTAATAATTAGGGATAATAGTTTAGACAATCAAACTGTTATAGCTGTTCCCATATGTTATGTAGACAGAGGGGAAACGGAAGTATCTATTAGTATGAAAACTAATAAATTAAAGCATCTTTCGGATTTATATATAAATTTGGAGCAGATTAGATGTTTAGATAAGAAAAGGATAAAAGAAAAAATAGGTACATTGCCTTTGGAAATACTGTGCAATGTAAAAAGTAGTTTATTGAAAATGATAGTAAGTGTTCAGCCTGAGTAAAATTATGTGTACAGAATAAAGGATTATTTCATGGGAGAAATATAGAAGTATATGGAAAAAATTGCGATTGGATACTTAAACAATAAGGTTTTATATTATTATATTCACATTAACAAAGAGAACCCCCAAAATGTTAATATCTATATGGCACAACCTGGAGAATCGTTAGACTACAATGAAGAACCACTCACAGAAAATGTGGAACCGGAACATGTAGCAGAAATTATAAGTACTGTAGATGCAGATATGCGCAGAGACAATCACGAACAATGCGTTTTTGTTAAAGTATATGACACAAAGAAAAAGAAGTTTGTTCAGGTATTAAAATAGCAGGAAATGATTGTATCATGAGAGGTTGGGTGTTATTATATTGATAAAGAATTGCAAAACGTGTAGATGGGCAGGATGTAAGAACTATGGCAAAAACATAGGCTCTTGTGAGCGCTACATTCCATCCTTGGAAGAAGAAAAAAGAGAAAAAGACATTAGATTATCACTTATATCTGAAGTGATTAATGAAAGTAAGATACCAGAAGAAATACGTTGAAATAATAGATTCTTGTTAGATTGGAGTGGTGATATATGGAAATGGGAAAATTTAATAAAGCACTTATGGATTACGATGACGATTTCTTAATAGGTGCATATGAAGAATTGCAAGTGTTATCAGAAACAGGGTGCTTCCCGACAGGGCAGAAGTATTTCAGGGAATTGGCTGATTTGAGGCATAGTATGTATCATGACGGAAGAAATAATGATGCAACTAAAAAGGATGTTATGAATGAAATTGCGAGACGTTGGTATGAAGGAAATAAACGATGAAATTTGAGTTTACATGGAGGAAAAGAATTGGATTATAAAGTGAGAAATGGTAATGGTGAATATTTTGTTGATTGGGTAGGGCAGTTACCAGTATTTAATTCAAATATCATTATGGGAAAACGGCTCACTGAGACAGAAGCTAAAAACCTAATTGAAATACTTGCAGAAGAAAATTTAGGACTTTGTGAAATGATTCAAGTTGATGTAATCTAAGTTTGCAAGGTTTACGGATAGAAAGAATATTGCAAAGATGTATAAGGAGTATATTGATGGACAAGGAAAATGAATTTTTACAATTCTTACTAGAGCGGTTTAAGATAGAACGAAAAAAATTTGACAGATCTGGTGTATACGGTTATACACAACGCCTGTTGGCCTATAATTCTAATAAGATAGAAGGCAGTACACTGACAGAAGAACAGACGGCCTCATTGTTTGATAATGGTACACTTCCTAAGTCAGACGATTATTATAGAGCTAAAGATGTTGAGGAGATGAATGGTCACTTCCTAATGTTTAACAAGATGCTTGATACGTTAGAAGAACCATTGACACAGAAATTAATCAAACAGTTCCATTATGAGTTAAAATCTGGCGTCTTTGAAGATCGTGCGAATGGATATGCTATTGGAGACTATAAAGAAAGGCCAAATGTAATAGGAATTTATCATACTGTAAGGCCAGAAAATGTGGCAGAAGAAATGAGGAAATTGCTTGAGTGGTATAGTAATCAGGTGGTAGATATTTCTGTACTGGCTGAGTTCCATATCAGATATGAAAGCATTCATCCGTTTCAGGACGGGAATGGCAGGACTGGACGACTTATTGTATTCAGAGAGTGTCTAAAGAATCATATTGTGCCAGTAGTAATCGAGGATGCCAATAGAAATGAATATCTGAATGCATTAAAGGCATATAGGGAAGACGGAAATATAGAACTTATGATTAAATTATTCATGAAAGAGCAGGAGTTCTATTATGTAAAAAGTAATTATTTTATGTAATGAAATTAGATATTCGTTAGGAGGTAATTGGCATGGCAAAGAAAGGGTATAGCAGACCAGGATTCTTTGGGGGAATTAATCACTATGATGAAAATGGACATAAGGTTGGACATAGCACCCCTGGCTTATTCGGCGGAATGAATCATTATGACGAAAATGGAAATAAGACAGGATATAGTCATAGTGGTTTCCTGGGTGGCACAAATCATTATGATTCAGATGGTCATAAGACAGGACATAGTACTCCTGGAGTGTTTGGTGGAGTAAACCATTACGATGAGAACGGTAAAAAGAAAGGTGAGAGCCTGAATGGATTTTTCGGAGGCTGGAACCATTATGATAAGTAATTAATAGAGGACTGGATTATCAAATCTTCTGTTGTTATAAAAACATACGTAGGAATCCTTTTTGGATACCTACGTTTTTTAGTGCAAAAAATGAAAAAGGAGAATATTATTATGAAATCAATGGAACAAAGTAATTTACAAGCTAAGAAGATGGTGGTAGGTATGTCTAAAGATAAAATGATTGAAAAAATGAGGAAAATTAATTCCTCTCGTAATGATAATACCGACAGCCGTAAAAACGCATTGAAAATTCTTATGGGAGGTATTCCTATAGGCGACAAAGTGTTTGTCATTGTTCCGGTGGAAGATTTACATATTGATAAAGCATATCAGCGCCCAGTACAGAGTCATGTTAAAACTCTTGCACAGGAGTGGGATGATATGAAGTGTGACCCGCTTAAAATTAATTATAGAAGCGATGGGAATTTATATGTATGGGATGGACAGCACAGACTTGTTGCTTTGAAAATGATGTGTATTGATTACGTGTTATGTGTTATAACAGTAGGTCTTTCACAATCGGATGAAGCTGCATTATTTGGGTGCCAAGGTGATAGTTTAAAGAAACCTGATCCATATGATATTTTTAAAGCTCATGTCTGCGCAGGTGAGGCAATTGATACTGCGATTAAAGATTTGTGTGACAAATGGGGATTAATTGTAAATAGAAATAACAAAAGGGCTGGAAATTTATCATGTCTTACGCTTACAAGAGAAATTTTTAGGAGGGGACACGGAGAACACCTTGATTGGGTATTAGAATTGTTACATGAGGCGAACTGGAATGAATTTACCAAAGCACATTGCCATAGAATAATTAATGCTTTGTATGAAATTAAAAAATCAGATGATGACGATAATAAATTTATACAAAGAAAACTAATAACATATCTTAGAAAAACGAACCCAGATGATTTGCTTGTAAATGCAACAATACAATATCCACAATTTCAAGATGAGAGTAAAAAAATAAAATTATTTTTGCTAGATGTGGTAAATAGAATAACATCTAAAAATGGTATTTTCGAAAATCAAGATAGATTTATTGCATAAGTACATATTGCTTGGTCGGTAGTGGTCAAACGCTGCCGGCTGATTTCTTAATAGATGGAGGTAGGATTATGGCACAGGCGGCATTAGAAGATAATCACAAAGCAGAAATTATTAAACTCCCTGTTGAATATCAAGAGGACGTTGCACAGACGGCTCCAGAGACCCATAAAACAAAAAGAAGGACTACCATGGAGTGTCTTTACAACGAGGACGAAATAAGAGCTGTTTATAGTGTTTTTAGGCGTCGAATTGAAGAAGCGGATACATTTGCCAAGGAAAGGGCTGCTAGACGCAACTTGACCATGTTTGTTTGTGCAATTGAGATAGGTTTACGTGGTGGAGATTTTTGTTCCCTTAAGTGGAGAGATATATTTAATCCGGACTGGACATTTAATTTGGGAGCAGAATTCGTTCCACAGAAAACAAGCAAATTTGGAAAGCATATTGACCTAACTTGGGGACTGGGGTTTGAACAGGCGATGAGTGCGTGGCTGGCTTGGAAGAATACCTACATCAGACAACAGAATATGGACGATTATATCTTCACAGCCCAGAAACCGCATAAAGATCGAAGAACAGGAGAGTTAAGGATGTATATTGATATTAAGGCTTGGTATAAAATTGTTGAGGCAGCGAGAAAAGAAGCAGGAATTAAACAGAAAATTGGCACCCATGGACTTAGAAAGACAATGGCTAACCAATACATCAAGCTTTCAGAGGATAAATCAGAGGCGCTTCTTGATGTATCGGAACAGTTTGGACATTCTGATGTCCGGATAACACGTAAGTATGCCTGTATCCAGCGAGAGAAAATTAGACAGACAAAGCAAAGAATGGTCTGTTTAACAGAAGGATTGTATGATAAAATGGAGGAAGGTCATAAGTGACTATAGGATTCGAGAGGAAAACTTTAATTATGGAAAAATATATGAATAAACCAGTTGAGTATAACTGGACAGAAGAAGATATAATAGCAGAATACCAGAAGATCAAGGACAAGAAGAAAGTCGCGAAAATATACTGCATAACGACAAAACAAGTTAGCGATATTTTGAAATCAAGAGGGATGTGATTTACAGTGGTTCCGGTTAGCTTCAGGAGCTGCGCTTCGGGTTTCCAGGCATCGGTTACATGAGAAGTCGATAGGATAATAGTGTATGAAGGAATATAATTTAGAGGGAAGTAGAATTACTGATTTGCAATCATTTTTAAAAGAGTTTGGCGAAATGGTTAATGGATCAGGTGGCTATTTTGGAGCGGATTTATTTCAATTCGATGACTGCCTATTTGGATATGGGGGTTTAGAATATCCATGTGAGATTATATGGACAAATCATGATGTATCTAAAATAACCCTAAATAAAGAAATGCTTATTCATTGGTATACAAAAATGCTGAAAAGCTTTGAAGCAGATTTTGAAAATAATAAAGATGATATATTTGTTATTGATATGATGGACTACTATCGTGGACGTATTAAAGATGCAAATGACAATGAGTATACACTGTTTGATGAAATTGTATCTATGATAGAAAGTGCTCCTAAAAGAAATAAACATTGCCAAATTAAACTTACACTTAAATAGAAATGCTATTGACTTAAGAAAGATTGAAATAGGAGGTTATTATGAAAGCAATTGAAATGAAAACTGGAATCGTATATAAGGCTTTAACGGGAAGTACCGATGGGACAATCGAGATAGGCCAAATTATGTGGGTATCACCTAAAGATTTATCACTTTGTCTCCCCGATAGTGTCGGAGGAGGAGCCTTAAACAAAGAGGAATGGATGAGCGCTGAAACCTGTGATTTCGAGGTGGAAATTACTTCAGAATATTACGTGGATATTAACCGTGGAAGTGAATGCTTGCAGAAGAAAGATTGATTTCATATCAGAAATATGTAATATACATTGGATTATACTTAGAAAAGAAGAGGCGAATATGGCAAAAATTTTAATAGTAGACGATGCGGCATTTATAAGAATGATGATAAAAGACATTTTAAGCAAAAATGGTTACAATGATTTGTACGAAGCTTGTGATGGAATACAGGCTGTCGAGATTTTTGAATCAATTAAACCTGATCTTGTACTGATGGATTTTACATTACAAAAAAAGGATGGCTTGGAGGTGCTAAAAGAAATAAGAAAAAGTGATCCGTATGCAAAAGTCATTATGACTTCAGCAGTGGGACAGGAGTCATTGGTGATAAAAGCAATTAAAGCAGGAGCAAATGATTTTATACTAAAACCATATAAAGCTAATTGGCTATTAAAAATAGTGAGCGAAAATATTGATTGAACTGAAGAAGATGAATAGGTCGAAAGTCTGATTTCAAGTGTTGAGAAGGGAAATGTGAGATATGAATAATTTTGATAGAATAAGGAAAGAAACGGAAACGATTGAAGGGATGGCAAAAACATTTTGTTCATCCGATTGGGAAGGTAAGGGACATGTGTTCAGTAAACATGCTGGTCGATATTTAGATTCGGAAGAAGAAGCTATTGCGGCGGAAATTGAGTGGTTAAAACAGGAAAGCGAGTAGGAAGAAATTCGATTTTTATGGGAGGACGACAAGATGTTGTACGGAGTATATGTTCGCAGCGGAGATGAAAATAGTAAAACACAAATGAGAAGAATAACTTCAAGTGACGCAAATTTACTATTCCATAAAGGGTGTGAAGCGGTATTTGTGTGCGAAACAGATGCATATGGTTATGGATATGAGCAATCTCAAATGAGAGGTATTGATTTTGAAAGAAATGTTATTGATAGAATCTGAAGAGATACAATCGAAACCCTCTGAAATAGATGAGTTTGCTCGTAAAGATTTTACAACTAATGATAGAGAATATAACATTGGACTAAAGCTTATTAAAGAATACGGATATTCTCTAGTGGAAGGAATTAAGGAAGTAAAATATTATTACATGTGCAATAATTTGAGGTGAGAATGGATAAAAAAGATTTGAAAATCGGTGATGTAATACGGTTTCATAGTTGGGAAATAGGTGGTTTCCTGTTTGGCATTATAATTGAACACGAAGACGATCAGTATCATAGTAAACTAAATATCTGGAGGCCAAAGGATATATATTATCTTCAGGCGCATGGGATTGATAATATAACGCTGATAAAAATTGAATCAAATGTTAATGAGTATGAGTTATATGATTTTCGAGATCTAATAAAGGAAGCTCAAGACAATAGTGTGTATTACAATTTGAGGTGAGAATATGGAAAACTTATTTAAAAATAAAACAGATGAGGAATTGAAGTTATGTTTTGAACAGTTTCAGGAATGGGAAAAGACTGGTGTCATACCAGATAATGAATTAGGAAAAATACGAGATGTTTATTTTGAAAAAATTGGTATGGCGTGGCATACGGTATGTTTGACGGATTTGCTAAAAGCAATTGCTTATAGATGGATAGAAAACGTATGAAATCCGGTTTTCGTGCCGGTAGAGAGGTAAAATATGAGCGATTATGAAAAAACAAATGGACATCTAGGAGAGAGAACTAAACATCCATCTTATGGTACGTTAAGTTTTTCAAGAGTGTCTGGTGGTAATAAGACTTTATTTGGGAGCAGTATTCAACATAGGGATACCATAATCTTAACCTTACGTCATGCTGACATTGAAAGAGGGTTAAATAACGATTGGATTTTTGGAGACAAAATAATTGCAGAAGCTGAGATGAGTTATTCACAATTTGCAGAAGCGATTACATCTATGAATATGGGTACAGGTGTACCAGTGACGATTCGCCTGACGGAGAAAGATGGAAGAATTCCTGAATGTGATTTTGTTAATAAAAAGGAACAATTTCAAGATGAATTAAAAGAAGATTTAGATAAAGTCACATCAGCTTCCTGTTCGTTAATAGAAGAAGTGAAGCAACTCTTTACAGAAAAGAAGACACTGAATAAATCTGATAAAGAAGATATTGTTGATAAGCTGACTCAAATTGCTTCAGGAATTAATGCTAACGTAAACTTCACTTATAAAATGTTTAATGAGCAGATGGATAAAACTGTTATGGAGGCTAAAGGAGAAATCGAGGCGTTTTGTCAAAATAAACTAAATTCGATTGCACAGGCTGCGTTGGTGGAACACAGAGATGAATTTCAAAAGCTAGAGAATCCAGTTGACATCGAATAGAGGATAAAGAAAATGACTACTATGGAAGTTAGAGAAGAAATATTTAAAAGTTATGATTATGCAAATGAGAATGATTTGATAGATGTAGTTATTCGTCTCTACATAAGTAATGGTGATGATATAACAATTTGGGAAGAAAATACAGGATTTAAGTTTTCTTCTGGAGATTGTTCATATATTACATTAGACGAACTACTTGATGATTTATGCGATAAAATTGAATACAATGGATATAAGGTTACTGATATAGAGATTGAATAACTGAAGAAATGTTGCTTTCAAGAGAGGAATAAGGAGAATAATGACATGATGGTATTAACAGGAAACGTAGGAAAATCAGTTGTATTACAATCTCTTGTAGAAGCTTATAATGATATATACGCTCTGGTATATGATGAAAGTCCTATACCCACAGTAGAGACATTGTATGTATCTTCTAAGGATTTTGGAATTGAGCAGCTATGTGACAGTATACGGAGAGGTGTATGTATTAAACAAGGACGAAGAGAATTAATTGTAATATATACTAATTTACAGGAAGCCGATACATTTGCAATTAAAGATCTGATTGAAGAATTGGAGCAGGACGGCTTTTGTCGCTACGGGATTGTGATGTGTAAGGAGTAGCAACATGAAAACTGGAGAAGAGTTTCATCTGAAGATTTAGAACGGGTATATGATGCGTTTGAACGCTTTGGAGTGGCTGCCATATTAGAATGTATAAAGGAATGAAATGCTGTTTTCATTTAAACTGGAGAAATAAATGTCAGAATTTTTTATCCCAATACCACCATGGCTAAGAAATGGTGAAATAAAAGAAAATCATGAAGAATATATTTTTAAATGTAGAAATTGCGGGTTGAATTTTGTTGCTTATAGTCAATCTGATCAATGTCCTGTTTGTAATAGTGATAATGTAATGGAAAAGAAAGCTATAAATGATATGGTAAATATTAGATACAACTCAGAACAGAAAAAATAACTATTTGAGGAGGAATGAGGGTGTTTGAAATTATGAAAATGGGAGTCCACATACATGTCCTGTAGGTGTTTTCTACCTTGATAGATGCCTATAGGGTGTGAATAATATCAAGGAGGACTCCATTATGGGAAACGCGCAGAGAGGAAGAGAATATCGGAGGTATGTAAGGAATAAGACAATATTAAGAAAAAAGTGTATCAGTCATTTAATATACGGGTTTGATTGGTATAATCATGATGGAAAGTATGCAAAGGGCAAGATTCATTGCGGCTGTGGTCTGTGTAAATATGGCAGGAAGTATGGCTTGCCTACGATTAAAGATATGAGGGAAGAATCAAGAATAAAGTCATTGTTATATGGGGCCGATTGATGCATAATTCCGGAATACATGGCAAATATAATTATATTATCTTTTTTAGGGAGAGTTTATGAGGCCTATTTTAAAATCATATAGATTAACACATGATAATAAGGAATTATATGCTTATGTAGAAAAGCTGAAGGCACAAGGATGGCAATATAATATATCTGAGGGCGGTTGTATTTCACCAGATAGGTCAACAATTTTTGTGGATTTTCGTGATCCGTATTATGGCCAATTGATGTGCCGTTCTGGCGCGAAGCAGAATGAATATGAAAATATTGTAAATATGTTTATGGAATCAGGAGATTTTGTTGAGATAAAATAATTATGCGAGCATAAGAAATAGCTATTTAATAAAAAATGGTACTGTCAAAATGCAGCACCATTTTTTTTGTGTGACTTTACTATTTTGTTGTATTCAACTAATAGTTTGCTTACTCTAGGCTCATCGGAGGTAAAGATATCGTTGGGGGTACAGTCTAATACACGACAAATGGATTCCAGGGTATCAAATGATATACGGGTAGTACTACCGTCATATATAGCACAAGCTGCCGGATATCCAATCTGTACTAATTTAGCAAATTGATTCTTATTTAATTTTTTTTCAATCATTTTGTCTTTTACATTTATTTTCATATTGATCTCCGAAGATTGCATTATTGTCTTGATAGTATATAGTCTACCATATAATCTAAAGGAAATAAATATATTCTTTACAATATACTCTTGACAATATAATGTTAAGGATATATAATATAAAACATAGTAGTTGAGGGCTTACATAAGAGGAAGGGAGGTAAAGGTATGGATATTAGATTCGGTGATGTTGTTCAGGTTGATTTTGGCAAGACTACTGGGTCTGTTCAAGGCAATGTGCGGCCATGCGTAATCATTCAGAATGATGTTGGAAATAAATACAGCCCTACTACTATTGTAATACCTTTCACATCTGAATTGAAAAAAGTAAATATGCCAGTACACGACATCTTACATAAATCTGAAAGCAATGGTTTAAAAAACGATTCGCTGATATTGGGGGAACAGGTCCGGGTAATAGATAAATCAATGGTATTGTATAAATTGGGTTCCCTTAGTGAAGATGAATGTAATAAAGTTATTGGAGTATATTTGAGAAATTTGCCAAAAAGGAGCGTTATTAATGGAGCAACATAGAAGAATGACAAAAAGAGAACTTATAAATATGATTGAAGAAGAATATGGAGAAGATACAAAATTTGATGTTCACACAATTAATTTTGATGCCGGGCAAAAAATATCTGATATAGATAAAGTGAGTAAAAAGAGGATTTACTTAATTGCAAATGAGTCAAAGAGCATTATTTTTTCGGGAAATCAATACTTATCGCATGTTGACATCCATAGTGTCTTTCAGCCAAATATATATGATATTAAGCCTATGGGGGTGATGAAAACTATAATGTTACGGGAGTGAAGTATAAAACAGGCAGAACAAACGTTCTTTTTGAGGTTGACACGAACATATGTTTGGATTATAATAGCCATATAGCAAAAATATCTTCGAGTTAGCGAAGATACAAATAAAAAGACCCGTCCTCAAACGGTGCTGCAACACCTCGGACGAGTCTCTTATATAATTTTTTCTAAAATGGCAGAAGCCACGCTTTATTATTACATAGTAGTATTTGTATTGTCAAGTATTTTGTTTTATATCTAAGCGATTCTGCTATTGTTCCGCGACCCAAAATTAAATAGAGAATATATCTTGATAGGGCTATAGCCAAGAGGTTAAGGCATCGCACTTTGACTGCGAGACTCGTGCGTTCAAATCGCACTAGCCCCATTAACTTTTTGTACCCATTTTTAAAGAAAGGAATGATGAGACACGTATATTTTAACTAATGGTAAGGACTATATTATGGAAAATCCAATGAGGTGTGGCGATTATAGGTCATCGACATCTCCCAACCATGCAAAGCAGTTTACTTTTAAGCAGGCCAGAAATTTACTTCGGATAAACAAAAAAGGCTTGTCATGGATTCAATCAGGACATTTTTATATGGTTGATATGGACAGTGGAGAAAAAGAAACCAATGTACCTGAATACAGCAATGAGAGTATCTTTACAGACCAAAAGAGTATTGAGTTTGATAACGCTATATTGGATGAAGTAGGTTTAGAGGTTGGTGCAATTACTGGATTGGCTGCATGGGATATAACTCAGCTCAATGCATACAACGCAGCGTTAAAACAGGGACTATCATTTTACGATAGTGCACTATCCGATATTGATCATGCCAGGATGAACCGGAGGCCACCAGCTCATGTGATGACCAAGGTGGATAGGCTCAGAAATGAACTAAAGGAAAAGCGGCGAGACATTAAACAGTCGATGGTATACATAGAGGTTCTGACACGGGCATTGAAAGAGCAATGGACGATTGGAAAAACTAAAATGGAACTCTCAAAATCTAAATACTCACCCTATAAAGGGAGAACTAAATATTATGACATGATGGAGCAGCTTTTACGAGGTTATTAATACATAAAGTGAGGGAGTTTTTCTTATGGACTTGACGGAGCAACAGCTGGGGCGGATTAGTTATTACTGTGAGAACAATATGGCAAAGCTTAGGACGATAGCTTATCCAATCTTTATTAAATATGGGGGGATTACACCTAAAGACTATGATGATTTTTACAGCGAAGCAAATAAAACAGTTCTTAGTGCAGTACGTATTTTCGACAATTCTAAAGGGGATGACTTTGAAAAGTTCCTCAAAGGATGCCTCTCAAGGAAATTTAAAACTTTGATGACTCGTAGAAATCGGAATAAGAGAATTGCAGACAGGACGTGTGTATCCTTAGATACGCCAATTGGAGATGAAAACGGATCAACGCTTGCTGATATGCTTCCGTCAGGTTTTGATATTGATGAAGAACTGGCTGAAGAAATTGGTATTTCGTCTGACAGTAAGATGGAAAAATATCTTGATAAATTGTCAAAAAAGCAGAGGCAAGTTGCTGTTTATTTGGCTGATGGTTATAAGCCGTCAGAGATAAGAGAATTATTACATATTACAGAGAGAGAATTTTCGGATTGTATGATGGCAATTCGATCTTATAAAAATATAAAAATATTGTTATAGACTATTGGGAGGATGTACATGGTAGAACCTATTAGAGAGCACACTTATTCACTTTTGGCGTATTTAGATGCAACCAAGGAGGAAGACATTCGGGAAGACCAGGACGTGCAACGGCTATCGGGGCAGTGGGATACAAGTATGATTAATGAACTGGTATACACGGTTCTTACCAGGGATTATATCCTTCCAATTATTATCGGGGAAGAGGATTTGGAAGGTGGGATGACTCAGTTATGGCTGGTGGATGGTGTACAGAGGACATCCAGTTTCATTCTATTCCGCTTTGGAAATTATAAAATCACTGCCTCAATATCGGAAGCTCACAAGACTGTAGACTATCAGGTAAGGGCTATAAACGAAGATGGCGATTTTATTAAGGATGAGGAAGGGAATTTTGTATATGAAACTAGAACATGTAATTTAGTAGGTAAGACTTTTGAGACTCTTCCAAAGGAGCTTCAGAAGGAATTTGATAGATTTCAAATAAAGACGGTTATTCATCAGCATTGCACAATGGAGAAGATATCAGAATTGGTGCGCCGCTATAATAACCATAAGGCAATGAATGCTGCACAAACCGCATTTACATATGTTGATAAATTTGCGAGACGAATCAGGAATATTACCGAGCATAGATTCTTTACAGAATGTGATGGATTTACAGAAAAAGAGAAAAAGAACGGAGTTTATGAACGGGTTATTTGTGAAACTACCATGACTATGTTCCATTTGGAAAATTGGCAAAAACAAAGCAAGAAAATGGGGATGTATTTGAATGAGTGTGCTACTGAAGAAGAGTTTAGTATGGTGAATAGTATTTTAAATCAGGCATTTGACATGGGACTTATGGCATATGAACAGATATTTACAGCAAAGGACGCATTTATTTGGTTTACGCTATTACATAGATTTAATGGTCTAGAGTCTAAGAGTGAAAGATTTATTGAGTTTATTGATGCCTTTAATAATGAATTACACAATAAGGTAATAGATGGCATATCATTTGATGAAATTAATGCCAATAGAGCCACTAAAGACAAGGCAGTAATTAAAAGAAAACTAATATTACTTGAAAAGTTGATGAGAGACTTTTTACATATTGAAGAATCAGAAATGGAGAAAAACAAATTAGTACCAGAACAGTTTGTAGCTGAAAATGTTGGACTGGATATCGAATCAGTTAGAAATGATATGGTTTTCTATAACCAGATGCTTGATGACTTGGAGGAAAGTACTATAAAAATTGGGTCAAAGCTATTGCATCCGGACAACAGATTATCATTGCTGGCTCTGGTGGCATATTCAATCGAAAAGGAGATAGATTTAGATGAATGGATGTTAGAGTATGCCAGGGATAACAATACATATTTTATGGACCAGGAAAAAAATTATTTACATATGAAACAGGAACTGGAAAAGTACTTGAATAAGAAGGGAGGGGCAGCATGATAAAGTGTGAATGGTATAAAGGTGGCTATTGCGAGTATTATGGTGACGCTGAGGAACAGGAACAAGGAGAGAATAAATGGCCTTGCAGAGGTACAGATGACGAGATGATAGATTGCGAACTTGTGGAGAACTCTCACTCATAGAGTTAGGAGGAAGAATGTATATCTGGAAAAGAGAATTTGCCCCATTTAGAGTCGGTGTACAACTCAGACGGGTGATAAAAACAAAAGTAGAAGGATATCCCATAATTGATTTGGGGAGAGGTTTTAAAGGTATACACGTTATAGGTGAAGGGGTATTTGAACTGGAGTCTGGAGGACTTGTTGGAAAAACAGTAGATGGTGTCATGTAAGACATTGAGGGATGTGACGACATTGAGTTTATGATAGATCAAATTAAAATTGCAAGAAAAGAGCGCGAAGATATTGCGGTTGAAGTTTCAAATAAAGTATTTCATGAAAATTAATGAGGTAGATATATGGTAAATGAAGTAAGTGTGCCTAAATGTATAAGTGAAACAGAAGAATATGCGCTTGGATATAAACACGGCTTGAGTGCTGGGATATACAATACACTAGTTTTTCTCGAAAAGAATGGATATATAAACGACTCTGATTTTTGGGAGTTGAAAAAAGAAGTTGAGAAAGACAAGGAGTAAACTAAGTTAAAATTTTTGGAATGAGCGGAGGAAAGGATATGCTATGAGAACATATAAAGGGATTAGAAAATTTGATTTAATTTGCCGTGATATGCAATCAAAGGGAATGAGAGTTGATTCAACTGATTTTGATAAAGGTGGAGACTTTGCATATTTTAAAGGAGCGTGGCATGGGCTTCCTTGGACAATAATGTACAACACATTCAACGGGCATTTTTCTGTTTACAACGGATTTACTGGCGAACAGATTGCTACGCATATGAGCACAGAATTTGATAATGAACCGTGGTATGTAGATTTGATGAATACTCTCTATGAGAAGGAGACTGAAAATTAGCATTTGGAGGAATACATGAAAGCGAAAGAATTGGCAGAAAAGTTGTTAGAGAATCCAGAATTTGAGGTTAAGGCAATCCATTTATATCCGAGCATAGGTTGGGGATTGACCATGGAAAAATATAGTGTTAATGGTCTTGCTGACGTAGGATACAGTGATGGTGTGGCTGTTTTGGATTTAGAACGAGAAGAAGATTAGTAGCATTTAGGAAGGAGAAAATAAAATGTTTGTAGTAACTACAGAGATGGGAACGAGAGAAGAGTTCTCAACGATGATCGAAGCCATAGAGGAAGCAAAAAGGATAGAGGCTAGTATACTACATCCGATAGCTTTTATTCATGAAGAAAAATTAAGGTTTTAAGAAAAAAAGAGGTGAAGATATGCCAGACAATACACAGAGGATTGATGATTGTGAGTGCATCTATTGCCATCACGTTTTTGATGGTAAGCAGGCTTGCAACTCAAATATGGACGCTGGTGTCGTGGAGTGTCCAAAGTGTGGCAGGGAAATGGGCGTGAGTATATCTATAGAGTATTTGTGTTATTCAGTAGATTAGGATATTCCGTAGAAAGCAGGTGAATTATGTACGGAAATGAGGGCGAAAAGTGGGTAATGATAACTGAGTTATCCATAAATGGATTAATGATTAATGAGGTCGGTACAGAATTTGAGATTGCCCCATATTACTCTGTACCACATGGGTATACATCCATTAAGTATGAAGGCATACTGCTTTTTATTCCGGATGATATATTTAACGAGCATTTTGTAAAGCTGGAAAAATATAAACAATACTATCAACTGGGAGATGTTATTAAAATTAATGCCAATGGAAATCTGAGTGAGTATACTATCGAGGATATAACCGGTGATGGGCATTATGTGACGTTACAACTTGAGCAGAATTAAAACTTGGAGGATTAAAAGATGGAAAATAAAATATATAAGATTTGCGAGGATGTATTAACGATAACAGATGATGAAATCAAAGAATTAAGAGAGATTGCCGAAGGACAGAAACGGTATAATAATCCGTTACGCATGGCGACGTCCGGATGGCAACAAGAATTAGGCGAACACAACGATAAGGTTTTAGATGCGATTATTGCACTGAAAAAAGAATTGAAAGTCGGTGCTGAAATTGAAAGACCAAATTAAGGTTTTGGAGGATAATATGAAAGGCAAGAAATGCTGGAAGTGTAAGTATTGGACTAAGTATTATAATTCCAATCAGTATTTTTGTAAGCGTGGATATTGTAGAAAATAGTTTAAAGGAGGAATACATGAGATCACTGTTATCGACGCCTGCATTGAATGAAAAGATTTGTAATATGAAGGACCGGAGAGAGAAAGATAATACATGGAGTGCAGATGACGAGCAGATACTAGCTTTTCTTGTCGAACTTCATATATTGCGAATTTCTAAGGCTCATGCAGACAGCGAATCAAAGGGAATCACAGAAATAATATATAAATTACACGATGAAATGCAGGACGAGAGAGGTTTATTAATTCGTTAGACTGAAATTTCGGAAACGAACAAACCGTGATTTCAAGGGAGATTGGAGTTTGAAATATGTTTAAAGTTATTTATAAAAAAAGTAAAGAGCATTATCGAAGTCTATTAATAAAGGCATCCGAGATGGGAATACCTGAGGATTATATAAGACATGCTTTAGAAATAGAAATATACGGAGTAAAAGATGATAAACATGGATATCCTACATTTTTGATTAGAAGTGATAATCGGTGGATTTGGAAAAGTGCAAAACATTTTATTCCAGTAGAAGAGATATAGACGGATGAAACTCGCATTTCGAGTCGTGAGGGGGTGGAAGTATGAATCGTGTTTTTGCCAATGATTTTAATTTGGTGGAATCTAACCCTAATGGTCAGTTCGTTAGAATAGGCGAGATAAATGACATGATCAAATATGGTGCAATTAAGATTGACCGTGAAAAATTGGAAGAGTACAAATTTGATACGACAGTTATATATGATAAAGATAAGAACAGTAGAGAAGATGTAATAAAACTTTGGAAACAATACAAGTAAACATCCATTTCATATGAAGAAAGGACTATTTTTGATGACTAAGGGACAATTATTAAATAGTGGTTTTAAACACATTTCAACTCAGAACAGTGATGCCAAAACAGAATTATGGGCAAAATTCACAGGATGGGAAGACGCGATTCAGTATTATTATTACTTCCCTGATGAGGATAAAACAAGCCCCATTGTTATGACGACATCGTTTATGCAAATTGAAATGTTTTCGCAAATGAGAGACTCTTTGCGTGGCGATTTCTTAAAACAAGACATCAAATACGACTCAACTCAAATATGGACAAAATAAAAAGAAAGAGTTATTTCATCAGGAGGTAAATGAGAACATGAAAATTGTTAAAGAAAATATAATTAAAACTTATAGATATGGTGATAACAATCTTGATTTTGATATCTTAATCGAAACGATAAAACAGTATTATTATGAATCCAAGGAAGAAAAAGAGAAACATAAAGCTGAAATGGAATCTAAAGGTTTTGAAGATAGTGGTCGAGTGAGAGAAAACATCGGAACTATTGAAAGTCCAAACCATACATGGTTTGGCAGCTATTCTAAATATGATGTTGTTCGGTCAGATTTTCCTTCAAATATGAAGGTTGTTGATTTCGCATTACTTGCTACTGGTGGATATTTTATTAAATATAATAATGGACTTACTAGCACACTATGTAAAGCTCAGGTGATAGATAAATTAAACCGGAGTAGGTGAGAAGTCTTGCACGACCAGTTATGAAAGGGAATATATGTTAGAAGTAAATAATAAATTTGAAATCGGAGAAGAAGTATACACTGGTATTAGAGTGCCAGTAAAGTACAAGTGCCCTATATGCGATGGTGAGGGAAAGTTTTTACATAATGGCTATGAGGTAAGATGTAATAACTGTTGTGGTAGTGGAAAGTTGCATAACGCTCATCAATTTTTGTTGGAACCTGTTAAGGTAAGGATACGATGTATCATTGCTTCTATTTGGAATGAACAGATTTCTATTAAATATAAAGTAGATTGCACCGAAGCAAATGTGCGAAATCGTTCTGAAACTACTTTGTTTAAAACTTTTGAAGAGACAGAGCAGTATTGCAAAAAATGCAATACAAAAGAGATGGTGGGGGAATTTTAATAAGGACTAGAATCGCAGATTTCTTCCGACTAAAGGGAGATGGTGCAAGCCATAATAACTTGCACCAAAGTTGAGTTAAGATAAGTAAATATAGACAATATACAAACACAACAACACTATGACATCTTTCATAAGCTTGTCTCCTTTCGTGTCAAACGGTGGCTGCTACAATGAATAGTATATGAAGCTAAAAATAATATTAGAAGTATGGTTTGTCGCTAAAAAGAGAAAAAAGTCTACAAAAAGCTGTAATATCACACAGTATTAAATATACTTATACAATTTTCGACAACAAACAAATGTAACTTAAATGGGAGAATATATGGAAAGACAGAAGTTAATATTTTTCACAGGTGCTGGAATTGGCATAGAATCAGGCATACCAACATTTCAGGAACAACCAGGTATTCGAGATATCCGCTACTAAGGAGAAATATTAAAAGCAGATGCAGACGAACTAGCTTATATAATAAATAAAAGAGTTTTACATACTTCAGGTGGAAAACCATGTAGGTGCTACTGTATTAATTGTGGTCGAAAAGGAGTACCTTTAAAAGAATGTCATGTCAATATAAAGGAAACCTTACTGAAAGAGGTTGGAGAAGGTTGATTAATGAATTGCAAATTTTATTCGAAGGGAGAAAGGATTATGCCAAGGTGTTTTGGTGATTACTGTTCATCTGATTGGTATTGTAGATATTGTTGTCCCTATACCTATGAATGTGAAGATGAGGCGTGGCTTTATGATGAATGGTATTGGTATGGACATTAGCGGGAATCGAATAATTCTAGGAAATTTACAGAATGATGGTCGGAAGGGAGAATTGTGATGGGAAGTTTTAGTTGGTTGAAAGCAGATGATTTAACAAACATAGAAAACATTGCACTTGGGATGCCATTCAAATTTCTAATCCCTAAAGAATTTGGCGGAGGATTTATTAAAGATGAGTATCAAAACTACGGAGATTTGGGAACAAAGCTAGATGGCTCTCCTAAATATAACATGTATGAGCTGTTAGCTTTTTGGAATAAAGACTTCATAATACCTTCTGAGGGAATCGCTGTGAGTGAAAAATTGAAATACAATGGTGATATGCCATTGATGAAAGAAATTGACGAATTTACAGACTATAATAGGAATATAGGTATAGATATAGGTTGCTATGATGAGCAGATTGACAAATTGAAATACCCATTAAAGCTTGTATCTGTTTCTTTCAGAGGTAGTTATGAAGATTTAGATAAACCGAGTTATGGAGATCCAAATCAAGGACACAGGGTGATTAAGAGAAGATAAATACTTAATTTCAAAGAAAGGAAAATAGTATGGATAGAGGCAAGGCAGATAATATTTGTAAACTTACTAATAAGATTCGTAGATGTGAAGATTTTCTCGGATGTTTAAAGGGGCGCTCGTATAATGATGAATTTACAATCTACTATAGAGGAAATGAAACCTGCGAACTTGAAGAAGAATGCTTAAATATTTTGATTGAACACTATGAAGAGAAATTAGATGAGTTAAATCAACAGTTGAGTAAATTATAAACCGATGAAATCAGGATTTTGTTGGTTAAAAACAGAGAATTAAATATATAGAAGATAAAAGAAGAGGAGATAAAGAAGTATGGAGTTTATTGAATTTAAAGAAGTATTACAGAAGAATTTCGCGGAGATGGCAAAGGATGCTACACATTTATTTGAAGTCAATGTTGATAAGGATGAGTTGTGGAATACTTACCTCAATAGTTTTCCCGCCGGCACGAATGAACTTTACAGAGAAAGAACGTGGCATGACTGTAGTTGCTGCCGACACTTCATTAAAAACATCGGCAACGCAGTTGTAATCAAAAATGGACAGGTACATACAATCTGGGACTTATCTTTGAATGACACTACCTATCAGCCAGTATGTGATGCATTATCAGCATTTGTTAAATCTCATTCAGTCATTGGTATTTGGGTTAGCAAAGAAAAGAAAATCGGTACTGACTTTAACTATGAAGATATGAATGGGAAGACGCATAAATGGGATCACTTCTATCTTGAGTTACCGAATAAGTTTGTTGATAGAAGCAACAGGTCTATTGGAGATATCCAGGGTGGTTTTAGGGATACCCGTAACGTATTCAAGCGTTCACTTGATGAAATTACAATGGATGCTCTCGATACAATTCTTGAACTCATCAATTCTAATACACTCTATAAAGGTGAAGAGTGGAAGACGGTTCTGTCAGAATTCCGTAGATATAAAAAAGAATATGACAAATTGACAAATGGTGAAAAGAAAGAGCTTTACGCCTGGGAAAATTCTGTAAAAGCTGGTATTGCTATAGGTAGAATTCGCAATCATAGTATTGGGACCCTGCTTGTAAATGTAAGTGAGGATATGGATCTTGATTTAGCAGTTAAGAAATATGAGCAGATTGTGGCTCCGAGTAACTATAAAAGGCCAAAGGCAATATTTACTAAGAAGATGCTTAAAGAGGCTAAGAAAACTATTACAGAACTTGGTTATATGGATGCACTTCAGCGCCGATTTGCTAATATGGATGACATTACCGTAAATAATATTCTGTTTTCTAATAAGGATGCAGCTAGGAGAATTAACGGTGCAGATGATATTTTCGGAGAAATGGAAAAGGAAGTAGATGTAAATCCAAAGAAATTTTCTAAGGTTGAAGAAATTTCTGCGCATGATTTTATTAAAAGTGTTCTTCCTACAGCGAAAGAAGTTGATGTGTTTGTAGAGAATAAGCATGATAAGAATTTTGTATCTATGATTGCCCCTGTGAATCCGGATGCAAAGACCATGTTCAAATGGAGTAATGGATTGAGCTGGGCTTATACAGGGAATATTACCGATTCAGATATGAAACAAAATGTAAAAGCAGCTGGTGGAAATGTTGATGGTGTTCTGAGATTTTCTATTCAGTGGAATGAGAACGGAAAAGATAATAGTGATCTTGATGCACATTGCAAGGAGCCAGATGGAAATGAAATTTATTTTGGCAACTGTAGAAAACCCAAAATGTCGAACTTGGGTGGACAGCTTGACATTGATATTACTCATCCTAATACTCAGATGCCAGGAAAAGCATCTGTAGAAAATATTACATGGATAGATAAATCACGAATGAAACCAGGTGTATACAAATTCTTTGTAAACCAGTATGCATCAAGGGGATCTAAGGGGTTTAAGGCTGAAGTAGAGTTTGATGGAGAGATTTACTCATTTGAGTATAACCATCCTGTTAGAGATGATGTGCAAGTTGCAGAAGTGACTATGGACAATAATGGTAATTTTACAATTAAGGAAAAGCTATCTGGAACATCGGCAATAACAAGCAGAGAAATTTGGGGAATTAAAACTAATCAGTTTGTTCCGGTATCCGTAATTAGTTACAGCCCAAACTATTTTGATGAGCAGGATGGAATTGGACACAGACACTTATTCTTTATGCTAAATGGTTGCGTCAATACCGAAGAACCGTCAGGCTTTTATAATGAATTTTTGAAAAATGAATTGGTAGAACACAAGAGAGTATTTGAGGCTCTTGGCGCAAAATGTCATGTAGAGGATACAGAAGATCAGCTTTCAGGTATTGGTTTTAGTATGACTAAACGTGCTGAATTGATTGTGAAGGTAAAGGGCGCAACAGAAAGAATTATGAAAATAAAATTTTAAGGTGAAGAGGAGAATATGATTATGAGTAACGAAAAAATGTTTGAGATAGCAACGAGGAGCAAATTTAGATTTCCATATAAGGGGCAGATTTCAGTCGAAGATATGTGGGAGCTTTCTCTTCCGGCACTTGATTCGGTGTTTAAGGCACTTAATGCACAAATAAAGCAGATAAAAGAAGAGAGTCTTTTAAGCACAAAGTCAAAGGCTGATGAAACACTGGAAATGCAGATTGAGATTGTTAAGTACATTGTTTCAGTGAAACTTGCAGAGAAGGAAGCCAGAGAAAAGGCGGCCGTCAATAAGGAAATGAAACAGAAAATTATGCAGATAAAAGCGGCAAGACAGGACAAGGCTTTATTGGAAGCCTCCGACGAAGATTTGGATAAACTTCTGGCCGAACTTGGAGAATAAGATTTTGGGACTGGTCGGCTCATATCTGGCCAGTCCAATCAATAGGAGATAGTATGGTAGCAATTAATGATTATAATGTGTATTCTTCTGGGATGAAGAAATCAATAAAAGACAAATTATTTTTCGAAGGTTTAGTAGAAGCCGTAGACACAATAGTTGATTTTGGTTGTGCAGATGGACAGGTATTAAAACAACTTCATGAAGATTTTCCAGAGTGGAAATTATTCGGAATTGATGTAGATCGGACCATGTTGGATTTGGCGAAATTTAATTGTTCTAATGCTGAATACATATGTGCCAAAGGGATTCCTATTGACAAACTTAAAAATATTTCTTCAAATGCTCTGTTGAATTTAAGCAGCGTTGTGCATGAAGTTTATAGTTATTCTGGTCCTGAAATATCTGAGTTTTGGGAAAATGTGTTTGCTTGTGGTTGCAAGTATATAGCAATTAGGGATTTAATGCTTAGTAATGAATCAGATAGAGCATCGGACATTAATGATATGACTGGTGTGTTGAGAAATGCACATTTGGATACATTACATGAATTCATCTCATTGCGGGGAAGCGTAAAAAGTCAAAAGAATCTATTACATTATCTTATGAAATACAGATATAGAGAAAATTGGAATAGGGAAGTAAGAGAGAACTATTTTCCAATTACTGTTGAGCAGTTATTAAATATGATACCAACTGATAAATATAGAATCGTGTATTTCAATCACTATATTTTACCCTATAATCGAAATAAAATATATGAGGATTTTGGAATTGAATTAAAAGATAATACACACGTAAAAGTGTTACTGGAAAGAAAATGATGAATCAACGATTTCTTAGGGAGGAGAGAATACTATGAAACCATATGATGTAGGAATGATATGTGGACGTTTTCAGACATTCCACAAGGGACATGAAAAACTTGTAGACACAGGACGGATGCTATGTGATAGGCTTCTAATCCTAATTGGCAGCGCTCAGGAATGTGGGACTGAGCGGAACCCTTTAAATATTAACACGAGAACAAAGATGCTGAAGGAAATATATGGTGATAGTCCAGATATCATGATTTACGGATTGGCGGATTTGACTGATGAAAATGATATTCGGCCTGAATGGGGGAAATATCTATTAAATAATGTTGATAGGTATATCTTCAAGAATCCAGAAGTGATGATTTATGGGAACGATGAGAGCAGGAGCGCCTGGTTCGATAAGGCAGACTTGAAAAATACAACTGAACTGATTATAAATAGGACAGAACTGCCAATTTCGGCAACGATGCTCCGCCAGTATATGGTTAGTGATAAGCGTAGGGAGTGGATGAAGTGGGTTAACCCAAGGCTACACAAGATGTATGATGAACTAAGAAGAGAATTAATGAGTGTGGAATTCTATTCAAATCTTAATGGCTAATTCAAGCCAATTGATTCCATGAAAACAATTAAATATGGGCGGACAAATTTTGATAGGAAATAATGCTTTCAAGTGAAAGAAACGTATCCTACGACATTGAAAGGAAGTTATGAGTCTATTTAAGAGAAGTAAGAAATCAAGAAAAACAAGAAGTCCAAATAAAAATTATAAGATTGAATCTGAACTTACAGATAACGATTATAAAATGATAGATGCGGACAGATTGAATACTGGGATTCAATACTATTCGGACGAGTATTACTACAATAATATTTTGTACCACAATTATAATAAAAGCGATTGAAAAATTTATTTCAAGTTCTTTAAATATTACAGAAGGGATATAGGGTGCTGCAGCCAAGTCATATGAGCCTTTCGGTGATTGAAAATAGAGAAAAATATCTTGATCAATAATGATTGTCAGATTGGGCTTGATGATGTTGGAGATAAATCTGTTGATTTAATTTGTACAGATCTCCCATTTGGACAAACTGCGAGAAATAATTGGGATTTTATTATTCCAATGAACGATTATTTAATGTTAGGAAATAAAACAATTTACGAAAAGGATGTTTGGAAAGTCTGTATTGAACATAATAAATCAATTAAGGAAGGATTGGAGTGGTTCAATAGAAATAAAAAAAATGGTTTATGGAAACAATATGAAAGAATAATCAAAGATAACGGTGCAATAGTCTTGTTTGGAAATGGGATGTTCACTGCAGACCTGATGCAAAGTAACCGTAAATTATGGAAATATAATCTTATTTGGCAGAAGACTCAACCGACAGGTTTCTACAACGCTAAGAAAATGCCTTTGCGTTCTCACGAAGATATCTGTGTATTCTATAGGAAACCTCCTACATATAACCCTCAAAAGACAACTGGTCACACTAGGAAAGTAAGCAAGGCGGAACATAAGGTTAATTGTAAACAGTCTTTGGATTATGGTATTGGTGGATTAACTACATATGACAGTACTGAGAGATATCCAAAATCTGTTTGGACATTTGCAAAGGATATTCAAAAATCGGCATTGCATCCGACACAAAAACCAGTTGCATTATTGGAAGAAATTATTAGAACATATACAAACCCGGATGATACGGTTTTAGACTCATGTGCCGGCAGTATGACGTTGGCAATCGCAGCTATTAACACAGGAAGAAATTATATATGTTTTGAGAAAGATAGAGAAATATTTAATGTAGGTAGTCAAAGAGTAAAAGAGCATTTGGCACAGCAATTATTACAGAGTGCTACATAGGAAATACAATTTTCGAGCGGTGATAACTATGGATAAAGCAAGAGTAATACGAAATAGAAATGGGGAATACATAGGAACATTAAGAATGAATACTCCTGCTATATGTGAAAAATGTGGTCATGAGGTGGAACTATTTAAAGGTGATAACTTAGCCATAGAAAAAGAGGAAATATTAGCTAAATGTTTTAAGTGTGGAAACAATCATATGGCAACTAAACCTTATGGGTTTTGGTGGTTATATTCATCTGGTTTAGCGTGGGATATGATGTATGAAGAATTAAAAGAGCAGAAAGGAGAACGAGTAAAATAGAGAATTATGTAAATAGTCCGTTAAACTTCACAGGAAATAAATACAAGCTACTTCCACAAATAATACCATTGTTTCCGGAGCATATAAAATCATTTGTTGATTTATTTGCGGGCAGTTTCTCCGTTGGGATAAATGTAGATGCCGATCAGCTTGTGTATAATGATATATGCGGACAGGTAGCAAGTCTAATGGAAAATTTTAATAAGTACCATAGTTGGGATATTCACCAAGAGATCCTGGGGGCAACTAAGCAGTGGAACTTGGATAGGTCAAATAAAAATTTAAGCGAAGATGAATTAAAAGCAAATTACATAGAACTACGTAAGTATTATAATAAGCATCCGAATTGGATTTTATTCTACACTTTAGTTTCTTGCTCATTCAGCAATCAAATCCGTTTTAATTCAAAAAATGAATTCAACATGCCATATGGCGCACGATACTATAATCCTGCGTTACAGGTTAAATTACAAAAATTTGTTAGAGAGTTGCATAAAAAGAGAATAGAGTTTTGGAATAAGGATTTTAGAGAGTGTGGATTTCGGAATGATGACTTTGTGTATTGCGACCCACCTTATTACAATTCAACGGCCCCGTATAATGAAAACGGCGGATGGTCTGAACAGGATGAAATAGATTTATTGAACTATCTGGACAATTTTGATAAGCATGGTCGGTTTGCCCTTAGCAATAATTTGAAGTACAACAATCCAGTGCTAGAAAGTTGGATGGGAAAGTATAAGGTTCACTATCTTCAAGGTGATTATAGCAACTGCAACTATCACAAGAAGAATAGAAGTGGAGATATGGAAGTACTAATTACAAACTATTAGGATCAAATTTTCATTTCATGCCTTTTTCAACACGAGATATAGATGAAAATAGAGGAAATTAACAAGATATAGTACAAAAAACAGGAGGTAATATGGCAGAAAGAGCATTAGCACATATTGAAAAGGTGGAATGGGTAAATCCAATCGAAGGAGCTGATAATATCGAACTTATTGGTATATTAGGTTGGGTTTGTGTTGCAAAAAAGGAGGAGTTTAGGCCGGGAGATATTGCTGTTTACATTGAGATTGATAGTAAATGCCCGGAAAATGATGAGCGATTTGCTTTTTTGGCAGCTAAACACTATAAAGTGAAAACTATGAAGTTAGGAAAATTCAAAGTAATCAGTCAGGGGCTTGCATTACCAATTACTTTATTCCCGGAGTTTGCTGATAAGAAAATTGGCGATGATGTAACCAATGAACTGAAAATTACATACTCTTCTCAGGAAGATATTAAGAGAAAATCAAATGGAGTTGATCCGGAAGCCAAGTATAAAGCAATGGCTAACAGGAAGCCTAATTTGTTTAAGAAGCCATTAGTACGGAAGATAATGAGGTACAAATTTGGACGTAAGTTAATGTTTTTGCTTTTTGGCAGAAAGAAAGATAATCCGAAGAAATTTCCTGATTGGATTGTGAAGACTGATGAAACGAGAATTGAGAATGCTCCGTTTTATTTAAATAGTACAGATAAATGGGTTAAAACAGAGAAGTGTGATGGGACTAGCTGTACGTATGCTGTTGACAGATTAAAAAAAGGGGAAAATAAATTTGATTTTATTGTGTGTAGTAGAAATGTACGGCAAGCAGATAGAAACCAAGAAACTTATCACGACTCAAATATTTATTGGGAACTGGCAGATAAATATGGGATTGAAAAGATTCTTACTGATTTTGCAACAGAGAATAATTATAGCAGAGTGGTATTACAGGGAGAGGGAGTTGGTTCTGTTCAAGGAAATCCATATAAATTGAAGGAGAATGTACTATATGTATTTAATCTCATTATTGATGGAGTGAGGGCTGGAACTGTGGAAATGTCTAACTTTTGCAAGGCACATAATTTAACAAGTGTTCCAATTATTGATACTGAATGTGTATTGCCGAAGACTATGGAAGAAATGAAGCTTGAGGCTGATGGATATAGTGAGTTAAATCCAAAGGTAAAGAGAGAAGGATTTGTATATAGGAGTGTTGATGGACAACAGAGTTTTAAAAATGTTTCAAGAGAGTATTTGTTAAAACATAATGGTAAGGAGTAAACGAGATGTCAATACCAATTTTTACAATGATGGTAGGTTTACCTGTTAGTGGTAAATCTACCTACGCAGAAAAACTATCAAAAGAACGCAGCGCAATAATTTGTAGTTCTGATAAAGTTAGAGAAGATTTGTATGGAGACGAAAACTCGCAAAGCAACAATGATGAGGTTTTTAAATTATTACATAAAAGAATTAAAGAACTTCTTAAAGCAGGCGAAAGTGTTATTTATGATGCGACGAATATCAATTCCAAAAGACGTAGAGCATTTTTATCTGAATTGAGAAGTATTCCATGTAAAAAGATTTGCGTGATAATGGCAACTTCATTGAAGAAGTGTTGTAGACAGAATAATTCTAGGAGCAGGACAGTTCCATATGAAGTTATTGAGAGAATGTATAAGAACTGGAATACCCCGTATTGGTTTGAAGGATGGGATGAGATTAAAGTTGCTTCGGAATATAAATTACCAAACCTAATTTTTTGTTGGTTGACGGATTATATGGATTTTAATCAACAAAATCCAAATCATACTTTAACACTTGGGAAACACTCTATTGAAGTAGGGGATTACTTTCCAGAAAATAGTTTATTGCGAGATGCTGGATACCTTCATGACTGTGGAAAGCCGTTTACAAAATCTTTTAATAACTCAAAGGGAGAAGAAACAAATGTGGCGCATTATTATCAACATCATTGTGTAGGAGCTTATGATAGTTTGTTTTATGACTATTCAGAAGGTGTTGATAGATTAGACGGCTCTATTCTAATTAATTTGCACATGATGCCTTATTTTTGGGAGAAAGACAAAGAGTACGGGGAGAAGACAAGGTTGAAATATAAGAAGCTATGGGGTGAGGAACTATATAACAATGTGATGAAACTGCATGAGGCTGATATGAGAGCGCATTAGGAATCAAAGGAAACAAACATTTTGAGGTGAAAAAGGAGAATAAGATAATGACTTGATGGGTCATTATATATTTTTAAACTATTATTGTTATATATGTTATAAAACACAAAGAACAAAAGAGATAAAAAATGACAGGATTGAGTAACAACGAGGTATTAAAAAGTAGGGAATTATATGGCAGTAATAAGTTGCCAGAACCTAAACTAAAGAAATGGTATACATTTGCTTTAGAGGCGCTGAGTGAAAAAATCACATTGATATTAATTTCCATAGCACTGTTACAACTCGTGCTGGCAGTAGTGGGGGTTATGGAATTTTCAGAACCAGTAATGATTTTAGTAGTTCTCGCAATAGTAACAGGAATTGCTGTCAAGACAGGTCTTGGAGTTCAGAAGTCGGCAGCGGAGCTAAAAGCTAAGACATCAGAAAGATATTGTGATGTAATCAGAGATAACAAAGTACAGACAATAAATAAAGATGAACTTGTGGTTGGAGATATTGTATGTATTGGAATGGGACAAGAGATTTTTGCGGATGGTTACTTGATTGAAGGAAAAGTTTCAGTAAACAATGCAGCTATTAATGGAGAAACCAAAGAGTGTAAGAAGATACCTGTTCCAAATTATATACATAAAAAAACCTCTTCTACTAATGCTTATACAAATCAGAATTGTCTATTTGCAGGTACAACGGTCATGGCTGGCGAAGGTAAAATGATAGTTACTGACGTTGGAGTCAATACGGTGAATGGTGATACATTAATAAAAATGCAAACGCTTGAGGCACCAAAAACTGCTCTTGATATTGCTCTTGACAGTTTGAGTGAGTTTATTTCTAAGTGGGGGACGATAGCAGCAAGTGTAACATTTATGGTACTTATGATTTCTGGAATTTTAAACGCAGGATTTTCTGACTACTTTAGTGGAGGTGCCTTGAATATTATCCAGAAAGTTGCTCAAAACTTTTCTATTGCATTGACCATAATTGTAGCGGCTGTTCCGGAAGGTTTGCCTCTTATTGTGAAGCTGGTGACAAAACAGAATGTAAGCACAATGGAGCGTTCTAATATTTTGGCTAAGAATCCTGGTAAAATTCCGGAGTTGGCCTATGTGAATATTATTTGTACTGATAAAACTGGAACGTTGACTACGGGTATGATGACACCCAAAAAAGTTATCGGTGGAAATGGTGAGGAAGTCAACAGAGATAGCTCGTTATGGAATCAGATTAAAGAGAATATATGCTTAAACAATAGTGCTGTATTTGATTCGAATAATATGATTACAAGCGGAAATTCTATCGATAGAGCTATATTAAGTTTGGTAGATTCGGAACAGTACGAAGAAATCCACAATAGAATTAGACAAAAAGTGAAACAGGTATTCAATAGTAGTAATAAGTATTCAGCATTCACTACTAATGAAGGCATTACATATTACAAAGGTGCACCTGAGAAACTTGTCGATAAGTGTGCAGATTTTATGGATGGAGATATGGTTAAGCCTATCACGGATGATGTTCGCGCATCTATCTACGGTAACATTAAGAATATGACTACTAATGCAATGAGATGTATAGCACTTACTGTTAAGAAGCAAGATTTGGTAGAGAATGAGTTACCGAATAATATGACGTTACTTGGAGTTGTTGGCGTTGTTGATCCTGTAAGGGCAGAAGTTCCGGATGCCGTGTGGACTGCACAACAGGCGGGTATTCAGGTAATTGAAATAACCGGAGATTGTATTGAAACTGCGATTGCAGTCGCAAAGGAATGTGGAATTTATCATGATGGGGACGTGGCTCTGACTAATGATGAGTTTGAAGCAATGACTGATGAACAGATAAAAGAAATTATTCCATCACTCAGAGTAATTTCAAGATGCTCGCCTAACACAAAATTAAGACTAGTAACACTTGCTCAGGAAATTGGAAAATCTGTAGCAATGACAGGTGATGGTGTTAATGATTCACCAGCTCTTAAGAGAGCTGATGTCGGATTTGGAATGCAAAGTGGAAGTGATGTTGCAAAAGAAGCTTCTGATATTATTCTTACAGATGACAACTTTGCAAGTGTTGTGAAAGCTGTAGAACTTGGAAGGACGTTTATGCACAATATTATGATGTTTTTGGAATTCCAGTTACCAATTAATATTTCACTACTGATATTGAGTGTTGTATATCCATTAATTGCATCATGTGCTTTGCTCGCTTCGGTACAGATTTTAATTGTAAATATTATAATGGATTCCCTGAATTCGCTATCATTTGGTGGTGAACCTCCCAAACCAGAATATATGATTGAACATCCTATTAAAAAGGGTTCAGGCTTATTTATTCGTGGAGCAAAGAAGAGAATAGCAATAAGTACTGTCACATTTATTGCTTTATATGGAATCATTACACTTAGTCCAATTTCTAATATGTTTTCAAGTGAAGTAGAAGCTATCACGGCAAGATTTGCGTTATTATGTTTCATGGCCGTATTTAATGGATTTGGAATTCGTACAGAACATATAAACCTGCTTAATGGTATTGGTAAGAATAAGCTGTTTTCTTATATTGCTATTGGTATATTCGGACTGACTGTACTGTTATGTAATTTAGCTGGAGAGCTTCTTAAAGTGACACCATTGGATTATGAGCATTGGGCCGTAGTTATTTTATTGGCGTTTATGGTTATTCCGGTTGATCTTATTAGAAAGACCGTAAAAATAATAAAAGAGAATAAGGAATTAAAGGAGGGAAACGCATGTCAATTAGTTTAGTTAAAGGTCAGAAAATTGACCTGACAAAAGGTAACAAAGGGTTGAGTAAGGTTGTATTCGCTCTTGGTTGGGATACCAATCGATACGATGGCAATGCTGATTTTGATTTAGATGTATCAGCGTTTTTTACAGATGAATCTGGTAAAGTAACAGGAGAACAAGATTTCGTATTCTATGGACAACCTCAACATACAAGCGGGGCTTTAATCTACTCTGGAGATAATCAGACAGGTGCAGGAACTGGTGATGATGAAACTATGGTTGTGGAGTTAAGTAAGATTCCATCTAATTTTGATAAGATTAGTTTCGCAGCAACAATCTATGATGCGGAGAACAGATTGCAGAATTTTGGTATGGTAGACAATTCATATATTAGAGCGTATGACGCAAACACAAATGAAGAGTTATTTAAGTATGAGTTAAACGAAGATTTTTCATTAGAGACAGGTATTGTTGCTGGTGAGTTATATCGCAAAAATGGAGAATGGAAATTTAATGCAGTCGGTTCTGGATATAATGGCGGATTAGCAGCAATTGCAAGAACTTTTGGATTGAATATTTAAGGAGGATAAAAATATGTCAGTAAATTTAGTTAAAGGACAAAAAATTAATTTGTCAAAGGAAGTTGAAGGATTACAGAAGGTGGTAGTTGGTTTAGGATGGGATGCTGCAAAAAAAGGATTATTTGGCGCACATTATGATATTGACTGTGACGCATCTGCAATTATTATCAGCAAGGATAATAAGTATCAGGGTGTTGTTTATTATGGCGATAGAAAAGCAGAGAATGGATGTATTTATCATCATGGTGATAATCTTACTGGTGATGGAGATGGTGACGACGAGCAGATTACCGTCGATTTAAAGAACATGCCTGATTCGGTAGAGAAAATTGTATTTGTAGTAAACATATACGCATGTGAATCCCGAAAACAAGACTTCGGAATGATTAAAAATGCCTACATTCGCCTTGTTGATGAGGCAACAAGAAAAGAAATCTGTAAGTACAATTTATCTGAAAACTATTCTGGCAAAACAGCAATGATATTTGCAGAAGTGTATAAGAAAGACAAGGAATGGAAGTTTAATGCAGTTGGAACTGGAACTACCGATGGAAGTGTTAGTGAATTGGTAAGAAGATATAAATAAGGAGGAATTTGTGTATGTCAGTAATTTTAACAAAGGGACAGAGAGTGGATTTAACAAAGGATAGACCATCATTAAAGAACGTTCTTATTGGTCTTGGTTGGGATATTAATCACTATGACGGCGAATCGGATTTTGATTTAGATGCATCTGTGTTTATGACAAAAGATAATGGAAAAGTTACTAATGAAAATGACTTTGTTTTCTATGGTAATTTACAGCATAAATCTAAGAGTGTCATACATATGGGTGATAATCGAACAGGAGATGGTGACGGTGATGATGAAGTAATCAAAGTTAAATTGAATGATGTACCGTCAGATTATTCAACACTTGCAGTGGCGGTAACTATCTATGATGCAGACGTGAGGCTTCAGAATTTTGGAATGGTTGGTAATGCTTATGTAAGGGTATTAGATGAAGAAACAGGTGAAGAACTTGTAAGATTTGATTTGAGCGAAGACTTTTCAATCGAAACAGCTGTAGTTGTAGCCGAACTTTATAAGCGTGATGGGGAATGGAAATTCAAGGCGGTTGGAAGTGGATACAATGGTGGTTTAAAGTCATTATGTGCACAGTACGGTATTGATGCAGAATAGGAGAAACAATGACAAATTTAATGTATGTAATATTTGTTGTACTTGCATTTGTATTACTCGTTGCATTCTTTAACACTACATTTGGAAAACAATTGTTAGTCAAACTGAAAGGTAGAACTGACGAGGTAATGCGACAAGATGCATCTACACCAGAAGGAGCAAAAGATTATTATAATGTAGCGATTAGAGAGAAAGAAGAATTTTATAATAAGGCTTCTATGACATTTGCTGAGATTTCAGGCAAGCTTGATTCAGCAGAAAAAGAATTGTATCAGTCAAATAAAGAAATTATGCGAGTGAATAAGCAGATTAATGATTGCCTTAATCAAAACAACGAAGAATTAGCAATGCAGTACGCTCTGAAAAAAACAACTTTAGAGAATAAGATTACTGTATTAAGAGAAACGATTGAGGAAATGAAAGTAGCAAAGAAACACCAGGACGAAATTCGTAATCAGGCATCAATTGATTTGCAGAAATTAAAAGAAGAAAAGGAACAAGTTCTCTTTCAGTTGGAAGCCGATAGTCAGATTATTGAGCTGCATCAAAGTATGGATAATTTTAACTTGAACAGCGAAAGTGAACGGATGCTGGAGCGAGTTAGAGAAGGTGTTAAGAAAACCAGAGAAAGAGCTGAAGGTAGCCGTATTGCATATGATTCTAGCAGTCAGGTAAATGAGAGAAGACTAGAAGCATCAGAACGTGAAAGAAATGCTCGCCAGATATTAGACGAAATGAAACGTCAGAGAGGTAAATAACCATGATTGTACTTAATGTTGGAGTTTTCGTTATGTGCTTATGTGTATGTTTTATAGGCGGATATATTGTAGGAAAACGTAAATAAAAAAACAGTGTTAAAGCTGAACATAGCATTTAAACAAAAGTACACAGGAATTTTTTCGGGTTATGTGGTGCTGGAATAGGTAGACAGACAGACGGTCAGGTGACAGGAATACGGTTAAATACGGATGGTTGAGTTCCTATGGGTTCGATTCCCTCCAATGTGAGTAGTGCACGACTCATGTGTGGTGCAAATCCACACCCACATAGTAATAAATTTAAAAAAGGAGATTTGAATTGAATAGAGAATATGCAATATATGCGGTTGATTTTGATGGAACACTTTGTGAAAGTGAGTTTCCAGGTATTGGAGCACCCAACATATTCCTTATTAATCATTTAATTAAGCGTAGGAAACAAGGGAATAAAATAATACTTTGGACATGCCGGCACGGCGAACGGTTACAAGAGGCTGTAGATTGGTGTAAGCATCATGGGATAGAATTCGATGCTGTCAATGAAAATCTGCCAGAGACATTAGAATATTTTGGAGGAACGGAAAGCAGAAAGATCCATGCTGATGTATTTATAGATGACAAGGCTGTAAATAAGCCAAAATATCATGTGCCATATAAGGAGTGTAAAGTGTGATATGGATCAGTTGAATTATTTGAAGCAGAAAATGATACCTATTGTGCAACAGTGCTTGGAAAAGCACGGCGGTGGTGAAAGTTACTTTGATGAGTTGGATGGCCTGGTTAAAAATGATATCAAGTTAATGATTACATATCTTAAATATGCAGTTGAAAAAGAGAATGTTATTCATGTAGTTGTGTCTGGAGAAATTGGTCTTATATTATCTAAGTTAATCAACAAAAAGATTATTCCAATAGATATCAATATAATATGTCTGAATGGAGGGCTGCGTAAGGGGGAGGAGCCGGTGGGAACTAACATCCCGTGTTACCAATCGTTCAAAGCCATCTTTTTCGATGACAGCTATTATAGTGGTAAGACGGCTATGGCAGTTCATGATTACATACATAAGTGTGGAGGAATCATTGTAAAGAATTACGTTTTCTACGATGGTTGCTTAAAGAAACATGATGATGTGGATAGTCTATATCGGTATTATAAATAGGCTAAAATTTCGGTTTCGTAAGGAGAATATATGACAAGTAATGAAAATTTATTAGTAACTGCCATGGAAGAATGCAATAAGCTTTCTATGGCGATATCAAAGGCGCTTAGATTTGGAATGAAAAACTACTGTGCTGAAAGAGATAACATTGAAGATAATAACTATCACATTTTAGAAGAATATATTCAGTTAAAGACGGTAATGGATATGCTTTTTAGCCGAAAGGTATTAAAGCCTGTGTCTGATACTGTTTATACTGCAATCAGATTGAATAAAGAAAAGAAAGTTGACAAATACCAAGAGTATTCAAAATCCATTGAATTAATTTCAGAGTAGGAAGAAAGTCGAGTTTCCATTGAAGAGGAGAATTCATGAAAGAACTAAGAGTAATTATTGCAGGTGGAAGAGATTTCGATAATTTTTCCTTACTGATGGATAAATGTATTGAAATTTTAGCTGCTATAACAAAAGAAGATGATTCGATAGAGAAGATTCGGAGCGTTAGCGGAACAGCAAGAGGAGCTGATAGGCTTGGAGAGCAATATGCGCAGATAGCACACTACGAGGTGTCTCGATTTGAGGCCGATTGGGATCATTTTGGGAAGAGTGCTGGTTATAGGAGAAATGCAGAAATGGCGAGGTTTGCTTCTGAAGATGGACACGTTGGGGTTCTGATTGCGTTCTGGGATGGTAAGAGTCGAGGAACTAAATATATGATTGATTTGGCGAAGAAATATGGGTTAAATGTACATGTTGTTAAATACTAAAATAGAAAGAGGTAGAGTTGATGAAAACACAAAACATGAGTAAAGTGGAATTAGAATCAAGGTTGTACGATTATGCAAGTCTAGGAAGAACATTAATTGATAATTTTGACAATTACAAAATAAAGGATTTGATTAAGAATTATAGAGATGATATCAAGAAAGAATATGAAAATGTAAAATTATTAATTAACATCAACGATAGTAATTCTTATTATATGAAGATTTATGCTCCTTCAATAAAAAATGCATATTCAAAAATTAGTAGAGTAAATCTAACTAGAACGATTGATAATTCTACGCTAAGCTGCATTATGGAAACAATTCACGAATTAGAGTATAATTTACCAATTTAATGAACTAGATTTTGACTTAGTTAGGGGCTTAAGATCTTGTTCGAAAGATTGATCAGTTTTGAAGTAATCGAAATATAGTGAAAATATAAAAAAGAAAGGTGGTGAAAAGTAGTGCATCCGAGCAAATTCTTTGAAGAGGTAGGTTGTAGGACTCACATGGATGTGTTTGAACAATATGACCCTTATGTTAAGGAGCAGCTTAAAAATGTGCATCCTTTGAATTTCATAAAAACCAGGGTTACACTTCCGGTTTTCAAAATTACGATTTCCTATAGAACAATAAAAGGTAATCTTCGCCATACGGAAAAGTATATTGTTTTAGACAACTCACATCTGGAATCACAAGACTCATTTAATTTCTATGTTGAATCAAATGTGCAAATGGAATGTGATTCCTATAACTCGGCTCATCCAAAGAATCCGATGCTAGATTATATGATTAAAAATATTGAATTCGTTTGTGACGCTGTGCTACCAATTGGGTAGGTTTTCACCAAATGTATTTAACGCCTTTAGTAGATAAAGGTTGTCACGAGATTATGAAGCTGGAACGCTGAGATAAATAATCGAAAAAGATATGCGGTAGTGACATAAAAAGACACCCGCTAAGTATGGCTTTGCCTCATGCAAGCGTAATAAATTGCGTGAGGAAAGTACATATTGGTAGAAAGCAAATATACAGCAACAGACTTAAAGATTATGCAGTCCTGGATCCTGGAAAGAAAAATTCAGGTGAGTCAAACCAGGATATTAGAAACATATAACAGATATAATAATATGTGTTACGTCTCCTTTAGCGGAGGCAAGGATAGTAGCGTATTGGCTGATTTAACAGCCAGGGTATGTAAAGTACTAAACTGTAAATTGGTTCTATGGTTCTCAGATACAGGTCTTGAATTTCCAGAAGTCAAAAAACATGTCAAAGAGTTTCCAACTTATTTAAGAAACAGATATGGTATTGAAGTTGAACTGATAGTAGATTATCCGAGGGATAAATCTGGTAAGCGTATATCATTTAGAGATGTGGTGTTGACTGAAGGATATCCGGTTATCTCTAAAACTGTCAGCCGCCAGGTTCACGATGTAAAGAAGCTTGGTAAAGATTGTTGGGCTTACGGATGTTTCAATGGCAGAGAGAAGGGTATCTATAATATGCTGCAATGGAAGTATCTTATTGATGCTCCATTCAAGGTATCCAATAAGTGTTGCCAAATCATGAAGAAGAATCCAGCTAAGAGGTTCAATAAGAGTAGTGGAAGAATACCTATTATTGGAACTATGGCCTGTGAGAGTAAACAGCGTAAAACGGAGTGGTTACACAATGGCTGCAATGCTTTTGATAAAGGGGAACCTAGTAGTCAACCATTAAGCTTTTGGACCGAAAATGACGTGTTGGAATACTTATATCGTTTTGATGTACCATACCCATCTGTGTATGGAGAAATATGTATTAAAGAAGATGGTTATTATTATACTTCTGGTTATCAACGTACCGGATGCGTATTTTGTGCCTATGGATGTCATCTGGAGAAAGAACCTAACAGGTTTCAACGGTTAAAACAGACGCATTCGAATCTTTGGGAATATTGTATGAAGCCAGTTTCTGAAGGTGGCCTGGGTATGAAGGAAGTACTGGAATTTATCGGCGTGAAAATTGAGTAGCGAGGGCCGAAACAAATCTTTCGTGTGAGATGAGGTGATGGAATGACAAATTTAGAGAAAATTGATTATATGATTCAGTCATTGCAGATAGCAAAAGAAGAGATATCATACGCTCAGAAGTGGACAGAGAAGTATAAGATAGATGTGGAGCACTGTTGGACGGATCGGATTCCTAATGGAACAATAATTCGCGAGTCACTAAAGATGGTTGGTCGCATGGCAAATATCGTAGCGAATAATGTTGTTTTTAGTCCGTATTCCAAGGATGTATTTAAACATGATGAATCGTGAATTTCAGATGATTGTGAGGTGAAATAAATGGGGTATGGAAATCCATGTTGCAAAGATTGTATACACAAAAATGATAGATGCTATTGTGCACCGAATAGCGCATGTAACAAATATGAAAAAATACAAATGGCAACTAAAAAGACATGGAAAGAATTTAGAGACTCCGGGATGCTCTGGTGGATTAATATGATTCTTCATACATTTGGCTGGGCTATAACTGTAGAGATTGAGGATGACGGTAGTATTTCAGGTGCCTATCCTGCAAGGGTAAAATTTAGAGGATTTTCGGAGAATAACACAGAAGGGTATCAGAAGGTGAGTCAGTATATGAAAGATAATGCTAACGACATTCTTACTGAAGCTAACGATTGAAATGCGAATTTGAAATATTTGCAACCATAGTGAATTGTGATAATGAGGAGGATGTAATGAAGCATACTTTTATAAACAAAGCAGATGTTGAGAAAATTGCAAGAAAATTTTGGTATCTGGTGGATTGTGCAGGATGTGAATTTGCCGGAGACTGTGATGGAATAGATGAAGACTGTGTGAGCTTCTGGTCTTCATGGGTTGAGGAATTCAATAATTCGAAACAAATGTAGGTTTCATGACGTGAAAAGGAGAGAAAAGAATGAGACACAGAATTGGTGGATTAGAGAATGTATATATGGGATTAGGTGCAGATAATATTCCATATGAATTAGACAATACGTGGAGTGGACATAAGGAATTAGATACTGTGGCAGATAAAATGTTAGATGATGCGGTAGAAACACTATTTGCAGAAATCGGCGGTTTTGATTATAAGGTTACTTGTAACAATAATTCATTTAAGATTTTATTCGGAAGAGAACCAGCGTATAAGCACGACCCGTATCAGATGTGTACAATAACCTCTTTATATAATGAGTGCAATATTAAACGTGGAAAGGCTAGAGGCTATTATGGTGAAGACGTTGAGATTGAATATGACAAAAATATTTCAGATGCAGACTGTGATAAAGCATTTGTAGAATTTGTTGACAAGTGGCATCCACAACTGTTAGAGACTATGAATTGTTGATTTCAGGAGGTCTTAATTGGGGGAGGGGATAAAATTAATGGAGAAATATCATGGATAGAAGTGACTGTATTTGCGATTATCTGGAATATCTAGGTGAGGCGCAAACTGACTGTTATGATTATAGTCTCTATGAATGTGAAAAACGGAATATCATTTTTGACGAATTCCATGATGTGTGTACAAAGTGCAAAAAACAATACATGTAAAGAATGGTGAATGATATGGATAAAACAAATGAGTCGGGTTTTGACTTAGATATGGTTCTGGAGCAGCTTGAAGACTATGGAAAGTTTAAGGGAGTACTTCGCTGCGAAGGTGAGAGCTTTGAAAACTACATACCAGTATCAGTGGTAAAGCTGATTGTGAAGGGGCGTGGCCTGGGTGGAGTCCTGGGATATATCGAGGAAAGTGAATGAAACTTATAGACATTTGGAAAAGGCTGAGTAAGCAACCAATACTTACTGCACGGCATATGAAAGCTAAGGTATTTATCGAAGGATTGACGGGTGAGTATTTCATAACGGGAATTCGCTATGAGAATGGAAAGTTGATTGGTTTTAATGCTAAACCAATTGACTGCACTTCTTGCAAGAATAATATAGAATTCCCGCCACCACATACCTGTGACATTTGTACAAGCCTTGATCAGGAAAAAAAGATTTTACAGTAACGCGGTTAGATGTTTGGTTTGAAAGAGAAAGATATAACAGTGATGTGGCAGTGATTCACTGAAGCATCATACTTTCATTCGGAGGTAAGTTTATGGGAGAATATGATACTTCTATTATAAGAAGACAAACAGAGGGAATTTTAACATTACTAAGTGGTATGAGAAAAGTACCCGTTAGGAGTAAAGAAGATATTGCTTATAATAATGCTCTTGGAGATGTTTTTGATTATTTTATAGAAAATGAACCAGAACACCTATATGTGAATACTGTCAAACAGGGCAAGTGGGTAAGGGATGAAGTCTAGTTTTCATCCGTTAAAGAGAGAATAAATACTAGAAAGGATAATTAGTAGCTGGCTTTAAAGGTTGCAACCGCTTTGGTGCTAATTGTTGAATAAGTTACAAATACCTTGTAGTTATCAAGGGGGAAAACAAAGATTGGCAAAGCAAATAGTTGATATAATGCTTGCTGATAATGTAAAAGAGTTTGGGAATACAGGTAATACACAATTCTATGATGTTTGTTGTGGAAGTGGAGCCGTCTCTATAGAAATGATGAATCGTGGAGTTAAGCGAGAAAATATACACATGGTTGACTTGTCTCCATGGGGAGTCTTTTGGGAAATGATTGGTAATAAGACATTTGATATCAACCTGTTTAAAGATTTTATCGATACAATCCCTAGAGATATTACTAAAATAAAGCAATATGCGTTAGATATTTTGAGTAGGCCAGTGGATGATAATATGATGATTTATCACTTCCTGTTCCTACAGTCATGCGCCTTTGGTTCAACAGCAACATGGATTGAAAATAACGAATGGAAAAAGGCCGGAGGACTGAGGGACTATTGGATGCCAACAGAAACAAGTAATCGCAAAAGTCCAGTAAATCCTATGATGCCTATGCCTGATAGTTTGTATAGTAGAATTGCATTATTATGTGATAAAGCATTAGGCATTAATGGATATTGTATGGATGTGTTTGATTTCTGCCATGTATTAGATGAGGAATGGGATATAAAAAAGAACAGAAATATGATTGTTTATATAGATCCTCCGTATATGGGGACGCAACAATATGGATATTCTTTTGACGTAGCGAACTTAGAGTCTAGTATCTGGAACAATTGTCCCATCTATATATCTGAAGGTGTAAAATTGGAAAGAGCAAAAAGATATTATTTACTATCTACTGGCAGAAAAAAAGGAAATATTAATGGAAACGCTAAGAAAAAACCAGTTGAGGAATGGTTGAATGTTTTTGAATATAAAATTTAGTTTCCTGTGAAGATGGGAGTAGTGTGGAATATAAGTTAGTAATAGGTGATGGTATTACAAAATCATCAGAGTTAATACCTATAGAAGTGATTAGCGAAAGCGAAGTGAAAATAATTCGAATTGGAGGTAGAGATTACAGCGCTATATTTAGCCGCGTCCTCGATGGAAGCATAATATTAGAACATATACATAATAACGATGATGTTGGTATGCATCGAGAGTGGAGGTGTCATTGATAAAACGTAATGCAATAATTGACAAGCTATATGATTTTAAATATAGATTCCGGGATTGGCTTGCTATAAAGCGTGGCTACATTGATACGGATTAACTACATATTATCCTTGTTATAAGGAGTATGTGAAGATTGATTGGAGTAGGTATGAAAAAAACAGATGTTTGTAGAGAGTGCATAGAATATTGTCAAGAAGAACATATTACTTGTCCGTGCGAATACGGAGAATGTGAATATGAATGGGAACTAAATGCAACCGAAGATGACTATTAAAGCGGAAGAAAAATCGGTTTCATGTGATGGGGAAGGAGATGTAATATTTGAAAGAGTTTATAGAGAAATACAATGAAAAAATAGGTCGTGGATGTAATGATATTGAAGATGTAATTAATGATATTGTTGAAGATTCATTAGAAGCAATTCGCAGTAATTTGAGGGAGCTGGCTGATGATGTAGATACAGGCGAATATTCTAACAAAGAAATTTCAGATAGGCTTACTGAAATTATAAAGAAGATTTAGGAGAATACACAAATGGCAATTATAGGAGCAATTTTAGGCGATATAGCAGGTTCCAGATGGGAGTTTGGTAGGCCAAAAGATTTAGATTGGGAACACATTGACTTATTTACAGATGACTGTTTCTTCACAGATGATACAGTTTTGACAGTGGCAACTAAGTATGCATTACAGGATCGTATATCATTTAAGGATGCGTACCACAAGTTTGGAAATAAATATCCAAATTGCAGTTACGGCTGTGGTTTCGAGTCCTGGTTGGGGTCTAAGTGGAGCAAGCCATATAATAGCTTTGGGAACGGCGCTGCTATGAGGGTGTCACCTGTTGTAGATTCTGCAACAACTCATGCGGAAGTAATGAGTAGGGCCATTAGAACGGCAGAATGTACACATAATCATCCGGAGGGAATAAAGGGCGCTGGTGTAACGGCTGTATGTGCATGGATGGCTAAAACAGGCGCTTCAAAGACAGAGATTGGAGAATATGCAAGTAGGCAGTATTCATCTAAAGAATATAGGTTTCCTGTTTCAATGACTCTAAAAGAATTGAGAGAAAGATATAGATGGAATGAAACTTGTCAGGGAAGTGTACCAGTAGCAATCAGATGTTTTCTTGATAGTGAGGATTATGAGAGTTTTATCAGAAATGTCCTAAGTTTGCCGTGTGATACGGATACATTGTGTGCTATCAGTGGGGGTATTGCTGAAGAATACTATCACGGAACAGGATTTGATGAGGACAAGTTGCTGAAAAGGTATTTAGATGAATATTTATATGAAATTGTGAAAGCGTAAAGGAGAATAAGAAAGTATGAATAAGAAAACAAATTGGAAGTTACCATTAATTATTGGAGTGGGCGTAATTGCTGTGATTTTGCTATGTATCTTTGGAGTACAGAGTTCACAGAATAGGGCAATCGCTTTAGAAGAGCAGGTTAATACGGCATCTTCTGATATCAAAGTACAAGAAAAGCGCCGAGTAGACCTTGTGTATAATCTGGCCGACTGTGTGAAACAGTATGATAAGCATGAAGCTGATACACTGAAAGCAATTGTGGAAGGTCGTGGTTCCACAGGAGATATTGAAAATGTAACAACTGCAATTACAGCGGTGAGTGAGGCGTATCCTGAGTTAAAATCAAATGAAAATTATAAACAGCTCATGACTGAATTATCTATGACAGAGAATCTAATTGCAGAATATCGTAGCAATTATAATAAGCAGATTAAAGAATACAATAGATATGTTCGCAAGTTCCCGACAAGAATGTTCTTAGACATGCTTGGTTATGAGATGCAGGATTATACATACCTTGACTACAATGCTCCTGTGGACGCTCCTCAGAATCTATTTGGAGAATAGGACATATGAGTGGTTATTATAGAAGAAACAGAAAAGGATTTGACTTTGGTGATTTTGAAATAACCAAACGCGAAATTTTAGCCAGTATCTCTATTGTAGCTGTTATGTTACTTATCGGTGTTTTGATTTCTGCAAAGATTTCAGAACACCAGATAGATCGGAATGAGATATATAACAAAGCTGTTAAGATAGAGAGTCAGGAATTATTTCAATATGGAATGGATACCAATGTAGGTAATGCTTTTGTATATGGTGATTTAAAGGCAGTTGATACAGTTACATATCCTGAAATCGGCGGAGAATATATGTCTGTTGAGAAAGTGAAGGAGAGATATACCAGGCATACAAGAACCGTTACGAAAACACGGACCAAAGCGAACGGTAAGACAGAGACATATACAGAAACAGAGGTTTACTGGACTTGGGATGCTGTTGATAGATGGTCAGAGCATTGTAATAAAGTGACTTTCTTAGGCATTGAGTTTGACTATGGACAGATTTATAAACCAAGTGAACATCATATTGACACCCAGAAAGAATCGTCTCATATAAGGTATGTTTACTATGGCAGTGATACGGAATTTACTGGAACAATTTTTACAAGTTTAAAAGATAAAACAATCAATAACACGGAATTTTACAATGAGAAAAATATAGAGGAAACAGTCGAATATCTCGAATCTAGCGCTGGAGTCATTATGTTTTGGATATTTTGGATTTTCCTGACTGGCGGCTGCGTGTTTGGATTCTACTATATTGATAATAAGTGGTTGGAGTAAAGGAGAATTGTGAATGAAGAAGAAAATTTTAGAAATTGCAGACGAACAAAGTGATTGGGGAATGCGTGAACAGTCAGTTTATGACCCAGAAACAGACGATGAGCTTTTTCGCGTATGCGACTTAACTGAATGTCCAGAAGATGCAACTATTAATAGAGATTTGTTTGATGCAGAAGACTATCTTAGAGCGGTGAGGTATGGGATTGAGCTGGCAAAGTCAGGATATGATGAAGTAGAGTATATTTCAATTTAAGTTGAAACTTCGATTTCCTGTGGGAGCACCTACACAAACGCAAAGAGGGTCAAAATGGAGAAACGACCCTCAAGGAGAATAAATATATGAGATGAAATTGCAAATAATACAAAATGGATGGTTAGAGAATAATGGTTTAGTTATTGTTCCAAAAGAACTTTTTACGTTGCTTGGTCATCATGCCAGTGAGTACATTAACCTTTTCATCTGATAATTCAGGATGTTCGCAAATCATATCTACAGTATGATCTTTTGAATGATAGTACATTCCAACGCCAATCAGACCCAGGATTGCACACACGATTATTGCGATAATGTACAATCTCTCTACCACCCCTTCCCTGTAAGATTTTCATAATATCAGGAAATTTGTATTGTCCAGAACGGACAGAATATTCATCCTAGCGCCATCTTACATTGGCGCTCCCACATGATTATAAAACCAGATATATGCCGTGACAACGAGACGTAATGTGGTAATGCGGCTGCTATATATCATAAAGACATTGTAGCAAGAGAATATTAGAAAATTAATGAAAAAATGGGAGAATAATATGATTACAGTAAAAGAATTAAAGAAATGCAAAAAGGCGAGTGAAGAACTGATTTCGGCAATCAAAGAATATTTAAATGAAAAATTCCCAGATAAGTATGACTGTCCTGATATGGAAGATAATTTTGAATTAGAGATAGGTGGAGTATCATATGGGATTCTGGAGGACAATGAATCTGAGTGGACTGATGAAGGTAAGTATTCTTATGCAGATAAAACATATCAGTTGGCATCTTATGATAAAAACGTATCCGAATACATTTGCGATGAAAGTATTGTTGATAAGTTTGATTTGTTTATTAATCAGAATTTTTCAAGAAGCGGGTCATATTTTACAGATTATTATTATCAGTATAATTCACCAACGATTCAGATCGCAATTATCGAAAGAGTTCCTGAGAAGGTAATCAAGGCGCACGATGAAGTAAAGTTTATTAGTAAGTAGAGAATAAGTTTATAAGGGTAACTCATCTCGGTTATGCAGATAGAATGTGGAGAGATGACGCGCTGACGGTTCAGAAATGGGATTTTGCGTCGGCATAATGGGCATTCGCCAAGCGGTTAAGGCACAGGACTTTGACTCCTGCATTACGTTGGTTCGAATCCAACATGCCCAGTTCTCACCATAGTTAGTCCCATTAGCTGACACAGCTAAACCGCCAGGGACGGCGGTGGCTATGGTGATACCAGGATCATTAGTTCAGTTGGTTAGAGCATCCGGCTCATAACCAGACGGTCATCGGTCCGAGTCCGATATGATCCATAAGGCCGGTTCGACTCCGGATCGCTAGCAGAGGGTCGGTGCGACGGGGGTGGTTAGACTCCATCTGATTTGTCTTTGAGAAGTGACGTGTCTCAAAGTAACCTGGTTAGGACAAGGCTCATCTACATGGCAAGGTGGATGTAAAACTGTCAAAGATTCCAAATAAAGTTTGCTTTCATTCCATTATGAAAAGTGAGGTGAGATATGAATCAAAAAAGATATTCAAAACTAATACAATATAAAGCGGCATTAGATACAGCATGGAAACGCCGTAATCCGGTAGGCATCTATGGAAATTACGAATATGACAAGACTTTAGCGCAAGCCAAAGTGGATAGTTTTAAAGTGTTGAGAAATTCTCAAGGTGAGCATAAGTTAATTGACATTCTTGAAGATGGGAAAACTGATTTTACAGATATGTTTAACGCATTTTTTGGTGGGATTTATGATAAATAAAGAATCCCACGTTTCTTCGGAGAATGAGAAATTGGAGGTAGTACATGGATTTTTATAATTGTCCCTATGTAGATGTCATACCGTTTTGTAATGGAAATGAATATGATGAAACGTATAGGTGTAGCGTAACAGGCGTAAACTGCCAGGGTTGCCAGTGCAAATTGACGCCGGAAGAATGTGAGTTGTTAATAAAAGAGAGAAAGGATAAATATGAGCGAGAGAGAAATATTAGAGGACATTGAACTGCTAATTGGATCTTGGTTCTGTGCTTTAGAAGATGAGGGTGTCGATCCGTGGGATGAGGATTCTACAAATACTCAATTTTTCATAAGAAAATATGAGTATACAAAAGAAGACTATACAAGGTTCCTCTCTAAAATATCATGATGAAAACCAAGTTTCGAGCGAGGAGGTTATAGAATTCCGGATAAATTATCAGATACAGAAGGTATCGGGCGATGGCAATTAATTGGACACTCTGAGGAGCAATCTATTAAACTATATATTCTTATTGAAGAGTATTCTAAAAAAATCCCAAACATATCAATGGGGGATGCTACTTTAAAATTAATGGCAGCAATGCAGGAAGTGTTCATAAGGGGACGAGATGTAGATATTCTTCCAAACAGTCTGTCTCAAATCATGGAGAATAAACCAACTATCCCAGGACTTAAAAGGAGAATAAGATATTGTAGAAATCCTATGGAGAAAAAGAAGTTACAACAGGAATTGAACGAGGCTTATAAAGTTCAGAAGATAAGGAGTAAGTAATGGCAAAGTACAGAAAGAAACCGGTAGTAATTGAAGCATTTCAATATGATGGCGATTTACTGGGAGCCGATGGCAAGTATTATGTTCCTGATTGGGCTGTAAAAGCGTTTGAGGATGGAATAATTCATTTTGGATCGTTAAGGTTAGATGAACCTCCGTGCGAGATGTTTATTGATACCTTAGAAGGTACTCACCATGCAAATGTTGGAGATTACATTATTCGCGGAGTAAATGGAGAACTATATCCATGCAAACCTAACATTTTTGAAAAGACTTATGAAATTGTGGAAGGAGAATAGTAGAATAGAGGTGAATACATCATTAGTAAAGAACTAAAATATCCAAAAGATATGTATACAGACTGTGGATTATATGATGGTGATATGGATAGCGAAGAAATTTCTTGTTATAAAGAGAAGTTAGTAAAGTGTAGAAAGCCACACAAATGTAATGCTTGTGATAAAGATATTCCTATAGGTGATTATGCACTTAATGAGTCGGGATTTATGGATGAACATGCAATATCCTGTTATACCTGTACAGATTGTATTGAGGACTGGTTGGAAGAATCTGGACAGGTAGATACAGAAGATGATGGAGAATAGCGATTGAAAATCTTATTTCAAATCTATGGAGTCGTATCCGAATTAGAACCTTTTGGTTCTTTACCAAAACTTTTTAATAGAAATATACCCCAAATAAACAACCATTCCCGTGATGTTACCCATAAGGGCTATTGCGAAGTATGTATAATATAAAAATACTACTCCTGCAATGTAATTTGCAATACCGTTTCCCGTAACGCTATCAAGAAATGCCAAGGGAATACATAAGAACGAGCACGCAAAACAATAGAAGAGGGTAGGTTTCCTTTTGCGCAGACCATAGATAAAAGAAATCAGGAAGCTGCTTAATGGGATATAACCAAAAAACAGAGCTTCTTCATAAGCAAAAATATCAAAGTCAGTAAATATGTATGCTAGAATCGTATAGCCTATGATGGGTAGGATATAAAGGTTAAGAAGATGTGACAATAGATACCATTTCATATTTTCGCCTCCTGGTTTACCCATATTATAACATTTCATATATACATTAAGCAGATGTTATATGTCATTTTTAAGATGACATATGTAACTATTTATAATATTTACGATAGAAATTCCTATTTCGAAGTATTAGGTAACTATTAAAATTTATATATAAAAAAGGAGATATTAACTATGACAGACATTAACGCAAAGAGCACAAAGGCAGAAATCATGGAGGCATATATGGCCCAGAAGAAGCAACTTGATAAGTTGATGGCAGCAAAGGACGATCCGGTTGCCCAGGAGAAATTAAAAAAGCAGAAGTTGACTCTTGATTCGGCAGCGGAGATTGCAGGTGCGGGTATTCTAAATAATACTATTGTAAGGCAGTACAATGACATCTGTGAGGCTGTTGAGATTAAAAAGGCAGAATTATGCGAATTATATGATATTGAAACAGAGTTGAATACACTTGTTGCCCTGGTAAACGCGCATAAAGACAAGGCTCATGAGTTGGATGAACAGTATAAGCTGGTTAAAGCTGAAGCAGAGAAAAATTTTCAGGATACAAAGGCCGCTATTAAAGATGAGATTGATGCTCTCAATAAAGAAAAGGCTGAAGTACTGGCCACAATTAGAAAAGAAGCCGCAGATTTAAAAGCACAGTTAAAACAGGAACGGCAGCGTGAAGAAGAGGAATATACATATAATCGTGACCGAGCCAGAAAGATTGCTGAAGATAAATGGGCAGATGAAGAGGCTGTAAAGCGTAAAGAGCTGGAAACATGGGATAACACTATAGAAGAAAGAGAATTATCTGTTATTGCACAGGAGAACCATATTAGTGACCTTGAGCAGAAGGTAGCTGAAATTCCTTCGTTGATTGAATCTGCAACAACTGATGGTTATGAGAAGGGGAAGTCCGATGCCGGGAAGTCTTGGGGATTTGAAAAGAGAGCCATTGAACAGAAGAATGAGTATGAGCAGAAAGCGCTACATGATAAGGTAGAACGTCTTGAGTCGGATTTATCAGAGGCTAAGAATACTATTGTTACATTACAGAATAAACTGGATTCAGCTTATGTTCAGATGAGGGAACTTGCTACTGATACTGTCAAGAGTAATGGCGGAGTAAAGATTCTGGATAGAGAGACTTCCGGAAAGTAAACAACTTTTAAGAACAATTTAATCATCTAATTTAATGGTCATTTCTGACCGAATTTCCACAAATAAAAACAATTGAACAGAGAATATTTGTTTAGGCAAGATGCAGCCTGCCTATGGTGTATTTATGCTACTATATATAGACAGAGGCGCGCTTGGTGCATACTATATATAGTTGTTGAATCGCCATGAAAGAGCTGTTTCATCATAGATTTTCAAATAGAGCGACTTTCTATGTTCCGCTCTGGTTATGGGCGTTGATGTGATATAGAAGAAACAAAAAATATATTAATATTAGGAGGTACTTATAGTACATGGCAGGATTTCAGAAAGCAAAAAGAGAACAGGTATGGTTGAAGGTATTACTTAGTGGTGCTTCGGGATGTGGTAAAAGCTATAGCGCACTGAAAATGGCAACAGGATTGGTCAGAAAATGCGGTGGAGCCGGTATTGCTTTTATTGGTACAGAAGGTTCTCGTAATAAATATTACGCAGATGAGTTTGAATATGATTTATTGGAACTTGAAGAGCCTTTTGAGTGCGAAAAGTATATGGCGGCCATTGATGAGGCTGTAAATGCGGGATACAAAGTTTTAATTATTGACTCTATGACACATGAGTGGAAATGGCTGAATGATATACACGACAAAATGCCAGGCAATAGTTTTACGAACTGGGGGAAACTGAAACCACGTCACCACAAATTTATGGACAAGGTGTTAAATAGTCCTATTCATATTATTGCTACGGCAAGAGGTAAAGACGATTGGGTACTTGAAGACAAGAACGGCAAGCAGGTTCCTAAAAAAGTTGGAATGGGTGCGCAACAGGATAAAGATATTTCTTATGAATATACAGTATCACTGATGATTTCTCAGGACACACACGTTGCTTCGGCGGATAAGGATAACACAAAGTTGTTTGATGGAAGATTTGAGGTTCTTTCCGAAAAGGATGGAGAAAAATTATATGAATGGGCTAACAAGGGGGATGCTCCAGCTCCAAAACCTGACACCCTGAAATATGAAGGAACCACTGCAAACGATGAAGATATTCTTAAGGACATTCAAAGTGAAATTATTACTCTTTGTAATGAACTTGGTGGGACAAAGAATGAAGAGTTAATGTCAACATTAAAAGACTATGTTTCTAATGGCAATCCGAAAGCAATCAGGGACTTAGGGAAAGCAAAGGAATGTTTAACAAGAATTAAGGGAATTAAGTCGATTAAGGCATAAGTAGGAGGATAAAATTTATGAACAAAGTAGAAGTAGTAGGTAGATTGACCAGAGATCCGGAGGTAAGATATTCCACTGGGGAAAATGCAACATGTATTGCAAGATTTTCAGTAGCAGTAAATAGACGTTTTAAGAATTCAGACGGCAACTATGATGCAGACTTTATTAACTGTATTGCGTTTGGGAAATCCGGAGAGTTTATTGAGAAATATTTCAAAAAGGGTATGGCAATTGGTATTTCTGGTCGCATTCAGACCGGAAGCTATACAAATAAGGATGGGATTAAGATTTATACAACAGATGTAGTGGTTGAAGAATCGGAGTTTGTAGAGAGTAAAAATGCTAGTGGTTCATCAACAGGAGAAAGCAATAGAGTACCTGCTTATAAGTCAGACGATGGTTTCATGAATATTCCAGATGAAGTCGAAGACGAAGGACTTCCATTTAATTAAAAAGGGGGAGGAGAGGAGGGCATAATGCCCTCCTTATTATCCAATGAATAATGAAAAAATAGTAAAATGCAAATACTCAAATTGCTTACATGATAAACGTGAACTAATGATGGGAGAAGCCGTGAAATCTGGTTCGTCGTATTACCATCCAGATTGCTATAAAACAAAAGAAAATATAAAGCAAATTATCGATCTATTCAAGAATCACATAAATGCTAACCCGGTTTATTCGCAATTACAGAGCGTGATAAAAAACATTATCTTCACAAAGGGATTAGAAAGCGATTTTCTGTTATTTGGATTGCAATATTATATCAATAAAAAAATCCCATTAAATTACCCACAAGGGTTGTACTATGTGATTCAGAATAAAGATGTGCTTGATGCCTACAACAAAGAAAAAGTAAAAACAGTAAGACAGAAAGTTGAAATTAAACAAGATAATGACTTCGAATTTAAGCATACACCTAGAAATTCCACCAGTTTCGCAGACATACTTAAACAATAGGGGGTGGTGCGTTGGCATTAAACATTTCGTCTATCTCCGATAATCAAGCGGAAGCGGGAGTTATTGCAACATTAGTATATCATCCCGATTTTATTTTACACACCGATTATCTAAAACCGTCATATTTTTATAACGTGGAGAATGGTTGTATTTATTGGGCGATTCAGGAATTGTATAAAAATGGTATTGAAACGATAGATGCCCTTAATATAACGAATATGCTCAACTCAAACAATGCAGTTAAGAAAAAGATTGCACAATATAATCTTACAGATATGCAAGAATTTATTAATATGAGTCAGTATGCTTGTAGACATACTTTAAAAGAATATGGATTACTTGTAAATAACGTAGTTACCATGTCATTTAAACGAGATTTAAATAAAGTATTACTCGAAATTCAAACTATGTGTTTCAATAACGATGCAGATCTTAACAAGTTGAATACAACAGTTAATACGAAAATCAATAAACTCACAGAAAAATATATCACGTCAAATGAAATCGAACTGTTTGGTAATCGTATTGATAACATCTGGGGCGAGATATGTAGCCGAAGAAACGAAAATGGTATCTATGGTATTCCTTCAAAATTCCCTCTATTAAATGAATATTTTACATATGAATCAGGTGAATTGGTACTACTAAAGGCAAGGATGAAAAAAGGGAAATCGGCTTTTTTCTTGAACGAAGCAATTCATAAAATCAAGAATGGGGTATCAACACTATATTTAGACACAGAAATGCAAGACAGATTATTTGCTGAAAGACTATTGGCAAATCTAACAGGAATAGAAATCAAGCGGATTAAGACTGGTAAGTATTCTTACGATGAAGGGAAAACACTTGAAAAAGCAAATGAGTGGATTAAGAATCAACCCTTTGTCCATATGTATATTCCACAATCGACGGATGAAGAGATTTATGCAATACATAAAGTCTTGAAATATAAGATGGGTCTGGAATTTAGTATTTATGACTACATCAAGAGTAATGTAACTTCTAGTTCAGAGAACTACAATGTACTGGGTCAGAAATGTGATTTTCTAAAGAATAATGTAGCAGGGGAATTAAATATTGCAATGCTTGCAGGAGCACAGCTTAATCGCCAGAACCAAGTTGCGGATTCAGACAAACTTGAAAGATATGTGAGTACAAGTATATTTTGGAGAGATAAAACATCTGAGGAACTTGCGAAAGATGGTTTAGATTGTGGGAATTTTGCGGCAACCGTGGATTTAAATCGTAATGGAGAAATGATGGATGAGGAAGACTATGTAGATTTCAAGTTTGATGGTAATAAGATGAGAATTGTTCAAGCCGAGAAACAACACAGTAAGAATGAAACACCATTTCAATAATAGTGATGGAGGAGAAAAGTGAGTGGCAAACAACTACGATAGTGAAGCATTAAGCGAAATTTGTTCAACTATAGATTTGCTTGGATATGCAGAGAAAACGTTTGATTTTGAAAAACGGGGGTCTGATAGTTTTGCCACTCATTGTCCTCTTCACATAGATAAAACCGCTTCTTTGTTTATTACACCGAGCAAAAATATGTTCCATTGTTTCAGTTGCGGAGTTGGAGGAAACATTCTGAATTGGCTGATGATATTTGAAGACATGCCATTCAACAAAGCAGTGGATAAAGTAGGCGAGTTATCAGGTACTGATGTAAAACACCTCAAACAATGTTCTGCTTTAAAAGTATTTAAAGAGATAAAAAGATTACATGATGGGTGTTTAAAAAAGGAGAATAATATTGTAAGGACTATTTTAAATGAATCAGAGTTTGAGAAATATTCCGTTGATATACCTGACGAATGGGTAGAAGAGGGTATCAATTCTAACGTAATGAAGTTTTTTAATATCCGAATTGACGAAGATGCAAATAGAATAGTCTACCCTATTTATGATGCCGAATTAAACCTGATAGGGTTCAAAGGGCGCACGAGATACAAGAATTACAAGGACATTAAGATACAGAAATATATGAATTACCAGAAAATAGGGACAACAGATTTTTTTGTTGGGATGAAAGAACAATATAGTTCCATTATTAATAGAGAGAAAGTCATCATATTTGAGGGAATCAAGAGTGTAATGAAAGCCTATGGGTGGGGATATGACTACTGTCTTGCTGCTGAAACCAGTTATTTAAACGAGGAACAAGTGAAAATTCTTATTCGCATGGGAATTAAGGATATAACTATTGCTTTTGATTCTGATGTTGAAATGAAAAAGATTATCGAGTGTACAAAAACACTTAGAAAGTTTGCAAACGTACATGTTATCAGTGACAGGCATTATATCAAAGATAGATTATTGGGAGAAAAAGAGGCTCCTGTAGATAGAGGGAAAGACGTGTTTGAAAAGCTTTTATCGGAAAGGAGAAAATTGTAGAGCATGGAAGAAGATTATGGATTTATTATAGATGCGATGAAATGGTCTTTTAGTAGACTTAATTCGTTTTATAACTGTCCTTATGAATGGAAACGTAAATACATAGATTGCGAGTATGGTGAAAATGGATTCTTCGGTGAATTTGGGAGCTTTTGTCATTCACTTTTGGAAGGATATTCAAAAGGTGAGATTTCAATATTTGAGATAAGTCAAAAATATGAAGATGGGTTTAATGATATAGTAGTCCATGATGCTCCACCTAATAAATTTGTTGATATCCGCCAGTCATATTTTGATAAGGGTCTGGATTACTTTAATAATATTGACCTTAATTTAGAAAAATATAGAGTATTAGGAACTGAAAAGAAAGTAGAATTCAGGATTATGGATAAACCATTCGTAGGGTTTATTGACTTGCTGTTGAAAGATAAAAAAACAAGCGAAGTTATAATTCTTGATCATAAGAGTGCATCTTTAAAATTCAAGAAGAATGGTGAAATAAGCAAGACTGATGATAAGCATTTCTTGGAATTCAAACGCCAACTCTATCTGTACTCCATTCCGGTTATTGCTGAATATGGCAAGGTGGATTATTTGGTTTGGAATATGTTCAAAGACCAGAAAAGGATAAAAATTAAGTGGGACAAGACTGAATATGAGGAAGCAATCAAATGGGCGAAAGATACAATCCGCTTAATTGAGAATGAAAAGGAATGGTTGCCGAGTCCAGATTACTATTACTGTAATTATCTTTGCAGTCAAAGAAATAATTGTTGCGATTATAAACCGTAGAGGTGGTGAAAAATATTTCGGAAAATTTAATTGAAGAAGCAAAACAAGCAGTAAAACGATTAAAATTTGAGTTCCCCTATTCTATAGAAGAATGGATAAATCAAAAAAATCTCTTGATGGAGAATTATCATAAACACACAACATGGTCAGATTTAGTACAGATTGACTCCACAACAAATATAGAAGATTTCATTAAATTATCTGATCAATACGGATGTCAATGCTATTTCTCTGGAGAACATGGTTACGCAGGTGAATGGCTCCACGTCTATAATGTCTGTAATCAAACAAATAATAAAGACAATCGTAAAAAAATGGGTATCAATAATCCTGTCAAGTTCAGATATTCCGTAGAAGCATATTGGGTAAAAGATGTAAATGCGGTATTTGAAGAAGAATATGCAGATAAAAAAACAGGAGAGCCTAAAAAGAGAGAGAAGAAAGATAATACAAATTGTCACATGGTAATTGTTGCTCGTAATTACAATGCTATGAGAAAACTGAATTATATTTTATCATGTGCTCATGAAAGTGGTTTTTATTATAAACCTCGAATTGATTTAGAATCATTATTCACACTTAATAAAGATGATGTATATATTACCTCGGCATGTATCGCTGGTTGGAAGTATGAAGATGCTACTGAAATTTGGTTACGAATATGGAAACACTTCGGAGATAGTTTTTTCCTTGAATATCAGACAAACAATACCGTTGGACAAAAAGAGTTAAATAAACGTATCTATGAGATGTCAAAGTCATTTGGCATTCAGACCATTATAGGATTAGATACTCATTATATTAACGAAGAAGATAGAATTAAGAGAGAAAACCTTTTATTACGAAAAGGGCTTCATTACGATGATGAAAATGGTTGGTATATGGATTTCCCATGCGGATGTACGGTATTTGATAGAATGAAAGAGCAAGAAGTATTACCGACAGAGGAAATTCTATATGCGATGATGAATACGCATGTGTTCATTGATGGTTGCGAGGATATTACATACGATACTGAATTTAAAATCCCTATACATCCAGACTACCAAGACTGTAGTTACGAGGAACGATCAGAAATCTTAAAGCAAATATTGGATGAGACATTTGAGCAAGAAGATGAAGAACATCATACTTCCGAAAGGAAAGAAGGGTTGGAATATGAATACGGAGAAATAGACGGAAGTAAGACAGTAGACTATTTTATAGATAATCATGCATTAGTAAACCTTGCAGTAAATAAATATGGCGGGCAGCTCACTACTACTTCCAGAGGTAGTGCAAGTTCATATTATACAAGCAAATTGCTCGGATTTACTACTATGGATAGATTTGACGCAGAAGTTCCAATATATCCAGAGAGATTTGTAACAAAAGACCGTATTTTAGCATCGCATCAAATGCCAGATATTGATTTTAACGTATCTCAACAGGAGCCATTTGTTAATGCTGCAAGGGAGTTATTTGGTGGGCATGGTTGTTATCCTCTGTTAGCGGTCGGTAAACTTGGGGAAAAATCGGGATTCAAACTATATGCAGATATTAAAGGCGTTGAGCCGAGTGTCGCAAACGATATTTCCAAATGTATTGATCAGTATAATGAGGCATTAAAACAAGCAGATGACGAAGAAGATAAAAAAGATATTCACATTGAGGATTACATTACCGACAAACACTATCTTGAAATCTTCAATGATAGTAAGCCATACCAAGGTATTATTGAACAAGCGAAGGTTCATGCATGTGGATTTATGCTTTTTAATGGTAATACACGACAAAAAGATGTAATTGGGTATGGGGACATCAGATACGAAATTGGTTTAATAAGATGTCATTCCGAAAGTACTGGAAAGTCAACTATTGTTGCAAATATCGAGGGTGGACTGCTTGACGCATATGGATATGTAAAAGACGATTTTCTGATTGTCGATGTCGTAGGAATTATCTATAAGCTGTACCATGCTATTAACAGAAAAGTCCCAACAGTAGCAGAACTACGCAAGATGGTTTCTGGTGATGAATTAACATGGAGAATGTATGAAATAGGTGCGACATGCAGTTTGAATCAGTGTGAAAAACCGACTACTACAAAACGAGTGATGAAGTATAAGCCAAAAGAAATAAAAGAATTGGCAGCTTTTATTGCTGGTATTCGCCCAGGATTTAAGTCATTGATTGATGGTTTTTTAAATCGTGTAGAGTATACCAATGGGGAAAAAGCGATAGACGATTTGCTTAGTGATTGTTTCCACTACATGCTATATCAAGAGGCGGTTATGAAAATTTTCTCTTGGCTTGGTATTCCGATGAAGGACAGTTATGACACTATTAAGAAAATTAGCAAAAAGAAACTTAAAGGTGAAGCTCTTAAACATGTTGAGGATACATTAAAAGAACATTGGGGGCAGAATATTGGAAATCTCAATAACTTTGAACCTGTTTATAAAGTAATCAAAGACAGTGCCAGATATTCATTTAATGCACCACATGCTTTGGCAATGGCAAATGATTCTCTATATGAAGCATGGATGAAAGCACATTACTCCTCAGTATTTTACGAGGTGACACTGAATCACTACCAAGATAAAGGCGATAAAAACAAGGTTGGATTACTTATTAAAGAAGCGACAACCATATTTGAATATACGGTTGGTTCTTATGAATATGGGAAAGACAATACAAAATTTACAGTAGACGATGCTGACAAAATAATATATCCCAATTTGTCAAGCATTAAAGGAATTGGAGATAAGGCAACTCAGGCAATAACAGAAATTGCACGTCAAGGTAAAGATAATATTGTTGACATCTATATTTCTACGAATGGCACAAACCTAAATGGTTCAGTTTTCCGTAAAATGATTAGGATTAATTATTTCAAGAAGTATGGTAGCGTGAAAAAACTTTTACAGTGTGTAGATGTTGTGGATAGCTGGAAAGGTCAAAAATGGGAAGGAAGGAAGACTCTTTCTAAGGCTAATGTATCAGACTTGGGAATTAGCGAAAGCATTATCTACAAATATGCTACAGATAAATTAGATAGTGGAAAGATTAGTGAAAAACAATATAGGATTTTTGATTGGGTTGGTTTAGTAAAAGCTATTTGCGGCAATATACCAACCGAAGAATACTCTCCCACAAAATTAGCCAGTCTTCAATATGGAGTGTTGGGATATGCTGATTTAATAGACGAAAAATTGCCGTGGAATTATGTATGTATTACTGGTTTAAACACAACATATTCCCCTAAATTCGATGCGTACTGCATCCAGAACGGCAAAATAACTGAAATGAAAATTCATAAAACGATACCGAGGAATGACAAGAGATGCAAGACAAGTTTTAAACAAATTCCTGTTAAAGATGGAGATGTAATATATATAAAGGACTGGAAAAAAGAACCTAAAAAAATAAAGACTGACGATGGATGGCAAATTGTACCCAATACATTTGAATGGTGGATTAAGGATTATGTTCTTATAGAGAAAATTGAGGAGGAAGAAAAAGATAATTAGTTGTTACAAATACACAGAAAAAGAAATTGATGAGTTGATTAATAGTTTAACGATACTAATTGACACAAGGGAAAAACAAAATACCCATATTACTAACAGTTTTGATGAGAATAATATTTTTTATAAAAAGAAAGCGTTGGATTATGGTGATTATAGTTTTATGCTGCCTAAGTACGAAGAATTATCTATTCCACGAGACATGTATTTCAACAAAAGATGCGTAATAGAACGCAAGGCAAACCTTGAAGAAATAAGTGGAAACTTAACAAAGGAGCGAGATAGATTTGAAAAAGAATTATGTCTTGCTCCTAAGACAAAAGTCTTATTGATTGAAAACGCTAACTATTCTGATGTCGCAAGAGGTAATTATAACACGCAATACAATAAGAAATCGTTTTTGGCTTCGTTACATAGTTTTTGGTTTAAATATAATATTCCAATATTTTTTATGCCGGACAACAGGTATTCAGGATTGTTTATAAAAAAGTATTTTGAGTATTATTTGAAAAATTATTTGAGATAAGGAGAACATATGAAAACAGAGGAAAAGCAGAAGATATTTGAACCTATGTACAGAAATTTTGAAACAGAGAATATAAAGGCATATTTTATGGATATGGTAGCAGAAATCCCAGACTACATCTTTACAATGCCCAGTAGCACAAGCGGGAAATTTCACAATGCAACGCAGTGTCAAACACATGGACAAATATATCACGTATATATGTTTGATTCCATACTAAATCATAGATTACGATTAAAGATTAATAAAGAGTTGTATTCTACTCCAGAAGAAAGAGATTGCATGAGGTGTGTGCCGGTGCTGCATGATGCTGTAAAATGTGGATGGAATGGCTCTCAATATACAGTACAAGACCATCCATTATTAGCTGCCAAGTGGGTACTTGAAACAAAAGTAGAACACGATATTCCTATGGAATACAAACAGATGATTGCGGATATGTGCGAAGCTCACTCCGGCGAATGGAATAAAAGCCGTTCAGGACAAGTTATTATGTCAGAGCCTAGAAATCCTAGAGAGTTCTTTATTCATGAGTGCGATATTTTGGCATCCAGAGAGGATTTAGACTATATAATACCGGATGAACTGATAACTTTACTAGGAGAAAATGCGAAAGTAGAATTGCCGGATATTAATACATATGTAATTACCTTTGGAAAACATAGTGGGAAAACACTTCTTCAGATTGCGAAGTGCGATCCAGGATATATCTCATGGGCAAAAGAGAATATGACTAGAGAGCCAGTGAAGAGTTTGTTGTCTCAGATATAAAATCCGATTAAATAGGACTTTCATGTGAAAACGATTACCATATATAGTGAGGAAAACTGCGGCGAGAAACCATATATAGTATGCTAAGAGAGGGGAAATAATGAAGGTAATAGAGTTTATTGCGAAATTGGAACAACTTGGATTCAACGATAATACAGAATTAAGTTTTGGCTTTCTGAATGGCGCTCAGGGAGAATATTATGAATGTAATTTTAAAAGTATTGACGATAATGACAGAGAAGTCGGATGTGATGATTTAATTGTTGAATTTGAAAAGCCCGATGATTATATCAAAAGTGAAATAGAATGCGCAAATACTGATTTAAGGGAAGATTTGCTGAATGTAATCAACGGGAGATTGTAAAGTTCAATCTTGAAATTTAGAAAATAAGAAAATAGGAGGAGAGAGGTTTGGTCGGCCAACTAAAAGTATACTTTACTCCTAAAATAAATTGAAAGAAAAATATATAAAGAGTCCATTGAATTATGTGGGTGGAAAATATAAGTTGTTGAAAGATATTATTCCACTGTTTCCAGAAAAAATTAACACTTTTGTTGATTTATTCGGTGGTGGATTTAATGTGGGAGTTAATGTAAATGCAGAACGCATTATTTACAATGAATTATGCAACCAAGTTGTTGAACTTATGAATTATCTAAAAGATAAACCAACAGAAAAACTCTTAAAAGAAATTGATGATTTGGTAAGTGATTATAAATTGTCAAAAGAAAATAGGAGTGGATTTCTGCGATTAAGAGAAGAATATAACAACAATCCTACCCCAATAAAATTTTATACATTGATTTGTTATGCATTTAATTACCAGATACGTTTCAATCAACAAGGTAAATATAATATGCCATTTGGTAAAGATAGAAGTAGTTTTAATCCTTCACTTAGACAGAAATTTATTGAGTTTTGTGGCAGACTACATAATATCGAATGCGTGTTTATGAATAACGATTTTTCTACTTTAGACTTTACCAATTTTACAGATTTAGATTTAGTTTATTGTGATCCACCATATTTTAATAGTGTAGCAACATATAACGAACAGGACGGTTGGACAGACAAAAATGAAACTACCTTACTAGTTATACTAGATGCCCTAAATGATAGTGGTGTTAAATTCGCACTAAGTAATAATCTTAAATATGATAATGCCTTATTGTCCAATTGGAAGAATAAGTATCATGTACATTACTTAAATGGAGATTATAGTAATTGTAATTATCAAAAGAAGGATAAAAGTAAGGATATTGAAGTGTTGATTACTAATTATTAAGGGTGAAACGTATGTTTCCTGCCGGATTGAGAGGTGATAAATTGGCAAATTCAGAATTTGAAATTGGTGATATAGTATGGACAATATCAGATTGTGATAATATCGAAAAAATAAGAATAGTTAGTGAAAAAATTATTGATAGTTGCGTTTCGGAGCCATATTATAAAATTCATTATGAAGACTTATTGGGTGATTCACATCAAGTAAAAAGCAAGATTTTTAAAACTCATGCCGAAGCCGTGAATTATAGAAAACATGAAAAAGAGAAGCGAAGAAACGAGTATAGAGAAACTATTAATTCTAAAAAAGACCTACTAAATTTTATTATTAGTTATATGCATTCAAATGAATATACTGATTATGAAGCGATAGATGTAGCGAAAGAAAAATGTGAAGAATTATTTAATATTGAGGTAGATGTTTAAAGATATATATAAAGAAGGATGGTGAAACTAATGAATTTATTAATTAAAGATAGAGCAAGCGGAAAAACAACTGGACTAATTTATACGAGCGAGGCAACTCAATATCCTATTGTTACATTTAATAGAATGTCAATTGGGTACATAAAGAATATGGCGAAAGATATTGGGTGTTTAATCCCGGAACCGTTATGTATAGAAGATTTCAAAAGTGACTCAGCAAGGAGAAGAAGACTTCCTGATAATGTACTATTGGATGAAGCAAGCGTGATTATTGGTGATGCATTAAAAGCATATCTTGGAACAAATATTGTTGCAGCCACTATGACGGATTCATTAAGAGAACATTATGACAGGATGAAGAAAGCGGAGTAAACCTTTCTTTCATCAGAAATATGGAGGGATATAGTAATTAAAGTGATAGAGGATAAAGAGACAATTAATTATGAATTGGAAATAACAACACCGTCAAAAATTATGTGCGCGAGGGTAGATCCGTTTGGATTATGTACACCAACAGACTGCATGACGTGCAAATATTCCAAAGTGAAGATTACAAGGGAAGATGGCATCATTATGAGAAATGACTGGAGTAATACCCATACAGTCAATACTGGCTATGAACGAAGATATTCAGAGATGATATATGAATATAAAGAAAATCCGATTGCATTTCTTGAACAATTTTTCGGGATGTCGTTCACAAAATGGCAGAAAATATTTTTAAATAAATTAATTAGAACTCAGATGAATGAGTAGCTTTATCTGCTCAGGGAGGAATAATGCAGTGAAAAAATTCAAATGTACAGTAACCAGAGAGACAACCATGGAAATTGAAATAGATGACTCTGTTTGGACTCCTGATGCTATACGGGCATGGAGTAAATCATTCTATGATGCAGATGATTTAAAGGGTGTGGTGGAACATGTGGCTAGGCTGAAATCAAAGTATGAAGATGGAGAGTTTATTGAAGGATTCGGCATTCCGATGATAGATGGAAAGAAACCATATCCATACATAGAAGATAATCAGATGGCAAAAGATATAAATATCTGTAATCAATCTGTTTACTCAGATATTGATGTGGAGGAACTATGAGAAATATAGTATATGACTTTTTTATGGGGCTGATTTGTGTTTTGCTTGTATTAACTATGATAGGCATTTTGGTTCTGCCTGATGTTCTTGAAATATGGTCACATGGCAGGAAATGAAGTAGCTACGTGGCTGGATAAAGGAGTGTGTAATTTGAGAAAAGATATTTTGGGTAGAGAGCTGCACGATGGAGATGTTTGTGTTGGTAAAGGCACAGGAAGATATGTTGTAGGTATGGATGTTGGAGTATGGAGCGGTAAATCTATTGCTTTTAGAGGTGGCGGAAAACGTTCTATGGGAGATGTTTTTTTAGTTGTAAATCCATCTAAAGAAGAACTAGAAATAAAAGAAGAGATAGAAAAATTATTATCCGAAAGTGAAGCAAAGCGTAAAGAAAAAGAATCCATATCTACTATACCCCTGAGTAAATTACAGGTAGGTGGAGTATATAAGTGCAATAATGGGCAAACCTATATCTATTTAGGAAAACGAAAAGTAATATTGGATGATTGTTATAGATCTCATGACGATATTGCAGAAGGGCATTGCTTTGTCTACGTTAATGAAAAATGGTCAGATGATGAAATAAAAGAGAATATATTGTATGTAAATACATATCGTGGAACGCATAATATTGATGTTTTAAAAGGGAATAAGAAATTGACAGAACTAATACGCGGCGTAGATTTAACATTCCCTATGATAAATGAAGTTAAGCGAGAGGGATATAATCGCTATTGCGGTGAGTATTATTATAAATTAACTGTTGAATAAGCGGAAGAAACAGTGGTTTTGTGAGAACCTAATTATTAAGGAATTGGCCACGCAAACCAATCTGGAATATCCTCTCTATTCTTTGAAAATTGTGGAGGCCAATGATGCGGACAATCTTCATTATGGCAGCTAAAGGAATAGGCTTTGAAACAATCGTTGTATTCGCAGAAGGCGTCATCGCCGCAATCAAGACATGATCCCCATTTCTGCTCCTGATTGTATTCATCTAATAGCTGGTCAATTCTTTTCTTTCTACGATACATGTTTATATCTCCCAGTCAAATCATGTAATAGTATACTGCTATGTTTGCGTCTACACAAGTCTAGTAAATAATAAAATAGGAGAAATTATGAAGATAATATTAAAGAAATATAGAAGTGTTGTAATTATTGGAACTGCGTTAGTATTCAATTTAGTTAGTAGCTTATTAGTGTATCATCCTGATGGAAAGCTGTTCAATATTCATCCAATGACAGTAACTGAATGGGTGTGCGATATTATTGCGGTTATCGGTTATTGTATTGGATTTGTAATGATGTTGTTTGACGCAAATAGGGATACAAAGGATAAAATCAAAGAAGCTTTTTTAGAAGCCAACGAAGAACTGAAAAAGGACAAAGATAGGGCATTTGAAGTAACAAGAGACTAAACGAGTATTTCTTCGTCTATCACAAAACAGAGTGGCATTATATTATTTTATATTTTAAATCTCATAGGTTCATTTTCAAAGACAGGTCTTATAATAATCTGATTTTCATAGACTTCAGCTGCTAATAATCTCCCAGGGAAAAAGTTGGTTTTATACAGATAAGTTCCTTCGAGCTTTATAGATGGAATAACTCCATTGGATTGCATTTTGAATAGGTTTATTACTTTAGGATCTTGATTGGTCATAATAGGTCCTTTCTGCCACTCTGATGATATTTTAGCATGAGACTTTGTAAAGGACTATGTTCGTTATGTTGAGTAGGGGAGGTGAATATAATGCATTATGATGATGAATGGGAAAAATATTACGGGAAATATGATAAAACTCAAGAAGCAAATGCTGCTAGAGAGAAGATGATATTGGAATTATCTGTGGAGGAGAAAATCAATATTATGTTTGATGATTTTCTGCGGTCAAAAGAGAATTACCAGGTAATAGGATTAGCCAAGAGATATTGCGAGAAAGAGGAGGGCATGATTGAAGGAAGTAATTGATATTTTTAAACAAATTCAAGACACAAGCAGTCTGAATGATAAAAAGAAGATAATCGGTTCCAATAAAGACAATAAACTATTTAAGAAGTGTCTGGTGTTTTTATTAGATAATAACATCGTGACAGGCATAAGCGATAAAAAAATTAGTAAACCAGATGCTAATACATGCCAGCAATGTAAAACTGTAAATTTAAATACCTTTGAGGATGTTATGGATTATCTGAAGGAACATAATTCTGGACGAGACGAGGATGTCGCCAACGTTAAAGGATTTATCTATGACCATTACATAGAAAATGATTATGAGTTTATGTTTTATGTCCAGATGGTCACTAAAAAGTTTAGACTTGGCTGCGATGCAAAAGTGATTAATAAGGTTATTCCGGGCCTGATTCCAACCTTTGATGTTATGCTTGGAACTCCAATTGATAAAGCAAAGGTGCCGGAGAATACGTGGTTCTCCTTAAGCCAGAAATTAAATGGAAACAGATGTATTTATTATGATGGGAAATTTTATACGCGTCAAGGTAAGGAGTATTCTGGACTTGATCATATAAAGTGCGACATTGAAAAAATTGTGAATGCAAAAGACTATGTTTTTGATGGAGAGCTTATTTATAAAAACCTGGAAGGTTTAACAGATTCTGAAGCATTCCAAAAGGGAACAGGAATTGCCCAGAGTAAAACAGAATCAAAAGAAGAATTAAAATTGGTTTTATTTGATGTGTTACCAAGGAATGAGTTTGATTTTGGAAAATCAAAAGATACATATAGAAATCGGAAACAAAAACTTCTTGCGCTAAAAGCGTTCACTACTGACAAGCTTGAAATCGTAACTATGTTCTATGAAGGAACTGACCAATCCCAAATCTGGAAATGGCTTGACTATGCAGAGACATATGATATGGAAGGGTTGATGTTATCATTAGATTCACCATATGAATGTAAACGTACTAAAACGTTGTTGAAAGTGAAAAAGTTCTACTCCTGTGATATTCGGTGTATTGGAGTTGAAGAAGGGAGTGGACGCAACAAAGGAACATTAGGAGCACTAATCTGCGATTATAAGGGGAATAAAGTTAATGTCGGGTCTGGTTTTACAGATGCAGATAGGAAGCGGTTTTGGATGAATCCAAAGAATGTTGTTGGACATATTATTTCGGTTAAATATAAAGAGGAAACCAAGAATAAGGATGGAGGAATATCTATTCAATTCCCTGTTTTCGAGTGCGTAAGATTCGACAAGAATGAGGCAAGTTATAATTAGGAGGGATAACCACATTGAACAGAATAAAAATTAAATTAGAGTCGCCTGAGCAGGTAACGGGCTTTATTAATCTTTGCTCAAAATACAATAACGACATCAATCTATATGACGGTAGCATGGTTATAGATGCAAAATCTGTCATAGGGGTATTTGGAATCCAGATGGGTAAAGAAATTGAGGTTGAGATGCTTGGAGCGGACAAAGATGAGATAAAGGAATTTGTGAATAACGTTAGGAAGTATAAGGTGTCAATTTAAATGACAAAAGCAGATATTAGGTTATATAAAGATATTTTAAACATAATGGAGAATGGAACTTTAGATGAGAATCCACGACCAAAATATAAGGATGGTACACCAGCACATACATACTTTGTAAATCACGTTATGAGACAATATGATTTATCTAAAGGCGAATTTCCGATATGTACGCTTCGTCCGATTGCGTGGAAGAGTGCTATTAAAGAAATTTTATGGATTTATCAGAAGAAAAGTACATCGCTAGAAACTCTCCGGAACGAATTTGGTATTAAATATTGGGATGACTGGGAATCTAAAAATTATCCAGGAACGATAGGTAAGACATATGGATTTATTATAGATAAGTATGATTTATTCAATAAGCGTGTTTTGAAAGATATTATTGAAAACCCATATAGTAGATATCACATTTGTTCATTATGGCAGGATGAAGTATTTGGCGAAAGTGATTTTGATGGCCTTAAACCATGCTGCTACGAAACAATTTGGAATGTGCGTGGAGAATATTTAGATATGCTACTTAATCAGCGGAGTGGAGATATGATTACGGCATCGGGTGCCGGCGGAGTTAATGAGGTACAATATGCAGCACTTTTTACGATGGTGGCAAAACATACAGGGTACAAACCTGGAGTGTTTACACATGTAGTAGCAAATGAACAGATCTATGATAGACACTTTGATGCGGCGAATGAATTAATACGCAGATTTGAGTCTCAAAAAAGTAACGATGGATGCATCCCAACTATGAAGTTTGAACCTATAAGTAATGATTTCTATTCTTTTACAATAGATGACTTTAAGTTGGAGAACTATTATCCAGTTAAACCACAACTACATTTGGATTTAGGGATTTAGGAGGGTTAAATGATTGTTTTAATGGGCAAGACTTGCTCCGGCAAATCATCTATAGTAAAAGAACTGAAGAAATACGGCTTTCATCCAGTCTTGACTACAACAACTAGACCTAAGAGGGAGAAAGAAAAACAGAATGTCGATTATCACTTTGTATCCGAAGAAGAATTTTTAGAGAAAATTGCTCAGAATTACTTTGTTGAATATAAGGTTTATAAAACAGAATTAGGAATATGGTATTACGGGTCAGCTAGAGAAGATATAGAGAGTGCTGGCGAAAAGGATATTATCATACTTACGCCAGAAGGTTATAGAGATGTGGTTAAAGAGTATCCCAGCTTGGAGTACCGGTTGGTCTATATCTATGCCAATAATCAGACCATTAAAAATCGACTGATGAAACGTGGAGACAAAAAAGAAGAAGTTGAGCGCCGAATAAAACAGGATTACCAGGATTTTAAAGGTGTTGAAAATCTGGCTGATAGAATTGTTTACAATAACGAGAACGATGAGTTTAGTGATGTAGTAGATAAACTGCGGAGCTATTTGGAGGAGAATAGTTGAAAGTAAGAATTTATTTAGCAGGAGCCATTGGCTGTTATGGTGTAGGAACTGAATATCCAAAACTATGGCGCAAGATGGCATCCGAATGGTTTGAAATATATTCTGGCTATGCATACGATTATGATTTTTACTGTATTGACCCAACCCGCTATTATGAATACGGTAGGGATTATCACAAGTCAGAAAAAGAAGTTATGATGTTTGATTTACGTAAAGTTGAGTCTGCCGATGTTATTCTTGTTAATCTTAAAGATATTGAAAAATCCCCAGGAACAATTGATGAAGTTTTTGATGCATGGAAGAATAATATCCCTGTAATTGGTTTCCTAGAAACTGAAAACACTACGGATGATATAGTTCTACATTCTTGGATTAGAAACCAAATAGACAGAATAGAAACTGGTGAAAATGCCATGAAGAAAGCAATGATATATATTAAAGACTATTATGGAGAATCGAGGTGAGAGCATAGTATTTTGATTACAACAGGTGGAATGTTAGCAAGAGAATTGCTGAAAGAGGAAGATGACTTTATAACTGTCAGATTAAGTGGCAGAGAATATATTATTGAAAGTATTAGTAGAGTACCGGATTGTGTAGATGGGCCTACATCACATAGATGTTTGGATATTAGAGAGGGAGGGCAGGGATACATTCAAAGATGATTAAAGAAGATAAAAAGCTGCTTATAGAGTTGATTTGCAACGAACAGACAAAAATGATAGTGAAGGACCATACAAAATATGAGTCTGATAAGTATAAGCACCTGGAGGAACTGAAGGTTAGAATAAAAAATATGTGAGGTAGATAAAATGGTAAAAGTTTTAAAAAGAGATTGTTCAGAGGTGGATTTTGATAAAGCTAAAATCTCAAGAGCAATCATGAAAGCAATGAAAAATGGTGGTGTAATACAACCAAAGATTGCAGATACCATAGCAGATGAAATTGAGAAATCTTGCCATAACGACGAAACGATAAGTATTTATGATATTGAGAATATTGTTTTCCAGAAGCTGATAGACAAAAAAGCTGTACTTACAGCACAAGCATATGAAGGATACCGAAAGACCAGAGAATTTCAGAGAGAAATGTCTAATACAACTGATGAAGAAATTCGAGAATTATTAGGTGGAATCAACGATTACTGGAATAGCGAAAACTCTAATAAAAATCCGAGACTGGTTACTACGCAACGTGATTATATGGCTGGAATTGCAAGTAAGGATATATCTAGGAGATTTTTACTTCCTCCAGAAATCGTCCAGGCTCATGAAGAAGCGATACTTCATTTCCATGATATGGATTACTTTGCCCAGGCTACGCATAATTGTGATTTGCTAAATTTGGAAGATATGCTTCAGAACGGTACAGTCATCAGTGAAACCTTAATTGAGAAGCCGCATAGTTTCTCTACAGCTTGTAATATCGCAACTCAGATTATAGCACAGGTTGCTTCGTCACAGTATGGAGGCCAAAGTATTTCTCTAGCACACTTGGCTCCGTTTGTTGATATTAGCAGACAAAAAATTAGAAAAAAAGTTGAATATGAAGTTAATAATTATCTCAAATTTAATTCGGTTGGTTGCTATTTTAACTATACCGATTATGTCGAAAAAATTACGAATGAACGTCTGATGGATGAAATAAAGAAAGGGGTTCAGACTATCCAGTACCAGGTAATCACCCTGATGACCACCAATGGACAGGCACCATTCCTTACTGTTTTTATGCACCTTAACGAAGCTAAAAATGAGCAGGAAAAATCTGATTTGGCATTACTTATTGAAGAAACATTAAAGCAACGTTACCAAGGTGTAAAAAATGAACAGGGTGTATGGATCACACCAGCATTTCCTAAATTGATTTATGTGTTAGAGGAAGACAATGTTTCGGAAGATAGTAAGTATTGGTATTTGACTGAATTAGCTGCAAAATGTACAGCAAAGCGTATGGTTCCGGATTATGTTTCTGAAAAGGTGATGCTTGAACTGAAGGGAGACGTCTATACCCCAATGGGATGTAGGAGTTTCCTTACTCCAGACCGCTTCACAGAAAAAGGTGTCGGGAATATTGCAAAAGCAATGAATTATGAAGAAGGAAAACATAAATACTATGGCCGATTTAATCAGGGTGTAGTAACAATTAATCTGCCAGACATAGCCTTATCTTCGGGTGGCGATTTTGATAAATTCTGGGAACTATTTGAGGAAAGAACAGAACTTTGCCATAAAGCACTTCGTATTAGACACGAACACTTAAAAGGAACACCTTCAGATGTTGCTCCTATTCTTTGGAGATACGGGGCATTAGCACGATTAGACAAAGGTGAAACTATAGATAATCTTTTATATAATGGTTACTCAACTATTTCCTTAGGATATGCCGGATTATACGAATGTGTAAAGTATATGACTGGGAAAAGTCATAGTGATGAAGGTGAAGGAGAAGCTTTCGGACTTGCGGTAATGCAAGCTCTAAACGATAAATGTAACCACTGGAAAGAGAATGAAAATATTGATTATAGTGTTTATGGAACTCCATTGGAATCTACTACGTACAAATTTGCGCAAAAACTTCAGGAGCGTTTTGGTGTAATAGAAGGAATTACAGATAGAGATTATGTAACTAATTCTTATCATATTCCGGTATTTGAGAAGATTGATCCTTTTGAGAAATTACGTTTAGAGGCCAAATTTCAGAAATTAAGTCCTGGAGGAGCTATTTCATATATTGAAACATGCAATATGCAAGATAATATTTCTGCTGTGTTGGAGATTCTAAAATTTATCTATAACAACATTATGTATGCTGAATTAAATACAAAGAGTGATTATTGTCAAGTATGTGGATACGATGGTGAAATCCAGTTATTAGACATCGATGGAAAACTCGGCTGGAGATGCCCAAATTGTGGAAATGAGGATACTAATAAAATGAACGTTGCAAGACGTACCTGCGGATATATTGGAACTGCAACAAATGGGTGGAACCAAGGACGATTGGATGAATTTCAGAATAGGTATGTTCATGTAGATGATCATGCAGTAGAGAATTAGGGAGGAAACTATATTGCGCTTTGCTCAGATACGCAACATGGACATCAGCAATGGAGAGGGTATAGGTGTTGCCCTCTTCGTCCAGGGCTGTCATTTTCATTGTCACAATTGTTTTAATTCTGAAACATGGGATTTTAAGGGTGGATCAGAATGGACCAAAGAAACAAAATTACAGTTTTTAGACCTTATTAGCAAACCGTTTGTTAAAAGGGTCAGTATTCTTGGAGGTGAACCATTGGCAGATGAAAATGTAGATGAAATTTGTATGTTGTTAAATGAAATCCGCTATACTTTTCGAGATAAAATCATTTGGTTGTATACAGGCTATACCTTCGAAGAATTATTTGATTATAGCTGGCAAGAAAAAGCAGACTTAAGGTTTAGTAAAAATCCTTTAGAACGCAGAGTGGATTTAATTAAAACATGTAGGCAAAATACCATTAAATTATGTGATGTACTTATAGATGGAAAATATATGGACGATGAGCGAGATTTAACTCTTAAATGGCGTGGCAGTAAGAATCAAAGAGTTATTGATGTTCAAAAATCACTTCTTAACGGAGAAATAGCTTTATGGACAGCATAAATCAGAACTGTATGGCGTATTTCCAAGAGGAGGTACGCCAATACAAGATAATGTTAGATGGAGTATTAAGTAAAGAGTATAGAGAATATCTAATTAGGAAGTTACTTATGTTCCAGTATGTTATAAATCTATTGAAGGAGTGTGGGGAATGATAGTACTAAAACTACATAATGATGTGACACCAGAGAAATTAATCAAGGCAGGATTCCGGCAGCAATCAGAAAATAAGCTGCTCTTTAGAATGAGGGATCGACTTTATAAGGATACAATTTCACTATCAATCAAAATAGATTTGTCAAAGGAACCAGATGAACAGATTGAGTGGTATGTGATTGATAACAATACTGGTATGAGCTATAGTACATTCTATTTTACACCAAATTCATGTAAGGATCTGGTGAGAGATATGGTATATAGAACATTTCGTGAGGTGTTAAGCGAGTTAGATAAAAGAGAAATATTGTATGTAGAAGGTGAAGATAATGGAAACAAGAATAGCAAAATTTGAAAAGGTATCAAAAGAACAATTTTATAAAGATATGGTTGAGTCTTTTGGTGTACAATACGGATTACCTGAAGATGGATTTCTTGAGGAAATCTATGACAGAATCAAACTACCACAAAGAGCCACAATGGGTTCAGCCGGATATGATATTTTTACACCAGTACATATTATACTGGAGCCAGGTAAGACAATTAAGGTACCGACTGGTATCAGATGTAGGATTGAGCCTGGGTGGTTTCTTGGTATATTACCTCGTTCTGGGCATGGGTTTAAGTATGGGGTGCGCCTGAGTAATACTTTTGGAATAATTGATTGTGACTATTTTTATTCTGATAACGAGGGGCATATTTTTGTAAAACTGGTTAATGACTCATGTATCTGCAAAACAGTAGACATATCAGCATGGCAGGGGATGGCACAGGGGATTTTCTTACCCTTTGGAGTTACGGTAGATGATGAGTGCGACACGGTACGAAATGGTGGTTTCGGGTCAACTGATAAATAAGCTAATGGAGAGGAGTTTATCCTTTTCTCAATCTAAGTATTGCATCACTAATTTTTCCTAGCCCTATACCAATCATCAGACCTGCGCTCATTCCAAACAATGTATCAATCCAACCACCAGATGATATAAATTTACGCCGTCCTCCGCTGGCGAAATATCCAGTTAAGGCTCCTGTAGCTATACCTATAGTAATAAAACCGCAATAAAATAACCCTACCACTTTTGGGGATGTAGTGTCACTATTTTCAATGGATTTTTGTTGTGACAGCTGCTTCGGTTCATCCTTTGAAACAAGATTGTTTATAAGGGAATCGACATCATGTTTTTGACTATATTGATTAATCCTGTCTTGTATAAATTGATTATTACTCACAGCTGTACCTCCACTATTAGAATTAACTAAGCTGTCTCAATAGTATCATATGGAAAGTATTTTATCAATAGCACACAGGCTACGAAAATAAAGGTCTAAACTGAAGGAAAAGAAAATGAACGTTAATAGGAGAAACACATGAGAAAATTTATAATTGTAGGGATTACAGCCTTATCCCTATCTTTAGTCACGCCCATGGTAACATGGGCAGAAGAAATTATAGAAACCGTTTCGATAACGGCACAGATTGAAACAATGAAAGAAGCATTTACTGAGGCTTTAGAGCCTAAGACAATGTATGCAAACAGAGCTGGAGTCAACATCCGGGAGAAGCCCGATATAGAATCAAAAATTCTTGACCAGACCATGTTGAATACATCATTTGAAGTAATTGGCGAATATGACGGATGGTCCATGATAACCACAGAAGATGGTTATGCCTATGTCAAATCTGAGTATCTTTCTGATACAGAAACTTCCCTTGAATATATTGGACAATTTAAGATTAGCCACTATTGCTGTGAACCATATAAACATATATGCGGTGATGGGAAGGGGCTTACCCGGACAGGGATACCAGTGCATCCTGGTTTAATCAGTGTAGACCCTAATGTGATACCTCTTGGTAGCATTGTTATGATTGATGGTACTGAATATATAGCTGAGGATACGGGTGGGATGATTAAAGGAAATAAGATTGATATGGCTGTGCAGACGCACCAAGAGGCTCTGAATCTGGGAGTGTATTATACAGATGTGTATCTTGTGAGATAATTTTTATTACAGATTGACTTCGGAGGGAATATTATAGAAAAACGGAAATCAAAATTAGTAAATCCGTTGTCTTTCGAATCATTAAATGGTATTATTAATATAGATGATATGCAGAAATTACTAGACGATATGAAGAAAAAAGAAGAGCTAAGAGAGCGTGCTAGGTATCTGCATGAGCAACATTACAAAATTACAACATCCAAAAGCGGAAAAATTATGACATGGGTTTTTGACCCGACAAAAAAAGATAACAGAAGAAAAATAGTTAGGAATAATATGGAGGCTTTATTGGATGAGTTAGTTACCATCTATATTAAGAAGGAGGATAGTCAAACTGTAGAAGTACTTAATAACAACGCCAATGAAAATGAAGAAGAGCAAAAACCGAATAGAATCTTTGACAATACTATAACATTTCGCGAATTTTATCCAACCTGGTTACATTATCAAGAATTAGATCATGATGGTTCTACTATTGCTAGATATAATGTAGATTGGAAAAAGTTTTTTTTAAATGAACCACTCTCTCAAAAAATTATTGATGTTCCTATGAATACCCTTAAATCAATACAGATAAAAGAGTGGGCTTATAAAATTATAGAAAAGTATAAAATGACATCTACGAAATATTATAATGTTTCAACAATATTACGTCAAGGTTTGGAATTTGCAGCTTCGGAAGATATAGGATACATTAATGCTTCTCCATTTAAAGTGGTTATTAAAAAATCTGATAAAAAATTCAAACACACGAAAAAACCTGAAAATAGAACACAGGTATTTAATCTGGAAGTATTAAAAAAATTAATAAAAATGTGTTGGGACGATTATAACAAAAATAAAAATTTCCTAACACCATTGGCAATACTTTTTATGATTGAAACGGGTGTTCGCATCGGTGAACTATTAGGATTATATTGGTCCGATTTTAATAAGGATGTGATCAATATTGAACGGCAATATGGTAGAATTTTTGAAGATGGAAAGTTGGTTGGATATGGAATCAAGGATTACACCAAGTCTGATGCAGGTGAAAGGTCAATCCCTCTAACAGAAGAGGCCATAAATATCCTTATGGAAGTCAGAAGGTATTATATAAGAAAGAACATCATTTCTGATAGAATATTTTCTGACATTGGTTATTCCGCTACCAGAAATAAACTTTACCGATATTGTGATAGAATGAGTGAAATAAGAAAGAGTAACCACAAAATCAGAAAAACATTTGTATCAAGATTGTTATATAATGGCGTTTCCATTAATGATGTTAGAGAGATAGCTGGACATACCAGTGAACAGACAACTTTGCGTAATTATACTTTTGGTATTGAAACGGATGAAGACTTAAAAAGTCATGTAAGAGAAGCTTTGGCTTTATAA